AGCTAACATTACTAAATTATTATAGTAATATAATAATGGCAATGGGTAATTCCAAAGGTATAGTAAAAAGATGTTAGATAGAGAAAATCCGCAGCTAAGTATCATTTAATAATTTAATAAATATTTTAATCATATATTCTAATAGTAAATAATATTATAAAAGGATATGTGATTAAAAATGAAAAATAATAAAATAATTAATATATTAGATAATGAAATTTCTCAATATTTGTTCAATAAGAATTATAATGAATTATCATATAATGAAATTGGAAGATTTGTTCAATATAAATATGATATAAATCATCCAAAATGGAAAAAGATTGTATTTGATGGTACCAATTTTAAATATGATTATGAAATATCAAATACTGGTAAAGTTAGATATTTTTCAAAATCAGAAAATGGATATATTTATATTTCATCATATATTGAGAAAACTGATTATTGTCGAATAAATTTATCATCCATAACTAATAAGCAAATTAAACAATTTATCCATAGATTAGTTGCATTAGCTTTTATTCCTAATGATGATTCTGAGCATAAAATTCAAGTAAATCATATAAATGGAAATAAACAATGTAATTGGGTTGGAAATTTGGAATGGGTAACTGCTAGTGAAAACAATCAGCATGCAATTCGAACTGGATTGTATAATCCATATTCTAATAATCAAGCATATGGCGAAAAAGCAGGAGCTTGTACACATACAGAAGAGCAAGTTAGAAAAGCATGTGAATTGTTAGAAAAAGGAGAATTAACCTGTTCTAAAATTGGGAAATTATTAGGAGTCAGTACAGGATTTGTATATTCATTAAGGGAAGGCCGTTGGAGGCATATTACAAAAGAATATGATATTCCACAACGAGATGATACAAAAAATAGAAGTGTTCGAGAAAAAATTCAAAGATTAATTAAGAATGGTAAAATAACATTGGAAGAAGTTAAGAAATCTACATATCCTGAACTTGGTAGTGAATGGGATGAATACATCAATAATCAATTAAAAAAATTATTAAATGCTAAAAGTTCAACGACTATCGACCAATTATAAATTAATTTATAATCAGTAGAGTAGTTTCCAAGCTAATGGGTTATATAATATTGGAAGTATTATATGTAAAACGAAATGGGAGATATTATAAAATTATAATAATTTTATAATAAAGATATAGTCTCATCTTTATAGAAATATAAAGAAGTTCATAAGAGAACTGCATATATGTTGCGAATATATGTGAAGATAATTGGAATATGAAACACCCAACTTCGAGATAATCGCATCTCCAGAAGATTTTGCACTGGTAACAGCTCTATATAGATCTTCAATAGATGGTAGAAGATTTTTATACGAGGCTATTTTATCTGAAGATGGCAAATATAATATTCCTGATGATTTTACAAGTAGAACATCTGAAATTCTTCAAACTTATTTTAAATCATTAGGAATAGGAATGAAAACAATTATTGATGATTCAGAATTTATTGGAGAACCAGAACATGCTGAAGAAGAAGTTGGAATTAATTTAGGTTCTGCCGTAATATTCTGTACACGTGAAGAAGAATACTATCTTCGTAAGTTACAAAAAGTATATAAACGATACTTAAAGGAAAATCCAAATCAAATTGATGATATGGATGAACTTTGGGATTATATATTGGAGCATCTTCCATTTAAAAAGAAACATTTAACTGACAATATAGTTAAAATCTTTAAAGATAATCTGGATATATTTTCTCAATCAATAGAAGAATAGAGTGTGAAATAATAATGAATATATTATTATTTATTTTCTATAGTATTCTGATATTGATATTGATACATCTAATCTCACTAGGATATATTTCATACAGGCGGTCTAGAACACCGCCTGTTACTTTAATAAATAATCGTGATAAAATGGAATCAATACAATACTCAGAAAAAATATTGGAATTTACGAAAAATATTATTAAGGAAATTTCAATAATAAGATTCAAAGAATTTGTTGATCATATCGATACTAGTAAAGTTGCAAAATCTCATTATGAAAATATGGCATCTGAAGTAGCTAAGGAAGTTTATACCAAAATTAACATGAATAATATTCTTTTTCAATATACATTATTCACAAAAGAATACTTTGAAGAATTAATAATTGATTATTCAATTGAAATAAATAAATCATTAGTTTTAAATTATTACAATAATATTGGAGGAAACAAATAATGTGGGAAGAGCTTAACGAAATGAATACTGTGAAAAATAATGAAGAAGTTAAAGACACTGAATGTGTTGATTCTGAAATTATTTCAGAATCAGTAGAGGATAATTCTTCTGAATCATCAGTTGAAAATGATAATAGTGAGTATGTAGAAGCTGGTGAAATTGAAAGACCTGTTTCTGAACCAATTTCAGAAAATGTTGATGAATCTTCTGATAATGATAATAATAGTGGTGAATCAGAAGAAGATAAAAAGAAAGAAACATTACCAATTTCTCAATTACAAGATTTCTTAAGAATGGTATCAAGTACAATTAAACAAATGGAATCAAAATGGAGAATGGTAAGTTCACAGTTAAAATTAACACAGCCAATTATTAAGAAAATTTATACTTATAATAATGAACATGCTATACCTCTACCAGAAGAAGCTACTGCAGAAGCTCATGTTCAGTATGATCATTTTAATGGATTAGATAATATTACATTGAACGAATTGAAAGAAATTCTTGGTCCAGATCATCAATTAGTTCATGGGAATTTAAAAGATAACATTGAAATGATTAAAAATGCTATGGGATTATTCATAAACTGGTTAGCTTCATTAAAAGAATATAAAAGTGCATATAAAGAATATCAAGAAATTCTTGATGCCGAACAATATAAAAATATTGAAGTATTGAAAAATATTCTTGAAAGTGATCCAGAAAATCCTGATAGAGAAAAAATTGAAGCAGCTTTAAACTCCTATTATGATAATTTATATTTAAATTTCTTATCAACTCCATTGAGTGATGAAGTTATTGCTAGATTAATAAATGTATTCAATGATAAAGAAAAATTTGACTACTGGGAAAATAGAGCAGCTGCTAAATTAAAACAAATTGGTGTTGTACCATTAACTATTGTAGAGTTAGCTTCATTTGAGAAAAAATATCTTGATGAAAAATATCATAAATGTTCTAACATGTTAGCTTTATATGTAATGAATCTTGCAAGATATGCTCGTAATGATGATAAAAGTCCAAATAATATGAAGAGGAAAATTCTACTTATCACAAGTACATTACATAAATTTATTGAAGGAAATATGAAAGATGAACAGAAAGAAAAAGTTCTTGAGAATGTTAAAGCATTCTTAGATCAATTCCTTGATAAAGATATTTCAGATCATACAGAATTATTTGAAAATTATGTAAAAAATAATTAGTGATAATTAAATCATAAGAGTCTGGAAATTTCCAGACTATTATGATTTTATCATATATTATTTTTTTATTTCTTATTTTATAATACGAACAGTTACAAATATAATATATCATCAAAAAAAAAAATGGGTCAAGAGGCCCATTTCAATTTAATTGACGCTGCATGATTCCAACACAAGCGTTATCAAGTTCTATTAGAAACTTTTTTGCTTTATTGGGAAGACGACATTCGTCAATATTTTGATATAATATATCATCAAGCTTAAATCGGCTCTCGCCGATTGTTACTACATAATTGCGACTATCAACAAATTCAACATCTTCAACAGATGAAATTTTTGCCGTGAAACAAGATGTATCAGGGCGCCGAGTCGTATACTCGGCAAAACTGAGTTTTATACCACGGAAACCATTTCCCCATGATTGTATTGGAGAATTGGAAAATTCATTGTAGCCTCTTGAGAACCGAAATGCTACTTTGTTCAATAACTCGATAATATCTTTGATTGTCCTCATGAACATCAATATCCTTTCTAATTTATTATTTCATATTCATAATATATTAATAAAAAGAAAAATGATACGATAATTTATTAGAAGACTCTTAATTGAGTCTTCTAATAAATTTTAATTATGAAATAGAATTATTTGTACCAAGTATCATAGTAATGTTATCAATTATCCAATTTAATGAATCGTTATAATCATCAGTGAACATCCATTCATTATAGAAAATTTTAAATTTTGATACTGTCTTATATACTTTATAAAGGGATTTTACAGTTAGTAAATTTGATGATTTGATAACTTTATCTTTATGATTGGATTGTTCATTTTCCAATATATATAATTCACACATATCAAGAATTGTGTTTAAATATTTTTCCAGCAATCTTATTTTCTTTGGATTATCAGAATTAACAACTGAAACAATTTCATAGGATAAATCCTTAATATAATCATAAACATCTATATTTCTGATTGTACACGAATTATCATCGGAAGAACATTTATTTGTTGAAGATTGGTATTTACTAATCTTCCAATTATTATATCGATTTTGAGCATATTTTGGAATAGCCGCCATGATAGAATAATCTTTAATGAAAATATGTAAATTGTAATATGTTTTATCAACTTTTTTATCTTCATAAGGTCCTGTTATAAATAATATTTCACCATAAATATTGTTAACGTAAATTCGTTCTTTACGTGTGCATTTTACAGCATCTCCAATTTTGAAATCTTCATATTCTGATAAGAAATATTTCACTTGATTATTGTCCATTTATATATTCTCCTTTTTATTCTTCAAATAATTCTACAGTATTTTCTTCTTCAGATTCAATGATAATACCATTTTCATCAATTTGTTTTTTCTTCAAATCTTTGATAAACTTATTATCATTATCGTGATTAATTTTAATTTTCATCAAAAAACACCTTACCTTTTAATTTTGAATTCTTATCAATTTTTACAAGATTTGCATAACGACCACATTTAATTTTACCATTTTCAATATAACTAACTACTCGATCCAAATTTTCATTCTTATATGAATTATACCGATCAATACAATTCAAATCATACACATCCTTTATTATTTATTATACATATATAATATATCATTATGAATTTAATGATAATGCATTTAAAATAATTTCACGTATGTTTGCAGAAAATGTTATTATTGTGATCATATTAATATTCAAATCTGTATAATTTTTGAAAAATTTATATGCTTCTGCAATATATGTGCTATCATTGATATTTTGTAATATTTTTGGGTTAAATTTTGAATTCTGTTGTGTAAAACCGGCAGCAACATGTGTGACTCCAGCTGCTGCAGTTTTACCAACATTAACTAATGAATGTTGTATTTCTTTTTCCAAGAGTTCTTTATTATCTTTAAAGAATTTTTCAATCAACTGTTCTTTTTTATCAATATCTGTAAATAAAACTGAATTAATTTTAGTTATATCATTTTGAAGTGAATCAATTGATTTACTTATAGTAAATTCCAAATTATTAGTAAATTGAAATTTAAATAATTGATTTTTCAACAGTCCCTTTCCAATCGTTGCTATTAACCAAGTAGATATAGCTATTGCAGTCTTCTGTACAAATGGTATTTGTGGAAGAAAACCCATAATATTCATGTTACAATATGCTCCAACTGCTAATATTCCAGCAGTTCCTAATTGACCCAATAAATTAAATACTGCATTTTGTTTCGTATCAATATCTGTGTTGGGTGATATTATCTTTGCAGCATTTGAACTAATACCTGGAGTGCTGCCACCCATACTATTAACAATACTATTACTGACAGTAGCACTAACATTATTAGCTGTTTGATATGCTTTCATTAGATCATTATATTGGGTATTGATGTATTTAAAAATTTCATCTGTAACATTATCAAATGTTTCGATACTAGTCATGGTAAATTCATTTTTATGAGCTTTATTTTGAGAATCTTGCCAATTATATGAAAATTTTAAATTATTATTTTCACATATTTTTTTAATACTATCCCCATTTGGATTATTTTCTGAAAATAGATTTGTAAAATTTTCTCCATTAATTTTTATAATTAATTTACTCATATCTAATTTTGAATCTACTTTAGTTGAAAAGTCTGAATATATTTTTTTATATTTATCATGTGATTCGATAAATTTCTTCTTAAAATAATCAAGAGCTTGCTGTGCATCTTCATTATATAAATTATTAGATGATTCACCATTATATGCTGTACCATTCAATTGAGACTTGGCTTTGGATAAAATATCTTCTTCCTTTTGTTGTGCTATAAATTTTAATAATTGTTTAATAGCATTGCCAACCCATTTAAAAATATTACTGATCAATTTCCAAACCTTAGCCAATATTATTTGCGTATATTTAATAACTTTTTGATACCATTTAGCTTGCTTTGTCATAGCAGCTTCAATATACATATCAATTTTAAAACTACTTATATCTGAGCTTTCATTATATTCTCTAAGATATAATTGATTTTCAATATAACTATTTAAAATATCTAACTCACATTGTTCTTTATAAATATCCAATACTTCTTTAGAATTCATTAACACATCTATTTCATGTATCATTTCACCGTAATTTCTCATCGGTTGAATAACCTCCTTAATGCTCAATATAATTTAATAAAGATTATTTTTCTGTGAATTTACATGCATTGAAAAACATAAAATATTAGAGGACTTAATAGTCCTCTAATATTTATTATTGATCATTATTTTCTTTTGGTGATTCTTCTTTTTTAGTGCCTTTACTAGCATTTTTAAGAAGTTTGTGTAAAGCATCGATTGTTTTAACACGATAAGTTTTTACTTCGTTATATATTGAAAGTAAGTTTGAGAAACCTTCAAGAATATCAGAAGCTTTTGCTAATTCAGCAGTTGCACCACTTCTTGGTTTATCAACGTTACTCTTACTGGAAGTAGCATCATTATTATCAGTTGAAGCATTCTTATAAGCTTCTTGTAATTTTGTTAAGTATTCGATATTTTGTTTAATATCTTCAACGCCCATCGCAAGTCCAAATTTTCCAGGTTTTGCTAATTTTAAATTCTTAAGTGCATCATCAGTATTTTCTGAAACTTTTAATATGCTACCCTTGCGTGCTCCAATTGCTACTACTTTAACATCTGTTGGGATATTGATAACAACGGTTTTTGCTACTAGTGCTATAGATAAAAGATTCTCATATCTAACAGAACTATCATCAGAGATAGAACCTATAATATTTCTACATTTAGTTGCAAATGCTCCTCTATCAGTTCCAGGAGTCCAAAGTACTTTGCTCTTATTTTTCTGAACAGCTTCATATTGTTTCTTAAGAATTTCTTTAACTTTATCAGCATTAGCATCAAGAATCTTTAAATTCTCATAGGGTTCATCAGCAAGTTCTTTTCGCTGATCTGATGTTTTTGTATTATCAATATTTAATAATTTCTTAAAGAATGTAATTAATGCTTGGATAATACTGATAAATCTTTTCTTTAAACTAGAACTGATACTTTTAATCTTTTCTTGCCATTTTTCAGTAATCATTTGAATCTTAGAATCATCAGCAGATTCAATTAAATAATCTTCTCTGTATTCACAACCTTCATTAATTTGAAGAAGATACATATTATCTTCTTTGAATTCTTGAGCTTCTAACCAAGTAGCCATTAAATCAGCTTCTGAACATTCTTTGTATAAATTATAATAATCTTGAGAATATCTAAATGAAGCTGCTTCATTCATAACTTGACCAATAGTCATTGTATTTTCAACCATAATAACATCCATCCTTTATAAGTTGATATTAAAATTTACTTTAATGTTGAGTTTCAGGAATAAGTTCCTGTGCAGCATTACGTGCTACTGAACTATTATTTGTTGTTGAAACCATAATTAAATAGCGTTGTGCTAATGCAATTGCACTACCATATTCTTCTTTCTGAATATCTAATTTTGTTTGATTCTTGATAGCATCTGCTTTTAATAACATTTGCCACTTGGGACTATTTTTCTTTTCAGCAATTAACATTGCGCAAGCACTTATTAATTGTGCTACTCTAGCTTTTTTATCAAAATTAATTATAGTTCTCTTATTTAAATTCCCAGAATTTTGAAGTTCATTGTTTGTATTATCCGCTATATCATTTTCGAATTTTTGAGAAATCAGTGTTGGGGTATATAATTTATTTAATCTTTCTAAAATATCTTTATCTTCATTAATACTATCATCTGCAACTGGTTCATTGTTTAGATCATCTTCACTTGCTTCGTTCATATTCATGATCATATTTTTGATCACATCAAGAGCTTCAACGATTTTAATTGGTTCAATTGTTGATTTGATTTCCGTATTAACTGTTTTACTTGGAACATTAGTTCCCTTTTTATTTTCCTTTACATCCTCACCATTTGAATTCATAGTATTTAAATAATTATCTAATTCTTTTTTATGTTTCTTATTCATTTTATCTTCATCTATGGGTGTAAAATTGTCCATACGTTTCATGATATAAGTTTCCTCCTTTATTTCTTTTCAAGACTTTCAATGTCTTTGTTAGTTATTGTAGATTGTTTAACTTTGTCCTGAAGAATATCTTTTGGATAATCAAGATTTACTTTCTTTAGAATTCTATCCAACATATCAAATTCTAATTGTGATAAATATTCTTTAGCAACTTCATTTTTCAAATGAATTGCTAGTGGAGTATCATTACCATTTTCATCTTTTAGTTCTTTAACTGTAAATTTCATAGAAGCTACTAATTCAGCTAATGCATTGAAATTCTGTATCATTTCATAAGTTATTGATAAATATTGTTGTTTGGGTTGATTGAATTGAAATCTGAATGATTTAACCACATCTTCCTTCATATCAGTACAATAACTCATTAATTTCTGATATAGATTTGTTAAACCTTCATTGAAATCAATCTTATATGAAGATACTGTGGATAAGAATCTTGCATTAGCTAATTCTAATGTTTTAGCAAACTCAGCATTTTGTATTCCTTCTTGTATTAATAAATGAGGCACACCTGTTCCCGTAATTGCCATTTTCCTAAGCATATCTAAGAATTCAGTATTAATTGGATTAGGAGCAGCTTCCAAAGTATCAGTTTCAATTGCTTTAGCATCTCCTCTACCTGCTGGAAGAACCATCTCACCCATGCCACCAATTTTATTTAATACCCCAGAATATGAGAAAATATCATCCATATTAATTCTTCTAGATTCATATAATCTCATTGTAGTTTCTACAACAGAGGAATAGTCTTTATCTAATCCTGATGATCTAACATAATGAATTCTGGTAGCATTATTATTCAATGTATAAAGCATATTATACATCATTAGCATTAGATATAATCTTGCTGGAAATAAAGTAGGTTCTACAATAGAATGTCCTTTTCCAAAATCATCTTCGTTCACAGCAAATCTAACAACTTCATTCTCAGGAATATATATAAATGATAATTTACCTTCACTAAATCTATGAGCCATTACAATTTCAGCAATTTCTTTTTTCAATTTAATATTGTTTAATAACATTTTCTTATCAAATGATTTGATAATCATTGTAGCTAACTTATCAACGACATTTCTATCTTCAACATAATTTTGAAATGATAAATCAACAATACCATTTGGATTTGCTGGATTTGTTTGTAGATCCATTGTTGTTGATACATAATAATACCCAGTAATTCTTCTATCTATTCTAATTGGAATTAACCTTAAGCCATCTAAATATTTAACATAACATCCCTTAATATCATCAAATCCTGTCGTATCGACGTTATCTTGATCTAAATGTTTATAAAAACTATTAGGATTATTATTGAACGTAGTCAATACTCCTTCAGTAAATGATTTCGTTTTCAAGTCTTTTGAATCAGGATCGTACTGTTCATATTCAAATGCCAAATACTCTCTAAATGCATCTGGTCCAACTTCTGATAATAAAGATGATGATGAATTATAAACTTCAATTTTATTTAGTAAAGATTCTAATCCAACTTTAGTTATTTCTAATCGTTGATTATTATCATTTTTATCATTAGCTTCATTATTGGCAATTGTATTATCATTGGATAAATTTAATATACTAATTGGTGATACAGCTTCTGTTAATATTTTTAAATTTTCTTTATTATTCAATGAAATAGGTTTTACTTTATCAGGAATATTTTTATATTCAACACTCTCATGAAGTAATGTATTAAAGTTTCTAGTTCCATATGTACTTCCTTTAATTCTATTTTTTGTATTTGCGTTATTTAATTGATTTAATTCTGCAAATAATTTTGAATATGGAATAACTTGTACATATGTTTCACCATGCATAAGTGCACGTGGAACAATGAAATTTTTAATCGCTGTTAATAATTTAAATTTTTTTTCTATATCTTTAATCTGATTTTCATATTCTTCATTTTGATCATGATATTCAAACATTATTGATCTACTAACTTCTCCAGTAGATACATTACATTCAACTATAGCATCTCTTACTACTTGAATTAAATCATGCATTTCAGGCATCTGTGTACAAACATTGTAAATATCACGTCTTAATAATAATTCGGATTGATTAAGCGTGTCAACATTGATATAATCAATCATTGAATTTAAAATATTTTTCATCATTTCTTTGTCTTTTTCTGGATCATCGGATAATTTTAATCCGCTTAAATTTTTTACAAATCCTTCATCGTCAAAGATTTCTGAATTATATTTATTGAGAGCATTTGATAATACTGTGTTAAATGTATTTGATAATGTATCTATTTCATCACGTTGAGTATTTCCTGCAACAGAGGTTATGTTTTTCATTAAATTAGTGAAAACATCATGAATAGGCATAAAAATACACTCTCCTTTACTATATATTAATATAAGAGAATGAGTAACAAATACTCATTCTCTTATATAATTATTTTTTATTTAAAATTTGAATAACTTCTTTCTTTGCATCTTCAACATCTTTTGTTATTGAAGATAATTTATTGAATATTTTTTCTGCCTGATCACCATTTGCATCATTAATTGGAGAATCTTCAACGGGTGGAGTATCTGTTGGAACTTCTTCATTTGCCATATCAGTTTCTACTGGAGGCTCAGGAACTTCCATATTATCCAAATCATCTACAGGTTGATTATCAAGATCAGTTTCTGTGTTATCACCTGATGTATTATTTACTTGATCCAAGACTTCTTTTGTTACAGGAGAATCTTCTTCTGGCTGAGTATCTTGTGTTGTTCCACCAGTTCCAGTTGTATCTTCAGGAGTAACATTTACATCTGCAGGAGCTTCATTATTTTGCTGAGTGTTCTGCTGATTATTTTGATCATTGTTTGTATTATCATTGGTATTTGTGGGCGTTCCAATATTGATTTCTTCAGTAAACATATCATCACTAACGATCATTGATTCTAATTCCAAATCATTATCTTCGTTTTCTTCAGGAGTCTCTTTATCATCATTTTCATTTCCATTTGCTCCATAATCAACAACAGGAGAACCTATTATGTCATCTGCTTCTACATTATGATATTCACTATCACTATCTGAATCATCTTCTACAGGTGTATCGTCAAATCCGCTATCAAGATGATTAGTCATTTGATCATCTGATGCAATACTATCAATTGCCCTGCTTGGTGGAATTGGTAATATATCTCTAGAAGTTCCTGTGCTAATATCAATTTCTGTTGATAATATTACATTATCAGCATTTTGAACCGGTTCTCCAGTTGATTTTCCAACTGGTTCTGGTAATTCATTATCGTTAGCTAAATCATCAACAGGTTGGTTATCTAAATCATAAGTATCATCATCGGAATCAAAATCATTAGGTTCAGAATCATTTGAATCATTATTATCTGAAGATGATACTTCATCATCTGATTTATTTTCAGGATCTTCCACAATATGATTTGTGATATCTTCATCTGCAATATCTTCTTCGTCACTAGCTAATTCATTATCATTGGAAGAATCATCTTCATTATCTGAAATTTCTGGAATATCATTTTCATCGATTTCTTTATTTGCAAAATCTTCTCCAGAATCTTCTTCTGATAATTCAGGTTCTTTTTCATTTTCTTCCGTTGATTCAGAATCTTTTTCTTCTTCAAAAACTTCTTCATTTAATACTAATACACTTTCTAAAAAATCTTTCTTTGTATTTGATAATGTATTCATTTCTTTAACAAGAACATCTTCTGATTCTTGCATAGCTATTAGTTGTTGTCTTTCTTTAATAAGACTTTTAATTTCATTTAACATTATACCATCTCTCCTTTTACAAATAAATATATTTATATAATTGATAGGGTTATTAATTAGTCGACCAATTACTAACATATTAAAAAATATTATAAGGGAGAATTTAGAATGGCAGCAACACAAAAATTTACAAATAGTCCGTTGGTTACATATGTAAAAATGTCTCCAAATCATTCTGGAAAAAGAACCATGAATATTGATACAATTAGTATACATTGCGTTGCAGGAAATTTATCAGTAGAACAAGTTGGAAATATATTTGCTGATAAAAACAGAAAAGCATCTTCCAATTATTGTGTTGGGTCTGATGGTAGAATTGCAATGTATGTTGAAGAATGTAATAGAAGTTGGTGTACGTCAACACCACTAGTTGATCAGAGAGCTGTAACAATAGAAGTTTCCAATATTGAAAATAAAGAACCTTATAAAGTTTCAGATAAAGCATATGAATCATTAATAAAATTATGTGCTGATATTTGTAAACGAAATAATATTAAAGAATTAAAATGGAAATGTGACAAATCATTGATATATCATACAGAGGAACAAAATATGATCCCACACAGATGGACTGCAAATAAGAGTTGTCTACCAATATATTATACCGAATTATTAACAAAATCAGGATGGGTATTATTAGCAGATATCAGAATTGGTGACGAAGTTGCAACATTTTGTAAGAATGATATGTCGATTAGATTTGACAAAGTATATGATGTTGTTGAGCTATATCATGATAATGTTTATAAAAATAAATGTGGTCTGATGGTAACTTTAGATCATAGATTAGTTTATAATGATAGATTGTTTTGCAATGATAAATCATTAATGATAGATAATTTTCAAAATTTATTTAATACTAAATATTTATCAATTCCAACCGCAGGATATTTTGAGAATACTGAAGGACTAGGATTATCTGATGATTTTGTTAAATTTTTGGTAGCAGTGCAAGCAGATGGTCATTATATATATAATAAATTAAAGAATGGAAACAGATCATATTATGGAGTAGATTTTCATTTTAAGAAACAAAGAAAAATAGATAGAATTAAAGAAATATTGAATAATTTAAAATATAAATATTCTATTTGTAATAGATCAGATGGATCAACATCCATTAGAGTTTATAACAAGAAAGATTTTAAAATAGTAGATATTTGTGAAGAATATTTATCAAATAAAAATTTCACTGAGAAATTATTAACAATGAATGATAGAGAAACTAATGTATTCATTAATGAATTAGCATTATGGGACGGAAATTCACAAAATTATTATTATACAAAAAATAATAGAAATTTTGATGTTGTATCTGCTATATGTGCACTACATGGTAGAGGTACTTATATTAACTATAAATATCGTTCATTAAAAATTTATAATTCACCATTTACGAAATTATCATTACATAATATAGAATATCGAGCAAATGAATATGCTGGTCGACGTACAGTGGTAGGATGCATTTCAGTACCGTCAAATTTAATACTTATTCGTCAGAATGGTAGAACATTTATTGTTGGAAATTGTCCAGGTGATTTTTTATATTCCCGTTATGGTGACATAGCAAATAAAGTTAATGCCATATTAAATGGAAATTGTAATGTTGAAACTGTTGGAGAAAAAAATAATAACACATCATACAAAGTTAAAGTAAATGATGATACTGGTTTAAATATTAGAAAAGGTCCTGGAACTAATTTTGATATAGTTGGTAAAATTACAGATAATGGAATTTACACAATTATTGAAGAAGCTAGTGGTAAAGGTGCAAAAAAATGGGGTAAATTAAAATCTGGATTAGGATACATTTCTTTAGATTATTGCAAAAAAATATAATAAAAAAAAAATGATGAACTCATATGAGTTCATCATTATATTTCTCAGTTTCTAAAATGTTTTGCTGCAATAAACATTGCAACTGATGAAAGTACAGTATATAAAATTGTACTGAACTCGAACCTATATTGGTTCACCCATGTGTCGTTGACCAGCAATTGATCAGGACCAAGATTTTGCAGCATCATAAATGCTGCAAATACAAATGTACATAATGCACTGATTGTGAGAATACTCATAAATAATTTGTTAAATTTTCTTAACATAGAAAATCATCCTTTCTTATTTTATTCAAAGTTATAATATATACTTGAAAAAATGAAATATTCGGTGAAAATAATAATCAGGGGAGTTAATACTCCCCTGATTATTATTGATTATAATAACCATTTAAAATCATTACTTTCTCCACAGTAATATGGGTATGCAAACCAATGAGCCGTTACAACAATTGCATATATTATCCAGAATATATTATGTAAAAATATTGTAATACATGCTATTGATATTTCAAGCACAAAACCAGCAGCTGCAATATGTCGTTGTTTGTAATTTTCTATTTTTGGCATATTCCAAATAAATCTAGGAATAGGAATGTTAAATAAATTTCCAGTATCATATCGAAATTTTAAAAAATTACCTGTATAATACCAACAAACAATACTATGCCCAAATTCATGAACTCCCATTGCAAATAATCCAGCAATTATAAATTGAAATATTATATTAAACATATCAATTCCCTCCTTGTTAAATATATTTCTTAATTACTTATATAAATCATTTATAGTTTCTAAATATTTTTTATCTAATTTAGGATGATAATAAAAATACCATTTACTATCATCATCTCTTATTCCTTGTTCCATAAATGGTATTTCTAAAAATCCATGTTGGTTTTCAAATAAATGTTTATTCTTATACTGAGCTTCATTTTTAAATACACAGAAAATCCAAGGTTCTGGTTTCAATTGTTGTACAAGATTAACACATTCCGAAATACATGCACTTGCATATCCTTTATTTCGATAAGAAGGATTAGTGAAACTTATTAAATCAACAAAATGATTTTTTTCATCTTGGTGAAATGTAACTGTTAGTGCAAATGAAATTGGAATTTTCTCTGTAGTGTATAATACTGAATATACACAAACATCTTTAATTTCTTGCAAAAGATCTGTTGAATCAGTACTAAATTTTTCATCATTATTGATTGATGAATATATTGTATTCATTTCTTCTAAATGTTTATCACACGGAGTTCCAAAACCAGTGATCATTGTATTGATAATTTCATCATTCGTCATAATTTATCATCCTATCTACAAATGTTATATGAAATAAAATCTTCTTTATTTGTAAATTTAAATTCAATTATCATATTACGAATATCATTTTTATCAGATCCATTTGTAATTATTAAACTGATATCATTTTTATTTCGTTCAGTTATAAAATTAATTCTCATTTTATTAAAGAGATTTATAAATTCTTGTAAATCTGAAATGTTAAATTTTCTACTATTAATGCCAATGTATGAATCAAAATTATCTTCTTCTAAACTAAATTGAAATTCTACTGTTGGATTAATTAATCCAAAACCATCAGTATTTGATGTGTTTGGTTTTAATATCTTAATATATTTTGCATCAGATTGTCTAATTTCATAGTTAATATTATACTTATTTAAGAAATTTATAAATTCTATAAAATCATTATCATTCATTTTTTAAATCCTTTCTGTATATTAAATATTTAATACAATCCATCAATTTCACTTTTTAATTCATTGATTAGAATTTCATTCTTTGGAGTTATATAATATTTTTTCTTGGGAAATATCCTATTGGTTGAAATTTTGATTGGATCACCCAATTTGATATTTAATCTTTCCAATTCTTTTTCTTTATCCATTTTTTACTTACCTAAGTTATTGATAAAGAATTAAGTGAGAGATTATATAATCTCTCACTTAATTTCAATATTTTATTTACTATAATATTTATTTAATAAATTTTCAATAGGATCGTATCTTGGATCCATTAATTGATTAACTAAACATTTATATGGATCTGTTTCTTCATTCATGATCATACTGGCAAGATTTGTGGAATATCCAGATATTAAAACAATTCCAAGATCATTTTCAATCATAGGAATTGTTCCACTCCTACTGTTAACGTTCCAGAATATTATTCGTGGAATTTTATAACCATATCGTTCATACTTCTCAGCAATTGTATCGAGCAGTCTATTTTCATGTAATAATTGAGTTGGACTTTTTTGTTCATTATACCAATTAGATGTATAATCTCCTATTCCAACACCTTCATCAAATTCCATATCGGATATGAATAATAAATTAGTTGGAAGATCTTCTTGGAACATCTGATTCTTGATAGCTGTATTAAGAATTAAATCAAATACTGCTTCAAGATTTGTATTACTACAATCATTAAATATTCTAGCATATTGATATTTATTATAAATATTACCATAATTACTAATATCAACAAACTGTGGTTTTGCTCCAAAAGTTATAAATTTATTATGAAAATCTCCTTCCAAACGTTCAGCAAAATAAATTGCTAATGCATTTGATACTTCCATTGCTGTAATATTACTATTTGGAATATTGCTATTCATTGATCCAGAACCATCACAAATTACCATAGTTCTACTATTTGGATTAACTACTTTATTTGGAAGAGCTTTCCACATTTCATCATACGTGGTAACATCTGTATGCTGGAGCATTGCATGAATGATTTCATGTGGGAATGCAACAGAAGAATTTATCTTAGCTTTACCATTTTTAAGTGCTTCTAAATATTCCTTACGTCTTTTCTCATCATGATTCATGAAAGCATTTGCATATTTTAAATTAGCTTTAGATGGAACTGATTCATAGTTAATTTTATCCCATTCATTAGCAGACATTTTCTGTTCAACCACATCAAGATATGAACGCAATGAACTTAAAGTTTTTCTATATTCTTTTTCACTTATATTGAGTTTAGAACAAATTTTTTTAGCAAGCTTTCTTATTTCTTTACTTGAAGTATTAATACTAGGAAGCCATTTCGCCAATAACGAAATTGGTTTATTCATATCTTTGTTAGATTTATCATGTGTAATTTGATCATATATAACTTCACAAACAGAATCGGAAATATCATCAAACTTAACTAGGTTGATTAAGTCATCCCATCTTCCATAATATGGTATTAAATATTCATCGCCAATTCGTTCATGAATTAACAACTTAGCTGCTAGTGAATTATTTTTGACAATATTTTCAATAATTCTTCGAAATGTTTGTCGTTCACCAACACCATTTCGAACATCTCTTAGAAAGAATAACCATCTATATGCTAATGTTGGATTTTCACAAACAACATTATTCCATTTTAAAAATAATTCATCATCAGTCATGTTACGAAGTTGTGGAATCATAAAGTTGATATCTAATAACTGTTTACCTGTTGTACGATATCCCAAAGCACCATTTTCAGTTGTTTTCTTATTTGTTTCACAAAATACTGCTTGTATAAAATTAAAATTCATAATGTTTGACCTCCTGAATTGTCAACTAGACATATTGAACTAATTAGAAATATATCGACTGCTGTCAATGTCTCATAAGATTGAGATCGATAACTAAGATAAAAAAGAATAAAAAATATTTCTCTAACGTAACGTTAGAGAAATATTTAATGTGTTATTCATTACCAGTTGAAAGCATATTTAAGTGTAGCTTTTTTATTATCTGCTAAAACTTTACCAAGTGTTTCATCAGCAGAAGTTTCTGATGTATCATCCTTTTCTGCAGGTGCTGCTCCTTCAAGAACAGGAATGGTTTGGATTTCATCAAAATTACTGTAAACTTTTACAATATTAATTGATTTAGTATTTCCCGCTGAAAGAACAAATCCATTATCACTTGTGGGTGAAACAAACATAGTGGATTCGACTGCAAAGAAATAAGCTACACCATTAACAATCTGAGTTGCAAGTACAGCAAATGGTTTATTTGTTGCTCCCAACAAACCACCAAAGTGTTTATTAAATACTTTCATAGCGGTTTCTGAAATTTCTGTTGAAGGAGCAATTGTAATTCCACCAAGTTTTGCAGAACCTTTATCTGATAAGCAAGTTTTAATTTCAACTAATGAAAGAGTTTCACCTCTAACATCACCTGCTTTTTCATTAAGAATTACAAGTGCAATGCCTTTAACATCTGTGGCTGTTACAAGATTCTGTTCGCAAAGTATTGCATGATTTGTTGAATTACTAACAAGCTGTGAACCTAAATAAGCAATGGGTGTGTATCTGGCACCAACAAAACCTTCAAATACTTTTTCAAAACCTGAAGCTACTTTCTGGGGGAATGAATTTACGGCAACATTAATTACATAAGAACCTAACATTTTAAATATCTCCTTTTCTGAGTAATATTTTTTTTTTTTAATTAATAATGTTAATATACAATTAACATATTATTTTTTACCTTGGCCAATATCATAAAGAATGGATGTGTTATCAATAATTCCAGTTGGAAGTTGTCCATTCCATTTATTGATCCATTGTAATCTAACATAAGAATCTGAATCTAATGCTTTAATTGCATCGTTAACAACTTGAATACTATATGCTTCAGCATCCGCTTCAATCTTTTTCGCATCAGCAGTTCCCTGTGAAGCAACTTTTAATTTCTCAGCTTCTGTCTTAGCTGTTAATAGTTGTTGTTCAGCGGCAACCTTTTCCGATATAACTTTTTCAAAAGTATCATCAAAATCGATATTCTTGATATTTATACTGACGATATTAATTCCATATGAATCAAGATTTTTTCTAAGTTGATTTTCAACCGATTGTTGTATTACTGTTCTATTCGAAATTAATTCTTCACCTTTATATTTACCAATTTCATTTTTCAAAATACTTTCTACTTGTGGTTTGACAATTTTACTTTCAACATTACGAATTCCAACATTTCGAATTAAATATGAAAGTTTATTCAAGTCATATTTATAATTTACTTTTAATGCAATATTTTCAACTGTTTGGATATCTTTTGTATAACATGATTCAGAATAATCCTTAGCTTGTTCTGTTATATCAATTATTTCAATTCCATCAATCAATGGAAATTTGATATGAGCTCCAGGAGTTAATCCTTCAGCTATGATCGTTCCAAATCTATATTTTACGCCAACATATCCTTCACTAATAATTGTTAATGTAGTTAGTGAAGAAATTCCAACAATGATAAATATTGCTAGCGCAACATATCCAAATATTTGTAATCTTCTTAAAATAGTTTCATAATTTCTCATTGTTATTTAATCCTTTCTTACTACGAAATGTGAATCTCTTCTAAAAGCAATTTTATCGAATTCTGTTTCAATTACTGGAACACCATCTTCACTGAAACGAATCCACTTTGTTTGCAGTCCTTTAAATAAAATTTCTGTAAAAGTATGTAATGCTTGTTTATGAATTATAGATTCAGGACCAATACCATTATAATATATTGAATAATTATTTCTTGCATTTGTGTAGAAATAATATCTTTGATAATATCCATTATCTAAAAATTCTGCTTTAACTATAGCATATGCAGAATCATGAGATAAACTTATTTCAACTTCAATGGGAATGTCGTTTGGTACATAATTATCTTCTCCATAAATTAATTTAATTCTTATGAAATATTTTGAAGAAACAATATCATAGAAAAGATAATGATTAACATTCATATCAAATAATGCTAATTTGATATGTGTATATTTTGTGCCTCTACCACAAAGAGTAAATAAATTATTTATGGTAAGATTATCATCAAGATCTTTTTCAAAATCTATAGAGAGTAATTTGCAAAGATTAACTAAATTTGCATTATCATAACATATTTGTTTATGTATATTTAACACATAATCTTCAACACATTCTTCAGGTTTATCATAGTCTGTATTTGCATAATCTTTTAAAATTTTCTGAGCAGTTGCTTCATTTTTAATGAGTCTTGCAATTAAATTATCTGCTAAATCAATACCTCTAATTACGTTATCATTAAAATCTTCGTCTTTTAAATTTTTAATTTTCTTACTCATAATTCTTTTCCTCCATATTTTATTTTTTAATTTAGATTAATCTTTGTGAAATAAAATTTATGGGATTATGTAATATTACATAATCCCATAATAATTTTTATATATTAATTAAAATAATCTATAAATAAAATTTACAAAACAACAACAAATTGCGATTAGAAATTTTACCCAACTAATTAAAATTAATCCCCAAGCAATATCAGACGTTAATCCGAAAATACTTTTATTTAGAGTATCTAATTTTTGATTCCTGTAATTTGATAAGTGTGAGAGTTCTTTTATTAATTGTAAAGCAACTAATATTGCAATTGGGAGAATTGCCAATTCGAGATAATAAGTCATTGAACTCCATAGAACTGTACCATTAGCAACGTAATATTCCGCTATTGTAGAAATTATTTTCATACTTACTTCCTCCTGAGAATTATATTTTTATAAATAAGAGTGATATATAGATAAACTTTTTATCAACCCTATTTATACTACATTAGAATATATCATTGAAAAAATGACTACTTTTTATGAAATCTTTTCAGCATATTGATTACTTGATGCCAGATAAATTCCTAAAATGTCATCATAATTTTCTTTGTCATTAGGTATGTATCTACCAAATTTTACAATTATATTCTCATACATTTTTAATTGATTTATTTTATCAAGAATTTCTTCTTTATAGTATCCTGTATAAATAATAATTGTATCATTTGTTTTTAATCTAAATTTTTTAATTAGATTTATCAATTCATCAAACTGTAGAAATGGTTCCATTCCACCAATTACAATTGCTTCAGTATACACATTATTTATATAGCGTTTAACAATTTCTTCATCATCAATATCAATACATTTAGATTTTGATAATTCATAATTGGCACATATTTCATTTGATAAATTTAATTCTTTGAAACATTTAAAATCACATTGGCATGTTCCAATAAATAATGAAGGTTTTCTATAATTAATAAAATCTTCATCCAATAAATTTTTAATTTTCATTTTATTTCACATCTCTTTCTTTTATTTAAAATATTTATACAAGAAGAGCTATATCAAGCTCTTCTTGTATAATGTAATAATATATCATTATTTTAAAATTCTTTTAATTCTGATGCGTATTCATACCATCTTCTAGTATTAAATTCTTTTAACCTGTCTGATGAGTAGGATCTGCTTGGTGTTAAATATCCAACAATACGTTGATATGTATCATATACTTCTTCTCCACAAATTGGACAATGATCTGTTCCAACAAATCCGTGGAAATTTTTGCATTCATTTAATCTAGTATTGAATGCAAAATATATTACATCCGACAACGCAATTTTATTTAGCATTTCCCAAGCTGCATCATTATCAGGGAAATTGTTTTCTAAATTGATATGAGCAATTGCCCCACCTGAGCATTTTGCATCTAATATACTACTAACTCTTAATTTTTCATTTATTGTACATTTCTGCATTAACGGTATCCATTGATTTGAATATATGAATGTAGTTGCTGATTCAGGATACAATTTATTATCTTTTTGACAAAGTATTACTGCTGCTCTCTCAGCTGGAACGCTTTCAATATTAAATGAATAATCCTTAGTGAAATTATCTTTTACATCATTAAGAACTTTAAACATTTCAGTAGCTAAATCAATAGCTTCATCAGTATATGAAGCATTTCCAAATTCATCAAAATTGATTAATCCATAATGATTCATTACTTCATAAGATCCAAGAATACCGATTGTACAGTATTGTTTATCGATTTCAATTCCTCCTTCACAATAATTTGGAAGTAAACCTTTTTCAACATTTCGTTGTATAATGTGTCTCACAACATCTAGTACCTGACAACATAATGTTGTTTTATTTCTTAAATTATTTAAGAAGATGGAATATTTTTCTTTAATATCAGATGAATTATTATTCTTTGGACTTTCAAGTGCAATTCTCATCAAATTGATTGTATTAACTTTTACAGATCCAATGCTTAATGCAGTTCCACCAATTGAGTTTATAAATGCATCAAGTTTCTTAGTGTCACTAAGTAATCTACAACAATTGTGTGTTTGGATACCATTTGGTAGAACAAAATACGGATCGTCTAAAACTTCAACGCAATACACAAGTTTTTCAGGTTGTCTTAATTCTAAGAGTTCAATTGATGTAATTTCATCCCATTCTTCATTTTCTAAAATTTCAATTGTATAAGTTAAATTATTTTCATCACAATCAGGATCATTACAGTCAGATGTAACAATTTTACTAACTTTACCCAAAGATGTTATTAAAGCACATAATTCATTACATAATCTTTTTGCATTTATGGTAATTTTATCATCTTTAGTTAATCCATCAAGAATAGCATTTCTAAATTCTATTGAATCATCTATACATTTCATTTGTAATTCTTTACCAATTGACATTGATGCAAAACTTGTATAATTATTAATTAATTTTTCAAATTCGGGAGCAGCTGATACAATCATATTGAATTCATCAGATGATCTAATACTAAATGTTTGATTATTTGATGTAATGAATTCTTTAACTTCGTTTAATTTATCTGATGATACATTGAATGAGAATTCATTCTTTCCTATATATGAATTATATTCTGATTTTCCTGTTAATAAATATGCTCCAATGATATATCCAGCAATTTCAGATGGACTATCAGAATTAATTCCTTCATGAATACTTAGATTATTCTTTAACTTGGAAATGATTTTAACATCATTTGTATACATATCATTGAATAATTCCAATGTTGTTTTATCTCCATTATCGGTTACATGAATATGATTATCCGTTGCAATTAATTCTTTTCCATTGTTTGTTTTAATTGTATAAAGAGGAGTTGGATTTAAATGTAAAAATTTAGCTTTCTTCCATTCACCATTATTCAATATTTCAACATTGGGAGAATCTAATTGATAATAAATATTTCCAAATTCTTGACATTTAATTTCTCCATTTGTTTTTATTAAAGCAAACTGATCTTTGCTGAAACAATTACTAAGAGTTCCAACATCAGAAGATATAAAGAAATTAGAATCATTCCATTTTACATTGTGATCTGAACACCATCTTGCAAATTCTTTATCTACAAAAACATTGTATTTGTGTGTGCGAATCATTTCCAACTTTTCTTCTCTACTTATATCAGATCTTTTTAACACAGAATATGTTAGGACAGGATATGTAAATAAATTAACGTTGCGTATAGATGATACAACTTCCATGAAAATTTTTTCATGTTTAATTAATTCATCGATATTATCTATAACAAAAGAACCATCTGGATATTCTATTCCTCCAAATAATGATTCTAAATAAGGTTTATCAAAAATTGACACGTTGACAAACGAAGGCTGGGTGATACGTAGAAAGGGTTGGTTCAATCGATAAATTAATTTTTGAAAACATTGTTTCAAATAATATATTGGATCTTTCATGTAAAATCCATTCTCGACATCTCGTTTCCAAAAATAATATGTCCACAATAAAACATTTGGTATACCTGTTGCACCAGATGATCTATTTGAAAAAAATGATACATATTCAATGACATGATCAAGGAATGTTGTTAAATGTTTAGCAGGTTCGTGGTTATAATTTCCTAAGAAGAATAATCCTTCCTTTGCTAATCTGTCCAATGAATAAGCATAGCAATATGGTAGGAATGTACTTGATGATGAGTCATGCATATAAAATAATCCAGACCATTCCGCTTCTAACCATAATCTAGCAACTGCTAAGCTATACTTCTTTTTCATTTCATAGAATATTTTTGCATAACATAATAATTTTTCTTCTGATTTTCCCTTTTCATTTAATAATGATCTAATGTCTTTATTAATAACATTAGCATTGGAATCAATTGTTGCATCAGCAACATTATGCTTGTCTATAAATGCATTGATAAATTTAGTTGTATCAATTTGAGATTCATGTAATCCGTTCAAGAATTCAAAATCTTCTCCATATTTATGACGTAAATTATCTAATGCTAATTCAAAATCTCTATCGCATTTAATTTTGATATCCATTATTCATTCACCTCTTCTTGAGAATTAACCCAATTTACAGCAGAGGTAAATTCCATAAGTTTGTCATTTACTTTAAGCATGGGAACTGATCTAATTCCTAAATTAGTCATTTCCTTAATATCCGAAATTTTAGTATATTTAATATTTTTTGAATCTAGTTTTGATTGTAACACATGGCATCGTGGACAACCATTTGAATATAGTACAATTGGTGACATGATTTATGTAGCTCCTTATCTAATAAAAGTGTTTGTAGAATATATTAAATTTTGATATTCAATCCATGGATTGTGTGGATTATAACCAATGAATTGAATTTCGGGTAGATGTTTACAAGTACCGATAATGTTCAAAGTATTTTTATGTACATAATTATTATTATCATTAGATTGCATTTATAAATCTCCTTCTTGACGATGAACATCTAATTCTTTATCGAATTCTTTTGGAAATCGTTTCATTAACTTTTCAATATTCTTATTCCAAATATCTTCAATATTCGTATTTAATAATTGACCAGCTATTGTATTTATAATAACATTCATTACATATAAAATTTCAGTAATTTTTTCTTTATCAACATATGAATTTCTTCGTTGGTACATTTTCTGAACATTTCCAGAAATTATTCCATTTAGCATCATTAATTTATTAATGTAAAATCCAATCTTTTCGAGAGAATAATTATTCTCACCACAGAAAATCAATTGATCAATTTTATTTAAATCTTGATAATGTAATGAAATATCTAATGCTTCACATAATTCGGCTTGAAACCAACAAAAATCTCCTAGTTCAGATTCTAATCTTGAGTATAAATTTATAGCATTATTATTCAATAAGAGATCATTATATACTTGAACAATCTCACCTAGTTCAGAAGATAGTCCACATGTAGCATGTATTAACATATCTATTTTATTATCTTTGATTGCTTGAGTTCTCATTGCTAATTTTTGATATTCTAAAAAAGTCATTATTAAATCTACCTCTTTTTTCAATAATAATTAAAAATTTGAATTATAAAAATGAAAGTTTATTACATAGTAAAACTAATCATTTTATTTGTAAAAATGTCGATATTTGTAAATATAATTTATAAGAGTAGGAACGCTCCTACTCTTATAATTTTTTTATACAACAAAACCAAACGTTTCTAACATAATTTCATTCATTTCTTCACTTGTTATTGGAACTAAACCATAGTCTTCAAACCGCTTATCACCAATTACGGTTGTACCATTTAACTTCGGAAGTAATCGTAAATTCTCATATTCCATGATATTAATTCACCTCAAATAAATAATAATGTTATAATTTATAGTATTTATTCGAGAGTTGATTAAAACCTTCATCAACTTCATATGGACCATTTTTAGATGCATTCGTAGCTAATTTATCAACTGCTTCATTCCATATTATTCCATCATGACCTTTAACATAACTAATTGTGTATTTAATATGTCTCTTACTCAATTCATCTTCTATTTGAAGAAACTCTTCCCACAAGTCTTTATTCTTTACAGGAGTTGGAGCTTTACCTTGATATCCAGAGGTCATCCAATTATTCTGTATCCATTTTCTCAACCAACCACCATTGATGGCATCAATTACATATTTAGAATCACTATAAATATCAATTTGATTTACTTGTGCAAAATTTTGATTATCGAATTCAGAAATTATTTTTTTCAATCCTTCGATAACACCTTTCATTTCCATTCTATTATTTGTTGATCGAGAAAATGCTTGACTGCCTTGAAGTTGTTGTTCAATCGCATAATTAACATCTGTCCAATATCTGATAATATAACCATATCCTGCTAGTCCAGGATTATTCAAAGCACTTCCATCCGTATACATCTCAATGCTAGAAGCAACCATTAATTTACAACCCCTTTATATATGAATTAAAAGTATTTTTAAAAATTTCATTATTTTCTATACATTGAATCATATCTCTAAAATGTTTACAATCTCCATCTTGTCCTTCAAAGTAAGCATAATCATCTCCTAATTTTAGGAGTTGAATTATTGCTTTTTTATTTTTCCTATAGATGTCTAATTCTTTTTCGTCACTAATCGTCATTTTCATAGTCCTCCTCATTATAGTCTGCTAATGCATTCTCTGCTTTGGCAACCAACTTCTTAAATTTACTGTCATTATTAAGTTTTGTAATTCGTTGTACTATTTGAGCTTCTAGTTTACGATTTTCTTTTTTCTTATTTTTCTCAACAACATCATTTATTGTTGTACCTTTAGTAACTTTTTGTCGAAGTTCAATAGTATTTATTCCATGTGCTTCTAATACATTAAAGAATCTATTTACTTCTTGATCGGCATATGTTGTAAATCTCTTTCCAGGATATTCCAATTCTGATAATTTCATTCTTTCAAGAATATTATAGAGTTCAACATCCCATTTATTTGCCCAGTCTCCTTGGAATCTAACTTCATCCCAAATTGAATTTTCTTTTTCTCTCGGACTAAATAAATTACTTGTAATCATATAAGATCTTGAAATTCCTGATTCTCTATAATTATTTGGATCCATTTGAATTTTATTTAATAAATCATGAATATCCTTTGTGATTCGTTTTTGTACTTTATTGCCTTTATGTTTCTTTTTCTTTGAAAATATAGTTTTCTTATATCCTCTAATATATTTATTCTTTATTGGATGAACTTTAAATTCTGGCGGATTATCTGCATTATCAATAATAAATTGAATTTCACTATCATCCAATAATCTATTCATTCTATCTTCTTCTGTTTCATCATAATAATCATCATCTTCATCTGATAAATAATCATGTTTAGAAAAGTTCTTTGGAACTAATTCTTTTGGATCCAATTCAGAATTTGATATATAAGTTATGATTAAATCAAGATTGTATTTATCAGCATTTTTCAACTTTGGCATTGGAATTCTTGGATGAGAAATTTTACCTTCTCGAATCATTTTATAAAATTCTTGTTCAGAAAATAAAATATTTTCTTTTTCTTCCAGAATTTTCCATGCTTCCATAACAGTTCTCATTGCAATGACATATTGATCAACTTGACGATATATAGTTTTCAATTTAGATAATTTAATTTCTAATTCTTTTAAATTATCATTCTTCAATCTTTCATCATCAGTAAGATGATATTCGTCTTGAGAACTATAATCATGTACAAGAGTATTTAAACACGATTTTTTAATTTGTTCTAATTCTTGTTCTGTGTAAACATGTTGTTTTCCTTTATTATATCTTTTATAGTGAAACACTTCTTCCATTTCAGCATCATCAACAGTATCCAATATTGGACCATCTTTGCTTGCTTCTGGAAGATGTTTCATCTTGACAATTTCTTCACTACTAATAAAATCTTCTTCATCCTCATCTTCAATTTCTTTAGCTGATAATCTTTCATATAATTTTCCAAATTGCTCTTCAAATTCTTTATTCATAATATTAATTATTCTCCCTTAATCAAAGAATATATTATATTTCGTATCATAATCTTCAAATATTTCAGAATCATTTATTTGTTTATTATCAGATTTATTAATATTTGATAAATCAATATCATAAATATTTTTTAATTTATCAAGTATCCACTTCTGTTTATTAATGTCACCAATCTTTTGATATAATTGTACTAGTGCTGAAACATTAAGTCTACAAGAAGAACAGTGTCCGCAAAGTTTTTGATCCAATTTAGTTCTATCAATATAACTATAATTTTCACATGACCATGTAAAATCATCTAAACATTGTTCATGCAAATAATCTAATACTGATACTTTACTATGAAAAGCTAATGGTAGATAAATTCGTGCCGAAAGTTTCCCAGCTAAATGTATCACGGATGAATATATTTTGTTGAAATAATGTAAATGTCTCCAAAAGTTAGAATCATCTTTATTGTATCCGAAAAATAAACTACAATCATTTTCCATAAATAATAATGAATTTGCAAACCATGATAATTGTTGGGGTAAAGCACTATATCCTGATCTAATGGGGAAAACAATTTTACACCGATCATTAAATGTTGTCAAACTTACAAAAAGCTCTTCAATCCATCTTCCACGTTCTCTCAAATTTGAAATAATATTTTCTCTAGCAGTACTTTCCTTAGCATATTTATTCTGATCATAATGAGTAGCATTGAATGTAACAGCTGTACATGGTAATTTTAATTTAGAACATCTATATGAAACTAATTCAAGTACTGCAGTTGAATCAGCTCCGCCTGAGAAAAATACATAACAATTTTTTTGAAATACCTCATCAGGTAAATCATCAATTTCATTAGTTATAAAATTTTCATCATAAATAGTATTATTCATTTATAAAACACCTCTTATTTTTTATCTCTATTTAATAATATATAAATAAAAAAATAATCATAATAATGAGGAATTTTTCCTCATTATTATGATTTGATGTTTAGACAACATTTTTAATATTCGTAATTCTATTGTATTCTTGAATATATTTATACTGAGTTGTTATAGCATTTGTGACAAGTGAGTATAAGTCTCCCCAAAGAAATTGAACAGCTGTAATCATTTTGTTTATAGCTGTTTGTTTTAATGTCTCAATAACACTTTTATCATTTTGAGCTGACTGTGGTGTTTGAGTTCCACCAGCTGTTTGTTGACTTTGTTGATTATTGTTTGTAGCATTTACACTGGGCATATCGGGAGAATTTCCATTTCCGGCAGTCTGTGCAGGTTGAGTTGTTGTACTAGTATTAGCTGAACTATTTAACGTGTTAACAATTGTTTGCTGACGTGCGTTAATTTCGTTGTTTAGCGTAATAAATCCTTCGTGAATATTGACTGCTTTCTTTACATTTGCAATCCAATTCCGTAGTTGAGTTCCAACAGCAGCTGAACTAGTTAAACTGATTTCTTTGGTAGGTTCTTTATTAAGATTTCCAAATAATAACCAGTTTGCGTAAATATTTTTAATGTCATTATTTGCATTATTCTTAATATTGCGATAATCAATTCCTTTTAACATACTATAGAATTGAGCAATTATATCATCAACATCTTTATCAGTTTTTATACTATTATATTTAGCTTTAAAATTATCCATTGCTGAAGTTAAAGCTGTACTAATTTCATTAACATTAATTTCTGATTTATATGGAAAAACTTTCATTTCTCCTCTGAAATTTTGTAATTGGGATGTTAGTTGTGATTCATTTGTCGTGACCCAATTAACAGCAGCTTTGAATTGTGCATTGTTTATTAATTGTCTACTTGCTTGAATTAATCGATTAAAGAATACCTTTAATTGTTCAAATATAGTTTGCCATGTAATAGCTTCTTTAAAATATTCATCAGTATTAGGAAGTGACATTAAATATTCATAATACAATAAAGCATTTTCATATTGAGGCAATATACCAACTTTACTAACTATTGAAGTACTACTATCTCTCATAGTATTTGGTAAAGCTACCATTTCAACATCAGCTTGATTAATGTCTAATTCCCATCCATGATTAGTAAGTTTCATATCATTAATAAGTTTTTGACTTTCTTTTCCTTCCAACTGATATAATTTTCTGTTAAAATATTTAATCTTGTAGAAAATAGCTGTTGCCAAATCTCGATATAATTCACCCATTATATTATGAATTGTTGACAAATCATTTATAATCGAAGGTTTGTATCCACTAACAAGATATTTAGTTTTATAAGCATCAGAAGTATTTGATAAATAATATGATACACATTGTAAAGAATTTATACCAAATAATACCAAATCTTTTAATAAAGATTTATATCCATCAATCGATGGTTTTGGTTCATCAGTATTTTTTAAAATATTAAAGAATTCTTCTTTTGATGAAGCATGTGTACTAAAACCTTGATATTTGTTATATAATAATTCTTTTAAATTAAATACCAATTCATTTAATTCAGTTTCAGGTATAATTTTTTCATGATCTAAAGATGGTAATGAAAAATGATGAAATGCTTGGAATAATAAATTTATGTTTAATGCAGAAACATATTTGTTATCATCTTTTAGTGTAAGATTTGAATATGAAATATTATGTTTATCCAGAACCAATTTAAACATTTTTTCAACATCATGTATTCTGGAATCATCATGTAATATAATTTCATCACATTGTAACAATGAATCACAATCTAAATCATTTTCATCAAATACCGATTCGTTGATATTTTTATTTTCACATATGGAAATAAATCTGTAAGCATATGAAGTAATTATATAAATTCTACTAGTAAATGCAATAATTGAACATGTAATATAGTCAATGATACTAGTAAACATTTTAATTATTAATCCAATATCATTGGTAGAATTGATTGAGTCTTTTAAATTTAAACATAAAAATTCAACCATTTTTCCACAGGATCTAATTAAATCATTTTTGTCTTTATTATTAAAAATATTATATCCACAAATATGTTTAAATTGTTTGATTTCTAAATCATTCACAGGAATGTATTTAACTAGAAATGAATTATTATTCACCAATGCTTCATTTATCATATCAGCTGCACATTCACCACGATCTTTAAATGCTCTATTAATAGTATATATGAAGAAATCATTAATATCTTCATTATCTTCAAACTCTTCTTCATCAATTCCTTTTAATAATCCATCAGCATATTGTAACATTGATGCATAATCATATGTTGCGTAAATATAATTTTTAACATCAGCATACGGTATTATTGTAAAATCAGATTTTTTAATTTCACATTCACGCATTTTTTCGTATGTATCCATTGCATATTCATGCCAATTGTTGATATATTCATCAAGATAATCAGAAAACCTTTCAACATCATATAAATTTGATATTCGACGCTGAACAATAATTTCATATATCATTTTTTTAAGCATTGACATTTTCACCATAAACTGTGCAGTATCTGAAGAAAACCAATTATCATTCAATGCTCCGTTTGGAAAATCTTTCATAATTATTAGATTCCTCCTCTTACATTTTGTAATATATAAAGTTTTACATTTTGGTCAATAAAATACTATTATTATAAAATTATTTTATCGGTATATTAAATTAAGAAGGTGTCAAATATAATGTTAATTTATAAATGTCAACACTGTGATTATACAATAACCCCAAAAATGAATGAGAAAAAAGATAAGATTAGTGCAAAACATAAAATGGGTGAGCATTATGAAATAAAACATAAAGATTTATTACCAAAGGATATGACAGGTTACCAGTGGTTTTATTATTTATTAACAAAAAAAGATCATGGATCATGTATAATTTGTCATAGAGAAACAGAATTTAATGAAGCTACTATGAAATATTCTCGTTTTTGTAATAATCCACAATGTAAACAAAAATACAAAGAATCAGTTGATAAAAATATGATTGGAAAGTATGGGAAAGTAAATTTACTAAATGATATGGAACAACAGAAAAAAATGTTAGCTAATAGAAAAATATCTGGCGTATATTCATGGTCGGATGGAAAAACAAAAATAGGATATGTTGGAACATATGAATTAGATTTTTTAAAATATTTAGACCAAGAATTACATTGGTCTTCAGCTGATATACTTTCTCCCTCACCACATACATATGAATATTTTTATTCAGGTAAGAAACATTTATATATTCCTGATTTTTATTTACCCAGTTTAAATTTAGAAATAGAAATTAAATCATCTATTAGAATGGATAAACAAAATCCTGATAGTAGATCCAAAGAAATAGAAAAAAATAAATTAATGGAATCATGTTCCAATTTATTTACTTACATTATTATATATGATAAAAAATATGATGACTTTATGAAATTATTAAAAGAGGAGTAATGAAATACAATGATTATTTATGATGAATCAAAATATTATATAGATTTTAGCAATAGAGAAAATTTAAATGATTATGAAAAAGAAACACTCGAGAACATACAAAAAAATTATAAACCAATTGAACGTGTTGATCTTGTAATGGAATTTGTTGTTGATGGCAGAATTTCAGTAGATGATTTTGAAGCACTAACAGGTTTAATATATTCATATAGATAAAAAAATAAATATATAAAATAAAAGTGATCCATATTAAATGGATCACTTTTAAAATATTAGGCTGTGTATTTTATTATATATTTATTTTTTTTAAATCAAGGTGGTCTAATTATTATATACACCTTGATCATCTCCTTTCTTTTTCTAATATATTTATAAATTCAACAGATATTGAAAATTATATTAATATAATTTTCAATATCCGATTATTTTATTTATTCACAATTATAATATATCATTATATTGTGAATAAATACGATTTATCTCATTATTGGAATTAATCTTAAATGTTCCCTTTCCTTAATAGTCTTTTTTGGAAGTTTCCAAGCACGTTTTTTAATTGGTCTAGATTTCGTTGGAGTTTGAACAAATAAATTAGTTAACGCATTTTCGAATTCCACCATACTCATTATATTATAGCTCCTTTTCATAACATTATTTATTGTTTCTATAATATAATAATATATCATTGAAGTATTAACTAGTTATGAATTTAGCCAATCCATTAATAAATTCTGTGTCTTCTTTCTAATATTAGATGATGTTAATGGTTGAATATAAATATTTTTATTTTCTTGAATTACAACACTATTTCCAGTATTTGTTACTCCAGTAACATCAGAAATATCTAACCCAAATGATTCACATAATATTTCAGTTTCTTTAGATGATTTTGCAGCCATTTGTGCTAATTGTGGAAAATATATTAATCGTCCATTCAATTCAGTTCCAAAAGAAGCAGCTGATTCTTGGAGTGGCTGGTTTATCCGTGCTTCTGATTCCCTATGGCTGGGGTAAAGTACCCAATCATAGGTTATGAGCTTGCGAACATTTACTACTGGACGTCCGTTACGATTCTCTAGTGCACCTAATACACGTGCACTAAAACATGGAATGATTTTACCATCAACAATTTTAATTGCCATATTCATTCCAGCATCAGTAGAAGAATCTGTCTGAATTTTGGCTTCCAATAAATTACCGTTTAATCTAGGTCTACGAATATAATGTGAAGTTTTTTCCATACAAGGATTTGCAATTCTTTGCATTGTCAATTCAGATCCTTGACATTGAGCGGATGGGTGATCTATTTCACCCATCCAACAATTTTTCCTCAACTGATCATTTATGTATTCATCATTTTTGATTTTATCCATTATATTTTCTGCATCGTATTCTCTGCCATTTCTATTACGAACACCAAATGATTGTAAAACTGCTTCAAATATTAAATACATTCTATTTCCTTTATCATATACTTCATATCCAAATTCAGTTTTATAATCTTCTTGAAATGATGTTTGTTCATTTAAATAGCATAATGTATTTAAAACATAATTTGACATAAAAATCACACCTTCTTCAATATAAATTTATATTTAAGTCGAATGATAATATAGATATATTCATAATAATATATTATATATGTAATATAATAACTAATGATAGTTATTATAAAAAATTTTATAAAAAAGAAGGTAAATAAAAATGAGTAACGAAAATAAAAATATGATGGTTTTAAAATGTGATAAATGCAACAAAGAATATCAAATTAGTAGAAAAAGTTTTAAACAAAGACAACGTCGAAACAATCCTAATTTATGTTTTGATTGCATGAAGAAATATGCTGTTGAAAGAACTAATAAAACCAAAGCTAATATGAGTCCTGAAAGAAAAGCTCTATATTCTCAACGATTATCTGAAGCTAATAAAGAAGTTTGGGAAAAGATGGATCCTGAAACTAAAGAATTAAGATTTGAACAATTACGACAACAAAGTTTAAATATTGCAAATAATTCAACACCTGAACAAGTAAAAGCTAGAATTGAAAAAGGTTTGAAAACAAAAGCTAATTTTTCTGATGAAAAGAAGAAAGAAATTTCTGATAAAATTTCTAAAGGATTAAAAGAGCACTGGGATAATTTAACTCCTGAAGCTAGAGAAGCTTTCAGTAATTTAATGAAAGAAGTAATGGCTAATTTACCTAGTGAATCAAAACAATGTACATTAGATGGATGGTCGACTTGGTGGAATTCGTTATCAGATGAAGAACGTCAAATCCGTATTAATAATCTACTCAAAAGTAGAGATGATTATTATTCAAATATTTCATATAATGAACGAGTCGAAAATGAACAAAAACAATGTATTCTAAAAAATAAAGAATCTAAAGAATACACAGATTATCTTATTAAAAATAGAATACAAAATGTGAAAGGTACTGAAGGAGAATTTATGAAAATATTATATGAAAATAATATTGAATTTATATTTCAATTTTACAATATATTTCCTGATCAAAATTTTCATAAATTATTCCCAAATAATATTATCACTGGTAGTAATTATGTATCACCATTTCACAGATGGGATTTTTTAATCCATACTAAACAAAAAGATATCCTTGTAGATATTGATGGAAGTATACATGATGAAATACAAACTGATTATTATCGATCTTTACGAAATGGTGAAAAGATTATGATGAGCGTTGTGAAAAGCTTCTATGATTCTCAACGTAAATATCAAACTGATAATTCTCCTGCATATATCATTCAATGTTATGATGATAAATTAACTTTAGATAATAAAGTTATAAATATTTATGATGATAATGATAGCATGAGTTTAGAAGAATTTATTAATATAATAAAAGAATATAATAAATAAAAAAAATAATAATATTAAGAGTTCCACAATATTGTGGAACTCTTAATAATTTATTCTATGATTTTTTTATTTTGTTTTCCAATTTCATTAAATAATTCAGTCATATTAGTTCCTTCTAATACAAAATCATCATTATTTGATGATGAATTATCAGTTTTCTTTAATTCATCTTCTGATTGTTTTAATGCTTTTGAAGCTTCATATTCTGTGGATCCAAGTTCAGCTTTCAATTTTTCAATTTTCTTTTGATACTGTTCACATACAGCTTCTTGTTTTTTAATTATTTCTTTTTTCTCAGCTTCACTTTTATTTTTAACTCGTTTCAGTAATTCAATATTTTCTTTAATGAGAGCAATATTCATTTCCAAAGCTAAAATTGTATCAGCTTTCTTCTTATATCGTAAATAAATAATAGATCTTATTAATGGCACTATTCCAAATATTGTACCAACAATCGATTTCAATATTGATTTAACTCCAGCAAACATTGAACCAATTCCATTTAATATTGTAATGAATGATCCAATATAAGGAAATCTTTCTATTAGGATATTTTCTTCTGTGAATATTTCTTCATCATATGATTCTGTTTTGGAATCTTTAATAGGATTATTCTTAGCAGCTTTTATAATACTATCTAAATATTTTGTGTGCCATTTACTATCTTTAACATGATAAACCAATTTATCTAAAGTTTTCTGAATAAATTTATTACTACATTTTGCATTAGCATTAATTTTATATCCAGGATTTTCTTTTGTTATCTGAACACAATCTGCAAATATTACACACAATCCTAATTGTAAAAGATAAAGAGTATTTTCATATTCATGTATTAGCAAACGTACTTTTCTCTTATATGCTTCCATATAGTAAGACTTGTTATTTTCCAATGATTTTTGTATGATCGATAAATTTTTCATAATAGAATTCATTTTCAATGGTTTGGATAATAATTCAAATGCATATTTCATATCCGTATATCCTGAAAATTTTTCAAGATCACCTTTTGATTTTGTTATTTCTGTATCAATTTTTTTATTATCCATTTTTTTATAAGTTTTTTCAATATCACCATAAAAATTTTTTAATTGTGCAATTGATTTATTTGATCTTGTTCCAACTTCTTTTTTTGTTTCTAGATATGCTCTCGATGTTGTATTATCAGTTCCAGCAATTATTTCAATAAAATCAGATGATACGTTTTCATATTTACTAGTCATAATTATTCACACCTCTTTTATCTATTTACGTTACCAGAGTTATTAATAATCTTACCCAATTCTTTTTGTAATGATGTATTATCTAATCTTGCAAGAGTTGTATTGATTGAAGATAATGATAACACATCCCAATTTGATTGTTGATCAGGTAAGAAATACTTAAATGATGATTCTCCATTCAATATTCCAACAGCAATCAAATATAAATTATTTGCTAACCGTTTAGCATATGTTACAGAATCAAGATCAATTCCAGTAACGTCAGCAATATATTCAACATCAACATTTGTAAGTACTAATGTTCCATTTGGAATTGGAACATCTCCTCCATTGATTGCTTGAATTCCTTTCTTCCAAAAAGATCCATGATTCTTTTTAAATTCAGATAATCTTTTCAATGTTGATATCCATCGTTTGTTGATATTAGTTGTGTTAAATGCATCTGATTTTAAACTATTTATATTAAACATATAATCTAGGAAAGAAATTTCTCCAGTTTTATAACGAACTTTCTGAAGTGATCTTTGACTTCCCATCACAATATCTCTAATTTCATCAGTTAAATCTTTTGCAGATATAACATGCAATACAGCTTTTACTCCAACGATATAGCGAACAGTTTCCAAACTACCATTATCTGATTTAATTTTAAAAGTTGCAACCATCATTGTTGGTTGCAGATCATTAATTTTTCTAATATCATTTAATTCTGTAACCATTTTGGGTGCTTCCACTGATGCAACATTTGGTGATGCGTTTGGTTTATTTTGATTATTGTTTTTCTGATTTGTATTATTATTTGTATTATTTTTAGGATTTACTGGTGGCTGTTGTGCATTATTATTTGGGGTAGCTACATTAGCTTCCGATAAAAAAGAAAATCCCTCGAGTGGATCATGCATCATTTCTCTGCATTCATAAATTAAATCTTTATCATCTGATGGATATATTGAAAATTCTATACTATTACCATTCTCATATTGTACTTTATTATATTTGCATTCTTCCAACATTGCATCGATTTCATCAATTGGTTTATAATATGGATTTATCAATAATTGACCAACTGATTCTTTTAAATTCGTATGAATCTTTTTCAAAAATTTTAAATCGGGTGTATCTTTTATATCAACAATTTTATTCTGTGATAAAACTGTTTGAGCATACGTTAAATAAAGATGCTCAAATAAGTTGGCAATTACTCTAGCATGTTTAATAGGAATATTATTGGAAATATAAACTGGAAATTGTAATATAGAATTACGAGCTTTTCTAATAATAGATGATGTATCAACAACATTACTACCTAAAAGATCTCTTAGAGCATCAACAGTATCAGCACTAGTTTTAACATTGCCAGCGATAATACTTGGAATTCCTTGACCATCATTATATTGCTTATCATGTTCAATTTGATTTGCTATATCACTGAAATTATCAATGCCAAGAAAATCTTCTATTTTTCCTTCATTAAAAATATTATTTAAAATATTTACACTATTCATAATATTTTTACACTCTCCTTTATAAAAAAAATTAAATATATAAATATCCTTACTAATAAACTGTATTAAGCTTTTGTTTTCAAGAATACTAAAGGTAATAGACCAATATAATCTACTACCTTTTCGTATTATATAAAATTTTACATAAAAAGTATTACATTAAACAAAATTGATATTATAGATGAAATAGTCATAAGTTTTAATCATTTAATATCCAAGCATCTTTTAAAATTTTATCTAAATTATCATCTTTAATATCATTTTTACTTACTTTGATACCAAGTTTCTTTAATTTTTTAATTTTTTCTTGAGTATTCATTCTTGCTACCAGATAACTTCTTCCCTCTTCACTACTTTCCATTACTTTAATTTCTTCTAGTGTAATTTTATTCATCATTGGTTTTGTATCTTTGAAAACTTTTTTAATATCTAAATATATTGGACCAACTCTCCCAGTTTTAAACAAGGTATCCAAATTTATAAATTTTACTTTAAATTTTTCATATATTGCATCACATAATACATCCATGTACATTTCAACAGGATCATCATAAACTAATATGATATCATGATGTAATTTTAATGGTGAAACAAAAGTTCTATATATTATATCATATGCCCAATAACGATCATCATGTAATTCATCTTTTTTCATATCTTTTTGTTTAGGAAATAGATATTCCAAATATTCTTTTTTAGCTAACTCAGCATCACCATGATCTGAAAAATTATCAATGATATCTAGATTAGGATAAAACATGTTAAATCCTTTAACTTGATTAGATCCACCTTGGTGCCCAATGGTTGCTGCAACCAAAGCATATTGACAATGGAGTAATTCTTCCCTAGTGAAATAATCTATCATATAAACTAGAAAATTTTTATAATTAATTCGATATAACATAAATACCTCCAAAAAATAATTTATCCAAGTCTATAATAGACTTGGATAAATTATAATTATTTTATACGTCTAATTGGTGTTAAAAATGTTTCGGGATAGTTATTATCTTCCGGAACATCAGTAAATGTTTCTTCTTCAAAATCATCTTCTGATTCGTCATTTGATTCTATTATTTCATCAGCATGTTCACCATTAAACTGACGAAGTTCTTCTTCAGTATGAATTTCATACTTCTCAAGAATATGATCTTCTAGATGAACCATCTTTGCAGATAATGAAGATGTTAATAAATTATTAAGCCGTTTTAAAATAGTTGGATCAGTAGTTAAATCTAAAACATCATCATGTTCATTGATATAGATACCTTCGATGCAGTATAATCCCATAATATATGATGTATCCACAGTTGTTATTACAGCATATTTATAGAATCTCAAACTATCGTCGGATTGATTATTTTTTGTTAACCAATATTCTGGATCAGTTGTACTGAATACAAAATCAGGTTCGATGTATGATAACCAGTTCCAGACACCTGCCAAAGGATGACGAATAGCAGATCCTAAATTCTTATTATCATAATCAGATAATTTACAATCGACTGAAATTGTAGTCTGTACTTCATCAAAATATTTTACTTTAACAAGATCAAGTTTTTCATTAGGATAAATTTCTACTGAAATTAATGAGGAATCGTCATTTTCTTCTTTAGATTCTTCTGATTCTTCTTCATCCCATTTTTCAACAATTTCAGCTTCATATATATGATGATCTTCAGTTTCTTCTTTATTTTCATCATTAAATATTTTTATATCAGAATCATGTATTGATTCAGGAATTTTTCTAAAATCGTTTAACCATGAAGGAGCTTCTTCTAAATCATTATCATGTTCATCATTTAATGTTTTATGTGAATCATCACACCAATCATTTTCAACATATCTAACTATTGTGGCAATTGTAAATTTATCAGCAATTGTCAAATTACTTGATAATCTAGCTGTAAATGTTGGTAACCAATTAGAATCAAGTCCCTGATAATCATCATATAATTTCTTATACGCACTCATGATATCTTCGACATGATCTAATTCGTTAATATCTCTATTTAACCAGAAACGTTCAATGAATTTAAGTGTTGCATAATATTTCTTATTATTAATATCAACAGGAGCTTTATAAATGGTAAAGCTTTTACCGGTCTTCTGATTTGTAATATCTGTTTCTTCCATATTGAGGAAAATTGTAAGCGATCTAAATATTGCATTCTGTACTATTTTGTAGAAATCTCCTGCAAAGAAATTATCAGTTGAAGTTAAATCTTTTCTGACAACTTCATACAATTCTTTATCATACAGATTACTTGCTATTTTATTACTTAATTTACTAATAGCTTTATGCATGTTATTTACAAATTGTGGAACAAACTCAGATGTTTCATTAACATTCTCTTCTTCATTATCAATATTAATTGATTGAATACTAGGAATTTTCATGATATTATCAATTGAATCGTTTGGATCCATTTCGCACTTAAATGCTAATTCTGTATTATTCTGTACAGGTTTAGCAATTACTTCAATATGATCATCTTTGTTATATGTAATCTTCTCTTTCTTTTCATTAGTATTTTTAACAATAGCTCTAGCTGATACAACAGTTCGTGGTGTCTTTGGTTTTGAATATTCTTCTCCATAAAGTCTTGCTTCTACTACCAAATTTCCATCCATATTATCATTTTCCTCCATCTTTTGTTTATTGATATAAAATGCTGGCTCATGTTCCATAACAAATGTATCAGGTGTAACTTCATCAACAACTTCTTTTTCAACAGATTTTTTATTCTGTTTATATTTCTTCATTAAATACCGACTCCTTTCAGGATCAAGTTCTGTTTTAACGTTAGACTCAGTTAGTAAGTAAGCTTCTGTTTTTAAATCACCAATTTCATTCATATGAGCTTCATTACTAATTTTACGTCTAATATCCTCAAATGAAAATTCTGCTCTACAACCAGGATTAGAACAAATTAATTTTATATAATTTCTATCTGGTAGTAACATTGAATTTGTTCCACATTTATTACATATGAATAGATTAGATGAAACATCATAAACATATGCAAAATCTAGACATACTGGAATATCTGTTCCAATTCTCATTCCCCAATTTGCAAAATTCTTAGATGTTATTCCAACATCACCTAATAGATATACTTTGGATAATTTATCAAGTATTTCTCTAATCTGATCAGCATGTGCTTGCATTTCTCCATATGAAATAAATGGTTGAATATATTCAGCTATCAGAAGTGTTCCATTTTCAGATACTTCATATGTTTTTGTCACATATGGAAATAATCGTAATGCCATTTTAAATTCTTTAAGATTATCAATTTTTCCATCATTATCAGTTGCAATCTTCACAACAAATCCTTTCAGTTTAAATGCTATTCTATTAGTCCCAGGTCCCAATTGTATAAAATCATCCAATTTAAATGAACGAAGCAGTTCTATTAATTCATCTTGTTTCTCTTTATTAACGATATCCCTTCTTCGAGATAATAATTCAATTTTAAATCTTAAATCTAGCGGAATTAATTCATGAATTAAAGATCTTAATATTTTTACCATTACAATTCTCCTTAATTTAAATATTACTCTATAAGAATATATCATTATAAAATTAATCAAAATATCCAGAGAATAATCTATATAATATTGCTAATTGATCTTGTTTAATTTTTTCTAAATAGTTAGAATCATTTCCATGTATTACTTTCATCATCACATCTGTTAGTAAAATATTATCGAATATCTTTTTATACTTATTTTTCATTCTATGATAATATTTTTCTATAACGCCATAATCAATTCTCCCACTAGAATATGAATCTTCCTCTGCCAATAAAAGATCCATTTCCGTTTCTGTTGCTGGGATTTGTAATACTTTTTCTTTATAAGGTTTCTCAGAATCTCTAATTCTAATATTAGCAATAGTTATTTCATCATGAATGTTATCATTTAGAAGATCAGAATACTCTTCAAGAGTTCCTTCTACTTTAATAGTTTGAAATGTATCACAATTATGAAAATCTAAATAATATTTAATTAAAGTTTTATTATCACTCCAAGCAGTAATTTTACTTGAATTTAATTCTTTATCTTTTTTATAATCTTCATATAGTTGTTCGTACATATCATTTTTCATATGATGTGCAAGTTCTGATGAAGATTTTTCATAGTCTTTTTTCGTTATAATATAAAGAGTTATATTATCTTTTAAATCATCATATCTTCTACTAATCAAAATATACAATTCTCCTTTTTATTTTAAAATTCATCTTTGAGAATTTTTATATATGCTTCTAAACTATAACATATGTGACTATGTATACTATTTAGAAATAATTGACCTTTTGGTGTATATTTCACATCTTCTGGAGATTCGTTAAATGGTAAATCAATCATATCATAATCATTTCTTGAATATGCATCGTCCAATAAACATTCAATTTCATTTTCCAAACATGTAAATATTGATTCAGATTCAAAATATCCATGATCATCTAATTCTTTTGGAACAAAACCAATATCTTCTAAAACTTGTTTTGCTTCATCTTTCAAATTACAATATAATATTATCAACTCATGTCGATTTGATTTATAATTTTCAAAAGATGATAGATCTCTAAAATACATATGTATTCCAACTTCAACTTGTTTTGATTCTTGATCTGTTATGAATAATGGATATTTTTTTCCATCCAATTTAGATGGTAGCATTAATAATTTTATCATTGAATCATCTTGTTTGGAATAACCTGAAAAATTTGCACATTCAATATCTTCATCTGTCATCTCTTTATATACATATTTATTTTTTCCTCGTTGTTTTATAAATGCTTTTACAATTTTTTTACTATGGGACCAACCATAATAGATTGGTCCCAATTCAAATTCTTCTTCATCTGGTTGCATAACTCGAAATACAACATATTTAAAATTTGACAAAACTTTATATCTCCTTTTGAATTATTTGAATAATTGGAATAATTATCTTTAAATAATTAAATGCTGGATTAAATTCTTTACTCATGTTATTAAATTCCAAATAATATAATTTATCCAATTCTTGTTTTTTATATTTTTCTATAAAATTCATGACATATCGTTTTACTTTTCCATCATGATTTTCAATCATATTAATGACTATACGTAAAAATTCCATCATATATAATCTATGACGATTAACACATATATCATTCATTCCTTTAATATCCAATGTATTATCATAATAATATATTTCCAAATTTAAATTATCTGGAAATCTAACATATGACGAATACACATTCTTTTTAGCAAATGTAATAGAATTTAATTTAGTATTATCAACTTCTCCAATTACATATACAGCATCTTTCTTTACACTGATGATATCATTATCAGTTAATTTATTTGATTTAATAAACCATTCTCTTACTTCCGAGAATTTTTGTAATAAATTTTCTGATAATTGTTTATTATCCTTCTGCATAATTCCAATTTGCTTATGACGATCAAATCCTTTTGGAATTAATTCTAATTGTTTAATTACATCGGAAGGTAATAATTTATATTCTTTAATTAAAGTAAATCCGGCATCTTTTATATCATATTCAATAATTTCATTATTGAATAAATAATCAATATTTGGATTTAACCATATACTTTTATTTACATCGTACATTTATTACTCCTTAATATAAATTCCAGAATTTGTTAGCATCCACGATCCTTCAATTGCTGTTATGTATCTATTAAGATAATTCACTAAATATATTTCAACACCAGGATCTTTAACTTTTAACATTGTTTCAATTCTATTATCAAGTTTATGTGTTATCAGATCTAATGATCCAATATAAATTGTTGGATTAGCTTCACCAAATGCAAATATTCTAGAATGTTCAAGTTTATCCCAAATTATCGATTTAATTTTAACATTCATTCCTAATTGATCAGGTAACCATGTACAAATTCCTCTAACAATAATATTTATATAGCATCCTTTGGATGCAGCCATATCCAAATGATTAATGATTTCATTGTCGTCTAATGCGTTACATTTGATTGTAATACAACCTTCAGAACCAAGTTCAGCTTCTTCATCAATTAGATCACACAATTCTTTTCTAGCATTGAATCTCGTAACTAATAAATCATTAGTAAATTCCATGTGTATATTATTTTCCAATACATCAAATAATTTTTTAACTTCAACACACAAACTATGTTTTGATGTTATCAGTGATAAATCAGTATACTGTTCTGTAGTATTGGTGTGATAGTTTCCTGTTCCAATTTGTACTAATGATCTTCCATCAACAAATTCAATTAATGTGATCTTAGAATGAACTTTGATTTTTCCAGTCTGATATGTTAGCACATTTACACCAATTTCTCTAAATTCTCTAAGCCACATATAATTGATATATTCTCCTCGTGCGCATAATTCAATATTTAATGTAATATTAATTCCTTTTTTAATCGCATCTTTAATTAAATAATAAAGCTTTGGATTATTTCCTACACGATATAATGTTAAATAAATTGATTTCACTTTATTTGTATTAATTGCAGAATGTAGGAAATTAATATAGGATGCAAATGAATCAGATGGATATTCAATAATTTGATCATGATTAAATAATTCATTTATATTGAAGAATTTATCATCTTGATTTATTTTTTTCTTTGATGTGTAAGGTGTGATAATATCATCAATATTTTTTATAAATAAAAATGGATTCATCAATATCAATGCATTTCCAAATATTGGACTAATTTTACGCATGAATTCTGTATCACCCGAATATTCAACTTTGGTTATTGTATTATCATTACTTGATATTGAAGGTTTTATTATAACTAATGCTTCAACAGCAAAAGTTCTTTTTATAACATCTGAAATACATTCATCAGTTAACCAATATACTGCAAATTTTCCATTATTACAAGATATAGGATTGTCATAAACATTACTATTTGGATCTATTGTACTAATTGTAATTACTTTCCTATTACTAGGCATTATACATAAACTTATAAAATATAATTGGTTTGAATTAAATTGATAATTAATATCGTTTATTGATCTAAACTGCTTACTCTCTAAATCATACTGAAGTCTACTTTCAGTAGCAAATCTTTTCTCAAATGAATCTTTATTTAATATTAAACAATTTGCAACATTTACAAATTTATTGATAATTAATTTTACATTTGATGCATAAATTTTAATACACTCGATATAATCTTCAATAATTGGAAGAGTATCATATTTTTCAAAAACTTCTTCCATATTAGATAAAAATATTCTATTAAAGAATAATAAATGTTTCAATTCATCAATCGAATATTTTCTATCTGGATCAACAATTCCTTGTCCCAAAACTCTTCTGTTAAATTGCATTAAACTGTATAAATAAGATACTCGATGTCTCATAATATAAATAACCTCCAAATTTACCTTCTTTATGTAATAATATATAAATATATAAAGGAGCTTCTCAAGAAGCTCCTTTATATATTATTTTGATTTTAGTCGTAATTCAAGATCATCGATTTTATGTCTTATCTTATAATGAACATTTTCAAATCTTTTATTTATATTATCCATCATTACTTGATTTTGTTCAGCTATCAAGTCTGCAAAAACTGTAGAGAATTTGATTGTTAATGTTTCAATAAGATCTCTTGTCAAATCTTCTCCTAATTTTTCTTTCAAGTCATCACATAAGTCAAGAATACTTTTATCCGTTAATACATTCAATATTATATTAGATATCCATGTTTCATGAACTATGCTGGGATTATTTATCTTATAATTTTTATCATATGATTCAAGTAAGTCATCGGCATTTTTCGACAGTTGTCGTAAATCTCTAAAAAATTGTATAGTATCTTTAAACATGTTATTCTTTTTCATCATTAATTCTCCTATTCTGTATAATTTGTGCTAATTCCTTAAGTCGTTTTGTGGATACCTTATTTGCATATAACGGATCAAGATATGAACTACCATTTTTATCATTATATAAGGCATCACTTAACAATTGACGTTTTAATGCTTGATAAGATAATCCAATAGTTGGAGCATCTCTGTTAATCAAAGCTTGATCCAATGTAAGTATTTTATATTCTGGATCATTGAATTGTGCAAAATTTGGACGTTTGTATATATTATTAGCATCACGAATTAATCTATTAAGAATAATTTCTGGTTGTACAACTCTTGCTCTAATACCAGCTTTTATTAATATTTCAAAGAAATCTTGTGCTAATAAACTATAGTCAGTATATTTTGCAGCATTCTTATTAATAAGATTCATTATTGTATAAAGATTATCAGTTAATCCATTATTCTTTATATCAATACTTAATAGTCGACTTTCTAGATCTGTTGATAAAACTGAGAATGGTAAGTCATAATATTTATTCCCTCCTTCAGATTTTTTATCACTAACTAATTTAAATAGTTTTACAGATTCTGCATCAATAAACATTGATTCATAATTAGCAATTTCTATTTTATCATAAGTATTTGTCTGATTATTATAAACATAAAATGGAGATTCCACATCATTACCAAATGTACTATATTCTGTAATATCCTGTTTATTAACAGAAATTAGATTATCTTTTGGAATTCTAATACTTAAATGTCCAGCTGGAATATCAATATCCCATTCATCTTTTTCTTTTAAGAAAATATCACCAGCATTATATTTAAAATATTTATCAAATGAATCCGAGAATGCTAATCTATTTGCAGCTGTTGATAATAAGTGTTTCGTCGACAGAATATTTTGTGATACAGGTTCAGAATATACTTCTGTATTAAAAATTGCCATACCTGGCATATTCATAACAAGATGTGAATCTTGACCATAACACATATGGCAAACTTCATCTTCCAATGCACATGTGATCATAGATCGTATAAAAATTTGCTTACCTATTAAATGTTTACATTCATCAAAATGTACAATTTTCAATGGATCACCAATATGTTCACAATACCATTTATTTTCTAATCTATGTAAAAATGTACTATTAATAACTGTCAATGGTAGTAGATGTTTTGTTCCACAATCAAATACATTTTTGGATAATGTAAGAGTTCTACTTAATAGAATTAAATTTCTACTTAAATATCCAGCTTCTCCCATATGGTCTTTATTCATGATTGATGAAAGTCTACTACCAGTTGCAGCTATGTAAAGATCAATAGGAGTGTTATATCCAGTAGAAAATCCATTTCCTTGCATTGTATATGGAATAACATTACCAGAAATATCTGGAATTTGTCCATATGAAATATATAATTCTTGAACTTGTTTTTGTTTAATATGATTATCACCTGCTTTACTAATATACCATATAGGATTTTTTGTTTTTGCAAATTCATCTAATAATTCAGTAGTTTTCTTCTTAAGCAAATCTTCAACATCTGCTGTTTGCAATGATTGTGGAATTTGTAAATTATTTAATTCACGAATTTTCTCAGAACGTCTATAATCATTTAGGAATACTGATTCAAATGTCATTATAGAAGCTTTATTGATTAAAGCAAATTCTAAACTAATTTCTTGATATCGTTCGATTAGTATTTTCAATAATTCAGAAATTCTTTCGAAAGAAATACCATATTCATTCAGAACATTTGTAACTTTAGTTTCCAATGCCAATCTAATAGAATTAGAAAACATCGTACTTATTATGAATGATTCATCTAAAACTTCAATCTTTGAATGATAATATTGCTGAATTGTATTTAATTCTATTAATGGTCGATATGCATTTAAATTTAATAGAAATTTTGGCATGGATAAAGAATATGTTTTTTCTTCATCAGGATAGAATTTAAATCTAATTTGATATTTTACGCATTCGGGTATTTCAACACATGCACACAGTGCATAGAATACTTTATAATAGAATTGGTCAAATTTTTCATATGTATCTAATCTTGATATTACAATAATATCTGGAAATTCTCTTTGACAATCTTCAACTGTTCGAATGGTTGGTAAATTATACATTATTGACCTCCGATGAAATAAAGATAATAAATCACATTTTATATACAATTTGTTTGATACATATTAAAAATATATCATTGAAATTATAACATTCTTTTTATCGTATATATTGACAAAATAATGATATATTATAATTGTGAATAAATAAAGGAAAGGATGTGACTTATAATGACTTATATAAAATATAAGCCACCTTAAAAATTTTAGTACGAAAATTTATATTAGTAATAAAAAGTTTAATATACAGGATTCGTGATCCTGTATATTAAACTTTAAATTATTTTTTTTTTATTTATTATTTTCGGGGTTGTTTATTGGATGAAGAATTGTTTCATTCTTTTTTTCTTCTTTTTTGGATTCATCTTTTTTATTATCATTTTTCTTTTGATCATTCTTTACAACTGATTCAGTTTTAACTGGTTCATTCTTTTTATTATCAACTGGAGTATTGTTAATAGCTTTTTCTACAACAGCATCAAATTGTTTGTCATTAGCTACATTCATTCCAGCTTTCTTAAGTTCTTCAACAGTTTTTAATTCTGCTTCAGATTTTTTAGATTCTGTATCAGGCATAACTATAGTATTTTTTCCTTTACTATTTTTTTCATTATTTTTATCAATGAGAGTTTTAGGTTTTCCAATTACTTCAGTTTTGATTTTATTTGATGTATTCACAGTATCATATTTATCTGAATAACTTTCCCAAAGTTTATCAAGATTAACTCTGTTTAGTGGAATCAATCTTCCATCAACAGGATGCTGCATATTAATTGATAAACGACTATCTGTAAGAATAGTTTGAATTAATCTTTTATCAGCCCAGAATAATTGTTTATGGGGTGCAAGTCCATAGCCTCTTGGTATGAGTCCATGTCCTAATACTTGAATCTTTAGCATGGTAAATTACCAACCTTTCATTTTGATATTATTTTTATTTGTTTTTATAATTCTTTATATAATTTAGAATCTATAAATATTTCATATCCTAATAATTCTAAATCTTCTATTAATTTCTTTTTCTTAATAATATATTTAGAATATAATAATTCTGATAAATCTATATTATTAAAAATATTTAAATTAATTAATATAGATTTTAATTTAGAATATTTAATTTTCTTAATTACACTAGTTTCAGAATCATAATTAGAATCTATATTATACTGAGAAGATATATGTTTCCATTCTTTACACAATTTAACAGCATTCACTTTTTTATATTTAACTTTAGTTAGTATAGCAATTAATTTCATAGGAATTTTATTTTCTAATAATTTACAAACTGTATGAATTTGTTTATCATTATATTTACTCAATACTGAATTTGAACCATATGCATTATGTTTTAATCCTGTAGCATATGCATGTTTTATATTTTCTGATATAGTACACCATTCCAAATTTTCTACTCTATTATCAGTTTTTATTCCATTGATATGATTTACTTGAGGTTTATTTTCTGGATTTGGAATGAATGCAATAGCTACTAATCTATGAATAGATTTATTAACAGATTTAGTATTATGATGCAAATGAATTAATAAATATCCATCTTTATTAATAAAAGGACTTAAAATTTTATTACTAATTTTAGAATATACTTGTCCATTATTTGATATCATATAATTACTTAGTATTCCATCAATATAAATATCTTTCCAAATTATATTATTATTCACAATGATAATTATTCTCCTTTATACATAGAATTTATATTATTATGAATATAATATATAATTAAATTAACGACTCAGTAGTTTTTGGAAGAATATAACTTGATGAAATTAAATCACTCTTTATGTGCATTGCTAGTAGGAATGAATTTACTGTCATTAGTGTAGTTTTATTTGTTGGAAGATTTGTTAATTCATCTAAAATAACATAACCTTTTGTTGCAATTTGATTATTCATTTCACGTTTCATGACCATGTCATCAGCTCTGGCTGCATTTAGCTCTTGTAATATTTTATCAGCCCCAAGTGAAACGAGTATTTCGGATTCAATATCAGAATCTCTTGAATTTTTATCTTTGTCAATTACTTGTCCTGTCAACGAACTAATTTTACTATTATCAACAGATAATCCATTTTTCTTCATTACCAATTGTTGTAAACGTTTTATATTTACATATCCAACAAGACATTTATCTGGAGTAGATACTACATTCTTTTTATCCATTGTGAGATTTGGCATAAATATATATTCGCTAATTGGAATATTAAGAATTTTAGCTGCTTTCTCAACATTTTCCATTCTAACATCACGTTCATAATCAATCATGTCAAGAACGAAATTTTCCATATCATCATTTAAAAATTCTCTCATAAATTTTTCAAATTCTTTATCATTCATTGGTGAAAGCATTGCTTTGTATTTTTCAGTATTAGCACCAGTTGGATCAAGAGCATCAAATACTTGATATATTACATTCTCAATTTCTTTTCTATTTTTAACAGCCAATTCTCATAACCTCCTTTCAAAAAAAAATAAAGGAAGAGTTTAAATTCTTCCTTATAAAATGAATATTTATTTTTTGGAACGTTTTTTCTCTGATATTTGTAAATGATCAAACGTATCCTCAATTATACGGTTGAGATTACGTGTGACATTTTTACGTTGTCCATTAATTCTGATATACAATCTTACATACTTTCCCTTACTTTTTATAGTATTACCATAATTATCATTCCTGTAAAGATAATGTGGTGTTATGAAATCTCTGACAATTTCTGACCATACTTTTCCAGATCTTGAAATGAAATATCTTGTTGGAATTATCTTATCATGATAATAACGAACATACATTTCTTTCTTAATAAACTTTGTGTCATGAACTACTTCGTTTTCGGCAATATATGATGAAGCATATCTAATTTGTGATTTTACCATAATACTCGATATCTCCTTTATTATATTATACATATATAATATATAATTCAATTTTTAACTACTTTTACATTTGAGATTAAACGATTTAATTCATCATGTGTTAATGCTATATCATATTTTCCAACTGTATTAATATCGTCAGCTTGATAAGTTGATGGATATTTAGAAATTCCAATAATCTGAATATATAACAATGGATTATTATTGTAAATAAATTTTTGAATATTTACTTGATTCGAATCAAAGAACGTTTCCAATGCAGAACATTGGTCTATGATTTTATTTTTTAAACTTTCAATATCAATATCATCATAATGAGAATATAAAAGATTATCTATATCTAAACCAATCTGAGGCATTGATGGATATTGACCTGGTTTTGTATATAGAATAAATAATATAATATCTTTAATTGATTCTAATTCTGATTTAATTTTAGGATTGCCAAATTCATTGATATCAAAAGTAAGATCATATCCTATTGACATATGATCATCACCTCTAAACACAAAAATTATTATCCAGTTAAAATTTATAATTAGAGGCAGTTGTGAGTCTGCCTCTAATTATAAAGTATATTTATTTTTTCCATTTAAAAAGAGCTATTATTCCACCTACGAGAATACTTACACCAGCAGCAATCAATGTATTATTTCTATTCTTAATTCTATTATCATATACTCTATCTAATGTATTTAAAAATGTTTCAGTATCCACATTATTAAATATTTTATTTGGTATCGTAACAGTATCATTTGTATCGACAGTATCATTAGCATCGGGATTAAGAATTTTATCAACAATTTTTTCATAGTTACTTTTTGTTGGAGGCAATCCATAGCCAATATAATCAACAATATCATTACTATTTTCAAACTTAATTGATTCTGGGCTAATTAACATATTAAATCAAATCCTTTCTATTCAACGAAATCTATAATACTAGAATTTATTAGATTTTTTATATAGGAGGTTATATGCTATGCTGGATTCTATCAGATTAAAAGAAAATCTCTTACAACAATTATACATACTTGAAGATGAATCAAATCCAAATACTAGCAAGGTCAATACCATATGGCCACAAACAGTATTAGATCAAGTATTTGATCAGAATACTTCAGATAATAAATCATTAAGAACGATTCTGGAAGAATTGAATGAAAATATAAAGAATCATGGAATATTACAAATAAATTTTCCAGTCACATCAGTCAACAACATGATGGGAGATGTAACAATAACTAAAGAAAGTTTAGGATTGGAAAATGTTTCAAATGTTCCTGATAATGAAAAAACACTATCTGATATACAAAGGGAAGAAGTTACGAATATATTAAATCAATATGATTTTCAATCTAAAATAGATTTCACAGAATATGATAATCATTTATTAAATTTTAATAATCCTCATCATGTAACTGTTGAGCAAATTGATAAAGATAATTCATTAAAATTATTCGTTACTAATTTAATATATGCACACAACACATCAACAGATTTAAATATTCATCCAGATATTAGACAAAATTTAACAAAATTGTGGAAACATGTTGATGAGACTAATGAAAGTTTTAATAGTAAATTAAATGTTGCTAAGGAAATGTTCATAAAACATTATGATGATCCACTAGCACATATGTTATTATTTAAACAAAAGGAAAGTTTATCAAATAAAGTTTCAATAATTAATAATGACAATATTAATGAAATAAATTATCCAAACACATTAGCAATTAATAATTTTATTGATCAGAAATTAACTGAATTTAATCAAACTTTACCTCATCCAGAAAATTGGTATGACGAAGTAATTACTATTGATAATAGATTAGATCTACCCGATGCTGATGAGCAATATATTCATAAGTTTTATATTATTCAACATGGAGATGATAATTGCACAGAAGTTGCATATTGTAAATTAGATGAGAATAATTTTTATAAATGGGAAATTAACAGTATAGGAGCATTCTCAGTAATTGATAATAAATATATCCACAATAATGAATCAGGATTAACTTTAGATATTTCAAAGATTGCTGGAGATTTATTGGATGATCCGTCATTTAAATCATTGCTACAGGATAGTATACGAGAAGCTTTTCCAGATGTAATTAGTAATTATTATACCAAAGAAGAAATTGATAGTAAACATTATATCGGAAGCATTAAATTTTTACAAGGTATTGATAATGGTACATTTAGATTTTACATCAATGATGATCCATCAACAATGAGTCCTGATATTTTGATTAGAGGTTTACAAAGAATTGCGTTTCTCGAATATGTTACAGAACATGAAATTTACGACCAGAGTATTCATGAACGACACATCATAAGCAGAGCTTTAGCAACTAGACATTTCCAAAAGAAAAGTATTTATCCGGAATTTTTAGTTTCTAGAAATAAAAATGTTGTATTGGGAAATCTAAATAATAATGATGGAAAAATTGAAGAAATACCAATTAATGAATTAATTAGTCAATTTGTATCAAGTGAAGAATTACGAAATGTGATTATGAGTGTATTAAATGAAGTACTAATAGAATTTGATAGCGCAGATATAATTGAAATTGTTAAGAGATCATTAGAAAATACTCAAATTACAAATGCTGCCGATATCTTAGATGATATAATTTCTCAACTAGATGATGAATCAATTAGAGAAATTGTAATAAAAGCATTGGAAAATACAAAACCAATTAATGAATAATAAATAATAGAGATGGGAATTTCCCATCTCTATTATTTATATATTTATTTCATCAAGAGGCATTTTATATGTCAATGATTTTCAGATTAGGGATTTTCTGTACCAGGGGTATCTGTACCAGGGGTATCTGTACCAGAGGTATCTGTATCTTCTGAAGATTCATCAGATGATTTCCCACTAATAGCATCCATAATGCTTGTGTATTTGGGTGATTCTTCAGCAGGTGTTTCTGGTTCCGCAGGTTCAGTTGATCCTTCTTCATCTTTACCATAATCTGATGATTTACGATCAATTAAATCCTGCTCGAATTCCTGTTGCATTTTGAGAATATCTTCTTCACTGGTTGGAAAATATAATTCATCTACGATAGCTGTTGAGATTGCTCTGAACTGTTCCTTAGTAAGATATCTTTGGGGAGCAAAGTTATTAATCATTGCTCTGAAACAATCAACAATATCAATTGCAGCTAATCTAGTAAAACCGTTTGCAATTTTTTCATTAAGTTTAACATCAATAAACATTTTAAATTTACCACCTTTCAAAGTATCAACAATCTTAGATTAATTAAATATTAGTAGAATATTTCTAACAAATTTTAATTCTCATAAATAATATTTTGTAAATCAGATTTAAAGGGAATATCTGATAACTTAATACAATCCATTGGAACATCATTCATATTTGCTAAATTATGTGATATGATAAAAATTTGTTCAGCTTTTAATGTATTCATTTGAGATTCTAATAAAGTTAAGAATGATTGTTTATTTACATCATCTAGTCCAGCATCAATTTCATCTAATAATAAAATATTATATTTTGTTGAAGCATGTTTTGCCAAAGCAAATGAAATTGCAATGGATGCTAAAGCTAATTCAGATTGACTTGCATATTTTACATCTTGAATTAATTTACCATTTTTAATATAAGGAACCTCGAATGTATCAGAAGTAATATTGAATGGAGCTAACTTGAAATCATCGAATATTAATCCTAATAAATCATTTGATAATGTTTGAATCTTTTTTAAATATTCTTGAATATAAATAACTGGTATTCCTTTCTTAGTAGATACTGATTCAGCTATTAATTTTAAATCATTATTTTTCTTAGATAATTTCTTATCTTCCTTTAATAATTTTTTATATTCGTTTATATTGATATCTAAAGAACGATGTTTTTCTTTAATGTTATTTATTATAACTTCAAGTTGAGATAATTCCAATTGAAGACTATATCTTTCTTTAGAAGCATTTTCAAGTGGAATTAAAATTTTCTCAGCTGATTCAATAGTATGTTTAAACATATCAATATATTTTGCCAACTCATCATGTCTTTGAACCAATAAAATTTGATCATCAACTTTTTGTAATTTTTCATTTAATACATTAATATTATCATTCAATTTCTGAATTTCATTTCTATATAGAATTTGTTGAGTTCGTTGATGTTGAATTTCTTCATTAATTCCATTTGCTCCTAATTGTTTAAATAATTGAAGTTTATCTAATAGCTCTGTGTATTTTTTACAATTCTCAGAGTATACTTCATATTCTCGTAATAATGTTAAAAATTCTTCTAATTTTGATAAATCAAAGAATGGTAGATGTTTAGATAATCTTTCTAGAATATTATTCTCTTTGAATTCATCTTTAATAACTTTTGGAATTACTAAATTTTCATATATGGATAATTCATTTAATACATTATCAATATTATTTGATATTACTTTAATAGAATGAATTGTCTCATTATCTATACTATGATCAATACTATCTTTAATATTATCAACATATTCAAACAGTCTATAATATGGACATTCAACATATTCAGTATCACAATTAGGCATAATTATTTGATCATCTTTAAATACTTGATCAATTATCGATTTAATGTCTACCTTATTTATCTTCGATAAATTATGTTTATATTGCTCTTTTAAATACTTTTCAACGTCACGTTTATCTTTTCTAAGTTTTAAATAAATATTCATTGGAAGATCTCCCAATGAAAATAACATTGTACTTATTTGATTTAATGATGATAATTTAACTAAATATTCATGAACATCATTACTGGATATATTATGATATTGAAATTTAATGATAATTTCAGGTGTTCTATTAATTTGATCTCTTAGATTATTAATTGTATTATGTATACCTGATAAATCATTTCCTAATGTTATTTTCTTAATTTCAGTTTCCAATCTTTCAATAACCTGTGAACTGGAATCAATATTCATTCTATAAGAATTAATATTACTTTGAATATCTAATTTCTGATTATTTAAATCATTTCTTTTATTAATTAAATTATCCAATGAAGTATTTTCCAAATTTTGTTCTTTAATTTTCTCTTGTAACAAATAGTATTCATTCATTGATGATTTTGCAGAATGTTTTTTCTGACGCAATTCATCAACATCATTTTCTTTCATAAGTGAATCAATTTTATTAATATTTGTGATAAGCTTTTCTCGTTCTCTTTCTTTTTCTTTAATTGATTTTGACAACTGTTTCAAATTTTCTTCTTCAACAATTAAATCATCAATATGACAATTTTGCATATTCATTGAATTATTTTGTTGAAGTATTTTTAATACTTTTAAATCATCATTAATTTTCTTATGTATTTTTAAATACGTATCTATTTCTGATATTAAATTTCCAACATATTCTTTTCTTTTAGCTGGAGTCAATGATATGAAAGAATTGACATTACTTCCCAATCTAATCAATCTAACCATATCTTGATTTAGTCCCATATGTTGATTTACTAATTCATTGAATGATCCAACATTTCCATTTTCATTTAATTCTTCTCCATTTTTTATGAAATAACTTTTAACAGAGTGATTTCCTTCTTTCTTTGATTTATAAAAATGCTTAATAATATAATTATCAGTATTATCTTGAAAATGAATTTCTTTATATCCATCTCTTCCTTGTAATATTATTGGAATATCACTTCTTTCGTCAATATTTGAAATTCCTGCAAATGGTGTCAGTAATGATATCAGACATGATTTTCCTGTTGCATTCTTACCTATGATTGAAGTTATTCTATTAATCGATGATGAAAAATCTATTTCCAGGTTATATAAATTAGATCCAGCTACTAATCCAGCTACATTTTCTAACTTAATATAAGTTATTTTCATAATTAACCTCCAATTATAATGTATATACTTTAATAATATATCAGTTTGGAAAGGGGAACTTTTTTACATGAGACTATATGATTTATATATGAGAGAATATAGAAATGCTGCATATAAAGAAATGTGTGATTATAAAAATATTGAATTTGTTGAAGAAAATACTGAAGAGATTTTTGATGAATCTGGTAAAGAAGGAGTTTATAAAGTAGCTTATTATTTACAGGATCATTTACAAATTCCATATATTCGAAAAGCATTAAATAACAAACAAACCAAAGATGAATTAATTGATTTTGTTGGTCGTTTTATCGACCAGCATCAAACACAATTATCAACTATGGGACCAGTATACAAATTCACTTTCAATGTTAAAGAAAGTGAATGGTTGTATCATTTATTTGGAGTAACAAAAGAGCAATTATTGCAAATGTATAATGAAATGATTAAAGAAACCTATTATGGAAAGATTAGTAAATTTTTTAATGGGTGGATTGAAAGTGCTCCCCATAAACTATTATTATGCGCATTATTAATTGAAGCAATTCAAAGAGATGATAAAGATATTATTGAATGTTGTGAATATATGTTAGTATTTGCTGAATATGCTATTATATACTCAACATTCTGGAAGACTGGAGTAAAAGAAGATGTTATGAAATATACAATAGAACATCTCAGTACAAAATTCAAAGTAAAGAAAGTTAAAACATTACAAGAATTATTAAAATATGATGCTAACACAGTTGTATCATTTTTTATTCCTAAAATGAAAGAATCTGGACAAGATAATTATTATTTAGATTTTATTCAAAGATTACGCAATCAAGTCAATAGTACATTTAAAAATATTAGTATTGCATATTATAAAAATTCTGAATTAAATGCTTCTCAACATACTAATGTTATAGTATTTGACGATGGAAATATAGCAAATCAAGAAGGTGTTAGTAGTAATAGTTCTCAAATAATTCTGAGAACAAATAACAAATTTTCACAAAAAGAAATTAATAACAAATTTATCCAAATTTGTTCAGAAATAAATCAAGTAGATAAAAATTTACTAGCTGGGTTTATGACGCAAATTTATAATACTGAGAATAATAGGTTAGGAAAATTAGTTGAAAATATTATCATTGCCTATTTTGAAAAAAATAGATCAGAATCTAAATTAACTTCTTCAATATTTTTAAATTGGGGAATTGCTCTATATAGAAGCATTGGAACTTCTAAAGATCCTATTTATAAAGAAATTAGAGATATATTAACATTTTGGATGAATGATATAATAAATATTAGAAATTATTATCAGAGAGAAGCTACTATAATTGGATATACAAGAGCAATATTCAATTATATCATATTCATGATTAATTATTACAATTAATTCAACTGAAACTTATAAATTGTAGAAATATCTAAGTAAAGGAGATATAAAAATGGAAAATAATAAGAGTTTATTAGATCTTGCAGATGAGTATGCAAAAGCATCTAATATAACAGCTGCAGATATATTTAAAAAATCTGAAAAGAAAGAAGAAACAAAGAAAGAAGATCATAACACAAATAATGATTTATTTGAAGAAACAATTGTCACAGAAGAATCAAAAGAAAATGATTCAACCAATGATACTGATCCTGGAACATTATCTCTCGCAGATAAATTAAATAGTGCTAAGAAAGAAATGAAGTCTAATAAAAAAGCATGGACTCCGGACGCTGCATTATTAGAAGATATGCCTGAAACACAAACTCAAGGTGTTGTATATGATAAGAAAGATGTTGTTTTAAAACGTGATGAAAAATTAGTTAATATCATGGATGAGAAAATGGTTGAAACAGGAACAAGCAAAGTTCAAGAAATGGTTCGTATGAATCAAAATATTGAAATTGCTAAACAACGCAGAAAAATTAAACATTTCTTTATTCCACAAGGACCTATTCAAATGCAAATGACATTAGCAGCTTCAGATCCAGATGTCAATGCTGCTCAAACTGCTCTTGATGAAATCATTGATAGTATTGCACAAACTAATCCAGAAATGATTGAATATGAAAAAGATGATTCTAACGATAATAAAGAATCAGTAACTAACAATAACGAAGTAATTGAAGAAAGTATAAAAGAACCTGAAAAGAAGGTTGAAGAAATTGATAAAACTTTAGATGAAGAATCAATTGATGATGATAATGAAATTGATGAAGAAAATGATATTACCGAAGAAAGAGAAAATACTGAAGATAATAAAAATGAAGAACCTGTAATTGAAGAAACTAATACTGATGTAGAGAAACATTATGATGATACACATGAAATTGATGAATTAAAAATTGAAATTGATAAAGCAAAATTATCAAATATTACATGGAGTCCTGAAGATATTGAAAAAGTTAGAAAATCTCGTATAGTAAAATTGAATATTATTGAAAAGGATGATATTGAATTTGGTACTATTAAAAATGCAGATGAAAAGATGGTTGATCTTGTTACTCAAGCATACTATCGTAAAAACAATGATATCGAAGCTGTATTACCAGCTTCACATTATAGAGCAACATTTAGTGGTTTAACATATACAGAAGTATTAGATTTAAGAACATCTCAAGAAGTTAATCCTATTGATAGTGAACGTGTTAAGTGGGGAATTTGTTTTAAGCATATTCATAATCAAAATATTGGACCATGGGAAGAGTATGTTCTGTATCGTGATCCAACAACACAAGAAGAATTTAAAGTTAATAGCATGAAAGAAGTACCAAAGAGAATTCCAAATAAAAATATTCATAAAGTTAGTAAAGAAGAAGATTTCTTACGAAAAACTTCTTATGTAGATCTTGAATTTATTCTTTGGAAAATTTTATGTGCAACATCAATGCCAGAAGAAATTATTCAATTTACCTGTTCAAATAAAGTTAATGGTACAACATGTAACAATGTTTATGATTGGATTTACCAACCATCTGCATTACTGGATGAATCAACAATTGAACCAGCTGTGTTGGAAGAAATGGCCAAAACAGGTAACGCAATGTCAAAGGAAGAAATTCTTTCTAATTACAACGATTCATTATTAACTTCTCAAAATTATGTTAGATTACCTTCTTCAAAATTTGTTGTTTTATATGGACATGCAAGTGCATATGAATATATTAATGACATTTATCCATTAATCAGATCATTAGGTAATAAAGAAAATATTGATAATCCACTCAGTATCAGTAAAATGTTAAGATATTTAGCATTAGCATGTATTAGAGAATTATTGATTCCAAATAAAAATAATGATGGATATATTCGTATTCGAGGTGGAAATAATATATCTAAGATATTGGATACATTTAATGAGTTTGATTGGAGAACAATTAATGAGATTGCTGCTATGATTATTAATCCATATAATTTCAGATATGTGATGAAAAATATAGTATGTCCAAAATGTGGACATAAAGAAGATGTTGAAATCGATACTATTGTTAGATTGCTTTTTATCGTGGCCCAGAGTCTCGAAAACGTACAAGTGAGCTTAACTCGAAAATAAAATTAATCGAGGAACTGGGCTTTTTATTTAAGAATGGGCCAAGTGTAGAATATGTATTAAATCTACCTTATGGTCAAGCAAATGCATTGATAAAATTAAGACAAGATAGAATAATTAAAAATAAAGAACAGTTTTCCGATTTATTATAAAGGCAGGTGTAATACACACATGAACAAGTATAAACCAGAATTTCTTGGTCGTACTATACCAGCGGATAATGAATCAAAATTAACAGAATTTGTACAACAAAAATATGAAGCATTCAATGATATATATGATGCTTGTAAAAACTATTCTGATCAAATAAATGATATTACAAATGTTTCTAACAATAGTAATGATTTAAGCGTAAAGATAATTTGTTCGGCTGAGGTTATGGAAGAGATTAAAAAAAATAATTTAAATAATGATAAACTAACTGTTAGTTTAGATATCATAACAGCAAAGGTATGATGACTAAAAATGTAAAAAAATGTATATATTTAGATATGAGCTCAAATCAATGAGCTCATATCTAATATTTTTATTTATTCTTCAGAAGTATTTTCAGTTTCCGTTGATAATTTTTCATCAACATTTTCATTATGAATTGGATGACCCATATCAATTATAGATATTAAATCATGTAATAATCCAATTGATAATTCACTCATTGTTTTTACATTTGGATCAGGTTCTCCAAACGATGTACTTAATGCATAGTATTGTCGAATAACATCTTGCATGAACATTAATGCTTTATAAACAGATTCTTCCTGTGAATGATCACATTCAAAATTTAAATGTTTCCATGTAATTAAATTATCAAGTCTTTTTGCATAATCATCAAGATCTTTTTCTGTTGCAATGTCCCAATGACTAACTAATGTATCTTCTGTAAGATATCCGTGATCATCAACCAATAATGAGAAATTATATTTTGGGAATGGTTCAAATATTTTCCATGTTGAATCACTTTTATCATAAATTCCAATTCTTCGTTCTTCTGCAAAGATGATTTGATCATCATCTTCATTAGTGACAATTTTAGGATTGAAGATTCTAATTGTTAATGGTGTTCTATCAGGAATATCAGAAATAGTTTCTTCTGTAATTTTATGCCATTTGACATTAACATCACTCAATACATTAGAAAGAATTTTTTTCATTGCCATAATTAATCAGTCTCCTTTATAAAATTATTCAATATCATTTGTGTGATATTTCCAGTATGCTGAAGTTTCAGCAGTAGCCATATCAATTAAATAGAAACTAGGCCAATCATTAGACTCATCAATCATTATATCAATTGACCATTTCCCATCTAAATCAACAGTTTTAAATGCTTTTTCAACTTTAGAACATACAATATCTTCATATTTTTTATATGTTTCTTGAAGTTCAGGCCAAATTGTTTTAAATACAATCTGATCTGTTCGCTCTCGTAAATTTGGGAATACATAATCATAGTCCCAATAATTTACTGGATATAGTAATTGTTTCTTGTCAGCATCATAAAACACACGAATTTCACATCTTAATGGTAAGCCACTATATATTGTAGCATATTTCTTATAATCATAACCAATGTAATCTCGAATTATGAATTCAGTATTTCCATTTGCTCCCAAACATAATGCACTGTAACAAATACTAGTGAATGAATCAAGTATTCTTAATTTATTTGTAACGCAATTATTATATGAAAATTTATCAGAAAAGCATGCATTTTTCACAAAGTATTGATATTGAGAACCCATTTTAGGAATTAGTGAAGTATTAACAAAATTTTGAAGTTTATCCATTTCAACAGAAACTGCATCTAATTCAAATATTGACCAAATATGAAATGGAATTTGTACAATAGTGGATTTTGGAATTAGAAATTCTCTGATGACATCATTACAAATTATTTTGTTGAACCAATAACTGAAATTGTTTCTGTTTTTCTTTTCATCTTCATACATATCTTCCATTTCTTTACTAGCATCTCCCAAATCACTGGAAAGATTTTCTATCTTTAATCTTCCTAATGTTTTTTCTCCCATAACTTTTTATCCTTTCATAATAAAATAATATATTTAACAATGGGATTTATCAATATCCCATTGTTAAATAATATAATAATAGAGGTAATTATTTCTTTCCTAAGTTATATTGAATTCCACCATATTGACTGAATTGATTCATTATTGTATCATCTTCAGAATTTGCTTCAAATTGTTGACGTTTATTGCTTTGCTTTATAACTTCTCTTGTTATTTTCCTGAACTTTGGAAGATCTTCTTTCAATCGTAGGAACGATTTAATATCTTCCGAGTCTCCTCCTAAATGTACAGCGAGAAAAACTATTTGGTTAACTGCTTCAAGAGCTTGAGCAATTATTTGATCATATTCTTCTTCTGTCTTTGGAAGAATCGGAAACTTTGAATGACACAGATAACATTCCCAATTCCCATGCCCATCATCACTGACTGTTGGTATTGGTTTTCCTTTTCTGATCATCCAATGCATACATAATTTTCTAAGTTTCTTAACAACTTTCTTATTTCCTTTACCACCTTTAAATTTAAAGCGTTCACCCTTCTTTTTAAGCATATCAGATGTTGCTTCAAGGTGTCTTCTTGTATCCTTATCCATATTCTTAATCTTTTTATTTTTGCTCATGGTTATAATGTTCTCCTTTTCTTATGATAAGTATACTTCATTAGCAGAATTCTCTGCAATTAAATCCTGTACAACTTTCTTAATGTTTTCATACGGACTATTACTATTCGCATGATCAACAAACTTAATGATTCTTTTTGAATCATTTTTAAATTCTTCAGCTTTCTTTCTAGTTTTAATATATCCACGAAGAATATCGCGAATTTTGGATAATTTTAAATCATCAATATATTTTAAAGCATTTTCTATCAGACCTTCATGAAGTTCTTTTTGTTTCTCATTAAATTTAGCTTGCTTATTTGTATATTTCTGCAGAATAAACTCAGAATAAAATTCTCTAAGCATTGCTTTCTTGGAAATAACTTCTTCTTTATCAATTCTACAAACAGCATGAAGAATTGCTTCTACATCAATATCTTTATTCTCAGCTAATTCATATAATTCTCTAATTAATTTTCTATACCATTGAACATTAACTTTGAACAATCTTGCTGATGGTATAATTGTTGCAATATGATAAGCTATTTCTGGATCTAATCCTAATTTAATATATCGCTTAATCTGTTTCTTGAGAATCTTTTCACAGAATGCAATTAATGATTCTGGATCCAATGAAGCTTTAAGCTTTTTCTCATCTTCACTAAGATTAGCATCATTATCATAATATGATAGTGTGTTCACAATCATGTTTGGAAGATAAATGAGATTCTTATATTGATCTTCATTTTTCTTATATAATTTTGCAATATGTTTCACAACTTCAGGATTGAGAATTATGTTCTCAATACCATTTTTAATTTTTTCATTATTTTCACAATCGGGATGTTCTGTAAGAATTTTCACAGCTTTGTTTAATCCTATTAATGCATTTTCTGAATAATCTTCCATTAATCGTTTTGCAACTTTTTTCTTTTCTCTTTTAGGCATGCCTTTACCTTTTAATTTAATATTATTCTTCTTGGCATATTTTTCAAGAGAATATTTTAGGTGCTTAACAGAATCTGGAATTTTTACTTTCTTTTTATCACTCATAAGAAAAGTTCCCTCCATTTTATTAATATTATCAAAAATTTACTTAATTAAGTTATTTAAACATATGAATTATATTTAAGAACTAACTTGTATCCATATAAGAATATATCATTAAATTTTAAAGCTTCTTTATTTCATCAATATCATTAATTGATATTATTTTGATTCCCAATGAATTGGCTTTATCAACTTTACTGGAATGATATGAGTAATCTGGAACAATTAAACATTTGCATTTGTTTGTCCATGAATCAGAAGATTTATAACCAAGATTTTCTAGTTTATGTTTCAATTCTTCATTTGGTCTACATCCAGTAAATACAACAATTCCTTTACTGTTTTGATTTAGATTGAAAGATTCAATTAATTGAATTTCATCTAATAGTTTATTTAATTCTTTAACATTTTCTTTATCTTTAAAATAGTCGACTAATACTTGTGATTTATTTTCTCCAATTCCATTTATTTTAATTAGCTTTTCAACTAATAAAGTGTAATTTTCTAGTTTAATCATATTTAGAAAATCACTTAATTTTATATTGGAGAAAATAAGCTGAAATGTTTTATTGGACAATGATTCAATTCCTAAGGATCCGAAAAAATCATAGTCAAACAAATTTCGTTTAGCTTCAATTTCTTTAATAATATTTCTGGTTTTCAATTTACCAAATCCTTCAAGATTTTCAATTTCGTCAATATGTTTCTTTAATTTGTATAATGATCTTATTCCTTTATTTAATAATCCATTATCCCACAAAGATTCTATTATAGATGATCCAATATTTTTCATATTTACACCTGTACAATAATTCATTATCTTTCCAAGTAATCTAGAAGGACATCTTGGATTCTTACACTGAACTTGAACAACATCTAAATCTAGAGGCTCATGGCATCGTGGACAATTTTTAACAAATGGAATTTTTCTTCCATTTGGTTGTCGTTTACAATTTTCATCTAATACAGCATATGGAATAATATCATATAGTATTTTCACAGTATCATTATAATGTAAATTTAACTCATCAAATCTTTCTTTATTGGATAAGCTAATATTTTCAATTGTATTTCCTTTTAATGTAATAGGAAATATTTGTAATACGGGAGTAATATACCCAAATTCAGAAACATAGAAATTTATATCTCTTACCTTTGCATATGCAAATTCTTCAGTAAATTTAAATGCTACTTCAAATTTATTAATAGCATTTTCTCTACTTAAACCAGATTGAATTTTTGGATCCATAATTGTTAACACAATTCCATCTGTTCTAAAAGTGGAACCAGCAACTTTTGCATATCTATGCGAGTATGCAAATTCTTTTAACTTATCACGCTCATTTAAAGTACAAATTAAATATGGAAATTTTTCAAGGTATAATGGATGAATTTCTTCAATATCATTATCTGGATATTGAATTCTTAATGGTACGGGATATAAAAATTCTGATTTAAAATCTACTTCTTTTGTATTCAATATTGAAGTTGCAATTTGTCTAGAATTTTTATATGGATGCTTTGGATAATATTCATTTATTTTATCTTTTCCTTCCTCAGTAATCATTACTTCAAATTTTTGTCCAGATTTTCCATATGAAGAAAATATATCATTGAATTGTTTCATTACATTTGTAACATCGGATGCTAAATTTAATTTCGTATCTCCCCTTGTTAAATATGTCATATTTATTCCATCATTGTTTAACACAACTGATGTTCCATCATATTTACAAGAAACAAATACTTTAGCATCGGATAAATCAATATCTTTACCTGTATTTCTTTTATAACGAGCTTCAGATGATTTTATCCATTCATCCAAACTTTTTCTACTTTTATTAGTTCTATTAACAGGATCATCAAGATAATAAATTTTATCGAGAGTACCTCTAAGATTAGTATACTGATGATTTACTTTATTATCCGATGATATTATTTCATTTTGTCTAGGAATTCCTTGATCAACTAATCTTTCTTGTAAAATATCATAATCTTCATCAGAAATTATATTTTTTTGACCATTGTTATATAAATAATTTAACACTTCCACAATCGATTGTAATTCTTGTAATTGATTTTCTTTTAATGTATCATTACTATTTCTACATAACCAAATATAATAATTTATCAACTTCTTATTATCCTTTTCAAATAATTTATCAAAAGCTTCTGTTTCTGTAATTAAATTATTTCGAAGATCATCTAATATTTGTATAAATGTCATAATCATAAATTCACCCTACTTTCAAATATATACAATAATAATATATAATTAGAAGAGAAGGTATCTCTTCTAATTATATATATTTAAATAATTTTAACTTTGACTACACCATCTTTTGTGGATGATATTGATTTCTTTAAAACTTTCTTAGGTAAATCACCCATTGTTGTAGCTTCCAAAAAATCAATATTTAAATCTTCATCTGTTCCATCACCATAAAATATTTTTACTTTATCATATTTATTTACAGCAACAACAGCAATTAATTTATCTCGTTCCGATAATGAGATTAAATTTACAAATGAATCATTTTTATTTACACGAGTTGGGAAATAATTAATATCATTCAACCTACATCTACCACGTAAAGTTATATATAACAAATATTGTGACTCAGTTGGATTTATTAAGAAACAACCTTCAATCTCATCGTTATTATCTAATTTAAATCCATTTGAACCTTTAGCATTTGATTGTGTTGGTTTTATGGAATTAATACTAATTTTTTGTCCTAATCCATTTCTAGTGTAAATAAGAATTTCTTTGCTGGAATTTGTTTTTGTTACAATTCCTCTTATTAGTGAATCATTTGCATCTAATGAAAGGAATGGTTTGTTTGAAGGTCTTAGATCAACAACTCTTGTTCTCTTAATAATACCTTTTCTAGATATTAATGTACATGATTCATCATCATCTAAATTACATGGAACCAGAGCAATTATATTACCATTCAATGGTTTCTTTGAATATCTAGCAACAGGAACGTCAGTATCTATAGGAATATCTTTTACTCTAATAAATGAATGATATCCTGAATCATTTATAAGTATAAATGAAGATCCATTATCAACATTACATGCAAATCCACCTAATGGTGGAACTGGTTCATCTATATTTGATGATTGTCTTCTATTAATAATTCCATCCTGTGACAATGTTAATATACAATGGCCTTCAATTTCCAATGATACACTTATTTTCTTTGGAACAATATTACTTCTTCTATTAGTTCCAAACTTTTTAATTCCTTCTTGTAATTCTCCAATTATAACTTCATCGATTCCATTATCTTTATTTAAAATATTTTCTAATTTTTCTAATTCGATTATTAATTCTTCTTTTCGTTTTAGATATCCATCACGAGCATCAGTTGATAAATCAACCATTCTTAAATTAGATAAAGTTCTTGCTTGTAGTGAATCCATCCTGATTGGAGTATCTTTATATCGTTTAATTAATTCCTTTTCAATAGATTCTCTATTTTTATTTGTTGAAAATATCTTTACAGTGTCTTGTAAATTATTTCCATCAAGAATAAATATTTTAACATCATTGGTTCGTTGTTCAGCAATTAAATTCGTTCTCTTGTTACTAATTACAACTCGTTTCTGTTCTCTACGATAATTTATCCATTGTAACAATAAATCTCTATATGATAAATCATATGTAGAATAATCTGATACAACTGTGATATTTACTGGATAATTTCGTTCAAGACCTTGTACTTCTTTAATTAGTTTTCTCATAAATTTATATGGATTAATATCTTCTCTAATATATAGGATAATATTAATTTTCTTCCCAGATAAATCTTTCATATTTTCCAATTCACTAAATTTATTTTCCAATTTTAATGATGCAATTTTATCTATAATATCATTAGCATTAACTAATTCTGGAAGAGATGTGATTCTTATAGTATTTAATTCTGGATCAATTTCATAAGTACATCGTTGCGTATACGATCCTCTTCCTCTTTCACATATATTTGCAAAATCTGTTTGAATAATATCAGCTCCAGTTGTTGAATCTGGTATCAATACAATATTTGCATGTGAATTATGTATCAATTTGATAGTAGCATCAATAATTTCTTTGAAATTATGGGCTGGGATATTACTAGATGTACCGTATCCTATGCCCAAGGTCCCATTCAATAATACATTTGGATATTTACTTGGAAGATATAAAGGTTCACATTCTTCTTCTGTATATGCTTCCTTCATATCTACAACAGATTCCTTCCAATCTTCAAAGAAACATGATATTGCATAATCAGATAATTTGGCTTGAATATATCTATCAGCACCTGCTTCTGCTCCGTCAGGTGAACCAAAATTTCCAGCTGGTTCTATCAGAGGTATCATATTTCGCCAACTTTGTGCCATTAGTACAACTGCATCCGATATGCTTGTTGTCGAATGCGGATGAAACTTACCAAATGTTTGACCACTAATAGTTGCTAATTTTTTAAAAGTTTTCATTCCACCATCTAAATACATTGAATATAACACTCGTCTTTGAACAGGTTTTAATCCATCACTGAGATCAGGTACAACTCTTGCAACATTAACATTATAAGCTCTCGTTGTATCATATGATAATGCTAAATCAGCAACATTATGTTCAATAAATTTTTCATTAGGATTTATATCAATACTCATTTATTTTCACATACATCCTTTCTCTCTAATTAAGATACCAAATACAATTTCTTTAATATATAAAATAATAATATATCTTTAAAAAATATAGGAGTTGATTTTAATATGTTAGCATCCACTGATTATAATATTAATCATCCACTACAAGGAAATCAAATAGATTTAAATAAACATTTATATGAAAATTTAAAAGATACCATCGACCCATTACCTGTGTATGGACGAGAAGAATTTGATTTAATTAAAGTTAAAGATCCTAATACAATTTATTATGTTAAAGAAAAATCTCATGAAATAATTAGATATTTAGGAGATGTTCCAATCGATAACAAATGGGAAAATTTTAAAAGTTCAACTAAATATTGTTTAATGATAAATGATGAAAACGAATATTGTATTCATAGAATAGAAGTATCAAGAAGATTTGATTCACATGTTAATTTAATATTTTTATATAGATATAAAAATGCTCAAGATGCAATAAATAAACTTTCGGATCTTAGAAAAATTGGATCTCCTGAAGAATTAAATAGAGAATTGTATTATACATTAATTAATCATTTAAATAAAAATATTAATATACAAGATACAATATTTGGTATAATGATTTTATATGGATACAATGATCACATATCATTTCAACCAACGATAAATTTAGTAAATCATTATAAAAATTATTTAGATGATATGGATAAATATTGTAGATTTATTCATGATATCGTTTATGATGTTAGAGGAAATATTCCAGCACTAATTAAGATATATTATCGATTATTACAAGTTTGGGTTAAGTATAATTATTTTAAAGCAAAAAAATATGATATTGATAATTTAGATGATATTGTTTTAACTGAAGAAATTGACGATATTAAACAAGCTATGAGAGAAATATAATATTTAGATATAGTCTATAATAGACTATATCTAAATATATTTTAATCATTAATGAATAAAATGTATAGCAATGAATATAATTATTAGGAAAATTATAACTATTCCAATCCCAAATGATATATCACCAGGATCTTCTTTGACCACTCTCATTATTGGTTTAAAATCACTTTCCAGATATTTTTTGCATAATGATTGTAGCGTATCTTTATCATCATCTTCTTCATATGTATTCTTGATATCTTGTGCATTCCATATAATCATAATAATTCTCCTTAAAAATAAAAAAAAATATATGGGTAATTTATAAATTACCCATATAAAATTACATCAATTCATCCAAATCCATAGATATATTGATCATATCATAAATTATTATTGCCATGATTTTTGTTTCTCTACCAGAAATTTCAACAATTTTTACATCCTTGAGTTCGTATAAACTTTCACCAACTTGAACGAAGAAATCATTTAATTCTCTCTGTAATGCTTCTGGTCTAGTTATAATTACTTTTGCTTTTAACATTATTAATTCTCCTTTGCTTTTCTGAAACAACACACTTCAAATGTTGATGTTGATATTTTATTCAGCACATTAAATATATGAATTTTCCATGGAATAACATATGCATCTCTATCGTAAGTTGCTTTTGCAAAATCGTCATCGAATTCAAAAGTTAACGGAAGTTTCCAAAGTTTGACAATATTTGAATATGCAATCTTTTCTTGACCATTAATATATATTTTTGAAAATGCAACATCAATATGATCTTTAAATACGAAAATCATATATTTATATAAATCTGTAATAGTTTCGTCATCAAAAATTCTTGTTAATTGTTCAACGAAACTAATTGATTTTGATGTTTTACTAATAGTATTTACTTTCAAGAAATTAAAATCAATTTTAATTTGTGATTGTGGAATAGTATCTGTATGATTTGTTAATTCATCATTAAATTCCAATGGATCAATTCTATATGTTGAATTCTTACGTAAAACTTTATTAATTTCCAATAAATTATTAATGGCCGTATTGATAAAATTAAGTTTATTCATTGATTTGAATTCCCTTCTAATTAATATTATTTTATTTATATAATAATGATACCAATTTATCAAAGAAAGATTTATATTGCATTTTATACAATGATAATTCAATCATAATATCGATAACATGTGATTGTGCAAGTTTTCGTGAAACATCTTTATTATCAAGATACAATTTGAAGTCCGATGGCTTGTCAAATACTGTTGGCAGTTTCCAGTGAAGAACATATGTAATATCTCGAGGAGTTGAATAATAATCAAGTTGGTATGTGTTGATATAAATAAAATCATTGAAATGTTTAATTTCTGTGTATGCAAAACTTGTCCATATATTATTCTTTATTTGAATTTCTTCATTGAATTCAAGTTTATCATCATTTACATTTAATGATGCTAATGGAATTCTAACAGCTGGTGAACATTCATCAAGGTATATGAAATTTGTTCCATCATGTGTGAATTTATTATTAAAATATTTATGTAAGCATTTTAAGTTATGAATTGCTTTTTTAATAAATTTAAATTTCATAATATCCTCCTATTATGAATTATAATATAATCTTTCTATATAATTTCGATTTTCTTTGAAGATTGGAATTTCTTCATCAAGATACCACTCACCACATTCGCTTGTAAAATCTTTTATATAACAAGATCCTCTTTTGTATATAGTATTAATATCTTCCCAATCAAAATTAAATTGATTTATCAATTGCTCTTTAATCCAATTACAACTTTTCCCATATAATTCATTATGTGCGAAATATTGTCTACCAACCATTTCTATAGAATTTCTAATTGCATCGTTTTGTCGCCAAATAAGATAATTACAAACTTCATTCTTTGGCAATATAAATACACGAGAATCAAACATAGCTTTATCCAAAGCATGTTTATATCTAGCAGCTTGTTGCTCTAAAACTTCCACATCTGTATCTGACTGGTTATCATTAAATAATTTATATCCTTCATCAATAGCATTGGTTGAAAATCTCTTATTAAATATCATAGTAGCCATTGAAGCACTAATCGAAACTATTTTTTGAACATTATTTGCAAACCATGCATCTGTGTTCATTTTCTTATCATTTTGCAATATTAATGAAATTTCATCAGATTGTGTATATCCAAAAATACATCCTTGAATATGTTCGCATAAATATTGCATTGTGTCTTGCATGGTTTTAGATAATACATAATCAAATGGTTTTATAAATCCTCGTGTAAATGAATGAAAAGATCTGCCATCAATTCTAATAATAACAGGTAATCTGCGAGGTAAATAAATTTTAGAAACAGCTTCATATAATTTCATTCGATCTCCCAAAGCATCAAACTTATTCATTTTAATTATTCCTTTCTTAATTATATTATAAATAAAATTTAATTGAGGATTATTAATAATCCTCAATTAAAGTAATATATTAATCTTCGTAAATTGTTTTTAATCCATATCTTGTGGCAGCTATATGTTCTATTACACATCCTCGATAGGTTTCAAAACCTTTTGTAAAATAAACAGCATCACATTTAGCCATATCACTTAAAGATTTTGCCAAATACCACAATGGTTCATTAACGACATTATTTTGTTCCATTGTTTCTTTCTCTTTTCCATAATCAGAATAGAATGTGTTTAATACTTCATAACCCATTTCATTCAATTCTCGAATAGCTTTGTTACGAACTGTTAAAATTTCTTCATCTGTTTTATCTCTCATTCCTTGTGAAATCATAGCAACTGGTGCTTTACTATTCATGATAAACAATCTCCTTTTAAACATATAACATTATTAAATCTTTCATAATTCCAATCGTTATCAATAGATATGGTACAACATATACTATACCAATCATAATAGTTGTTGATATACAAATAACTTTTAACGTATAATAAAGAATCTTTAATATAAAAGGAATTCGATAATCATCGTTCCAAGCATTATTATACTCAAGCTCATATTTAAGAAATGCAAATATTGTATAAAATAAATATGGTAATATTGTGAGTATCAATAGATTTTCAAATAATGGTTTATAGTTAAAATACAATTGTAATATTTTATTTGCAATTTCCATTATGTTTCACTCTCTCTATTAATTATAAAATATCCCCAATTACTAATAGGAATGTTAATCCAATCTGTGCCATGTGTAATAATTGATCTTGAATCAAATTTAATTTATATTTATTGGCTTTTAAATCATCAACAATTGCATGAATGATTGTATTAATGATAATAGCAATCATAAATATAAATGCCCATTTATAATTAATTTGATTAAATCGATAAATTAATATTGGAATTGACATTGTAAATGTCCATGAGAATGCATGACAAACTAATGCAGCAATATAATCTTTATTATATTTTGGATTAAAACCTTCATGATTAATCCACCATTTATATTGTTTCATTGATGCTAATATTCCTTGTAACAAATAATCATTAATGATATGGCAATAAATCATTGCTAATAAAATAATTATTTTCATATATCATTACCTCCTAATTATTTTTACAGCTTAAATTATAATCATCATTATAATCATCTTCAGTATATTTACATGAAAGATTATAATCATAATTTTCTTCTTCCTCATGATAATTTTCACTCACATCAAACCAAATACTTTCTTCAATATTTAATCCCATAATAATTTCCACCTTTTCTTATCCATGATATTTTAATAAATATTTATTTGATACTGCTTTAAATGATTTTATCCCATCGGGAGACCTGAATACTAAACCTTCACGCATAACATTAGCAAGTTGAGAGCCTTCATTTTCAACATATTGCATTAATTCTTCAACTGTGTCAGGAAGAATATAGTCAACTTTAAGAATTGGCACCCAAGATATATTATATTTCGACATGATATTTTCTGCTACTACAGAATTTAATCTTCCTCTATCAGAGAAGACTAAATTAAATCCTAAAACTTCCTGGTATGGAAGAAAATATTCATTTTTCTGAACGCATTTTCCATATATTTCTCCTTGGAAAGTTACCCAATTTAATTTATATTCGTCACAAATATCTTGTAATGCTTCTGGAATTTTTCGAGATTTTGCGATACTAGTGTATAAATTCTCATCAGTATCATAAAATGCTAAATTTCGCGAACATATAAAAATTCCCTTCTGTTTATGAAATGCAACAGTTAATGATGTTCCATCAACCTTTTCAGTGACTATCCATCTATCTTTATTCTGTAAAATCCATTTCATATTTTGAATTCTTTCTTCATCCGTTTTACGTACCCAACTTGGCCACTGAGCTTTTAATTCATCAGTTTTTCTACCAAAGAATATATATAATAATTTTTGACCTAATGGATATTGTATCATCCACTTGAATGGAAGATATTTCATGAATAATTCTCTGTGACGAGAAATCATTCTTTTGTATTTATCAACTACTTGTTTATTGTTATTATTCTTTCTTTCATTATATTCAGGCTCATAATATTTTACTTCTAATCTTTCAGTAAGAAATCGATTTTCATCATTATAATTATCTATATTACTGAGATCTTCAAATTCTGTACCTTTTAAACATTTAAGATGGATAAGAAAACCTTGCGATAATTCACCTCTAATTTTTTGCGTCTTAATTCGAAAATGTTTTGATGCTAAAAATTCCATAGAATGAAAAGGTTCTTTATCTGGTAATAAAGAATCAATTTCAAAATATATTCCAACCTCACCTTTTTGGAATTCTCCTTTTCCAACTATTACATGCCATCCACCAATAACAGCGATTTCAAGTCTATCAGCATTTCCGTGTTTGATTACATCGTTGACTTTAACTAAATATGCAAGTTCTCTTTCACTTGTCTTTGGATTTAACATTATCTTTTTCTCCTATATTTTTTTTAATTTTACTTGAAATTATTCAAACCAAGTATCATCGTAATGTAGACCAATATTTTCTTCACAGTATTTCATAAAACTTCCATATATATGTGGATCAGGTAATTCATTTTCTTTATCAGCAATACAAATAAATTTTGAATATTCATCTAATAAGGATGGACAATTTTTCATTACCCATTTTTTTGGAGCTGAAACATTAAATGAAATACTTTGATCTACTGTTACAGCGACAACAACTAAATTATTTCTTTTTACCCAAACATCATCATATAATCTTGTGTTTAAATCACCCCCCATCCAACTGATAAATGGTTCTGCATTTGGATATGTATTTCCAGCAGACCAATTGTTCAAATCAAAATAGATTATTTCATCCATATTATACTAAATACTTCCTTTCAGAATATTAGCACATATACTAATATAATATATCAATATAAATTTAAGTATAGTTAAGTCGGTTAAAAAATAAAATATTAATAAAAAAAAAAAAAATAGAATGCTGTTCGAAACAACTGAATCTGATTACTTATTCCAGCTCATTAAAGTTTGAATTCAACTTCTTTGAAACTAAAATTTATAACCATCTTCAATTGTTTGCATTCTACTTTTAATATTTTTTTCTAGCTAGTTAGTTGATCAAGCTAGAAATTGTACAACCTTAATTAATATTAAAGATTTCTTAATATTAATCAAGGAGGCTTGAATATATTATACATAATCATTTCCTCCTTTCTTGATCATGTATTTACACACTAAAATTAAAACTATCTAAAATTAATTATGTCAAGTAAATCCCATTAATACTCAACTCCTTTCTTTTATTTATTCACAATTATAATATATCAATAAAAAATAATAATATACGATAATAAAATAAATACAATGCTGGCAATTATACCAGCATTGTATTTTATATCATTTAAAAATCACTAAATATAGATAAACTGATATTTTCCAGATCAGAAATATCAATCCTAATACTTGCATCAACACGATTATATATTAATTGTGTTGGTGAAAAGTTTTTGAATATTTCTGTTATTTCTGGTAATTCCATTCCAAGCATATTCAGCACATCCCCGTCGATGTTAAACTTTTAATCGCATTATTCCACATATAATAAAAACATCATTATCTGTATACATAATATTAAAATTATTAATTGCAAAAGGAGTTGTTTTTATTATGTATGATTTAGATAGAATTTTAAATCAAGAAATAAAGAAAAAGTTTTTAGTTAATAAACCAATTGATCCAATCCATAAAATACCAAATATATATAATCTCGATCGATATGGTTATATTTATTGCATTGAGAATCTTTTAAATGGTAAGAAATATATTGGATCCACATATTCACTAAATATTGGAGTAGCTAATTCTGGTCCAATGGCTTCATTACAAAAAAGAGCTTCACAATATATTTATGAATATAATAAAGCATTAAAGAGTAAGGGAGTTAAAAAGATTCATCGCCCAATTATTCAAGCTATGATTGACGAAGGCATTGAAAATTTTATAATGTATCCAATAGCTGAAACTCTTCAACCAGTTCATACGGATATGGAAAATTATTTTATAAATCTATATGATACAATTAAAAATGGATATAATCTAGATGAAGCTATTAATACTAGGAAAACATCTAGATCAAATCTATCAGCTAAAGAAAAATTATTAAGATCCGAACCAATAATTGCTGTAAATATGAATCAGCAAAAATTGATATTTTCTGACTCAATGAAATTATTTGCTGATTATTTACATACCACAAAAGATCTAATTAAAAATGCAAATAGAACTGGTAAACCATATAGAGGATGGTTTATATTCTATATAGATTCAGTAAAACGTGAAGATGTTTTAATCAATAATGTTATAAATGATCAAGATAAACGAAGTCAAGATCGTCATAGTGAAAAAGCTAAAAACTTTTATAAAACATTATATGATACAATTGGTTTATATTTAAAAAACTATCCTAAAACAAATCAAGAATATTTTCCTAATTTTGAAAAATTAGATGATTTAAAATATACGGAATAATACTTTATACTTAATCATGGACTATATCTTTATATTATATTACCTTCATATGAAGGTAATATAATATACTTTCCGTTTCCATTTAAAGGATCCCAACCCTACTTATATTCATTAATATAAGCCGTACTCTACTCAGTTACTCATATAAACATTACTATTTATATTACCTTTTCGATAGTCTCTGAACTCATATCTTTCTAAATAAAGATACTAATTCATTTACTTTTTACTATACCTTGAGATATTACCTCTTGCCATTATATTATTACTAATATAATTTAGTATAAATGAATTATAGGAAGTTTCCCGCATTTAGGAAAGTTTTTAAACTGATCTCAACCTGGGATATAGATGTGTTAAATCAGCATTTAATCCTTTTAATATACTTGAAGGAATTGATAATGTTAAATCATTATTATCTGTTTTTACCTTACGGATTTTCATTAATAAAATTGACCCAAATGTTATGGTGGGGTTACGATTAAGAATAATTTGGGGTTGGTCTTCTTCAATGATTTGCATCATTATAGAATGAATGTATTTATCATACATAAATTTTGATGATAAATAATTTGATGCTTTTGTTATTGTCCAACCTTTATCTTTAATAATTCTTTTTATGATATGCCCTCTATACAATTCGATGAATTCTTTATAAGACATATCAACTTCATCCATTTTTAAAGTAGGATCTAAAACAATTACTGATCTCAATTATCTTCACATATATTCGCAACGTATATGCAGTTCTCTTATGAACTTCTTTATATTTCTATAAAGATGAGACTATATCTTTACATAAATTAATTATGTACTCTTCATTTCCACTTACGGTGTATAACATTCCATTTTATACACGCCCACATTAGCGCTTTGGGTGTACTCTACTGACTATATCGATATGGTAATTATCCAATATCATAGTTGGTCGATAGTCGTTGAACTTTATTGTATATTTTTTTCTTGATGTTATAACTTTAATAGAATATTTAATTATTTTCAATTTTACTAAGTTCTTTAAGTTCATCCTTAAACAAGAATATTTCATTATATTCATTTTCCAAATCCTCTAATAATTTCTTTTTCTTCTTAATATTTTTTGATTTTAATAATATAAATAAATCTATATCATTAAATATATTCAATTCTATTAATATTTTTTTTAAATCCTTATATTTAATTTTTTTCATATCATGAGTAGAATAATAATTAGAATCAAATTTATATAATCTGCCGATATGAGTCCAACTTATACCTTTTCTAATATCAAAAATAGTACTAGACTTAACACCTGTTAGATCAGTTATTAATCGTATTGGAATTTGATATTCCAATAATTTACATACTAAATGTATTTGATCATCTGCATATTTAGAAAAACTCCATTCTGAACCCTTCGGCATTAATCCATTATTGAACGCATGTTGTATATTTTCTAACTGTGTATTCCATTCTAAATTTTCAACTCTATTATCTAACTTATTTCCATTTATATGATTTACTTGTGGTTTATTTTCTGGATTTGGAATAAATGTATTTGCAACTAAACGATGAATTGTTTTTGTATGTTGTAAATTATTAATATGCAAATTTACAACATAATATCCATTGTTTGCTATTACATTTGATAATACATTACCATTTGATTTATTTCTAATTAATCCCGTATTACTAACTTCATAATTGGTAACTATTCCATCTAGTATAACATCTTTCCAAATAATTTCATTATTCATAATTATATAATTCCTTTATTAATATTAATATTAGAATATAAAGTTATGAATAATTTCAAAATATACAAACTTAGCTGCGGATTATCCAATCTTTAATCTTTTTACCAAACCTTTGACATTATTCATTGCCATTAATATATTACTATATTAATTTGGTAATTAAAGCTCTAAGGATGTTCCCGCAATTAAAAGAGTTTTACATGTCCAGATGTGGTTCAGACGTGAAGTTAAACTCACCGCCAAGGACCTGACTTCTAATCACGCCATGTTTTCCGTCCAGCAGTGAAAAATTAATATCCCATAATTCATTGATTTTTGATTGAGCCTGAAACAAATATAGAGGAACTTCAATAGGTGAAGCTCTTTTTAGATTAATTGAAATACTTGTCAAGGGGAATACATTTCTATCTAGTGGTGAAAAATATAAAGATTCTGTGGATATAGATAGAGGTCTTAATACTGTTGAATATACTGGTACTTTTGACGTCCAAACTTGATTCTTCATATCAATCAATTGTTGAATAAGATCAGCTTTGGTTTTTCGTTTCTGTTTAAAATATAACATGATTTCTTCATAATTTAAATAGAATTCGTACATACCAATATTATGATATTTCAACATTGATTTTTTAACTTCTATATCATCATTATGTTTTCTAATTATTCCTGTAGAAGTAATTATATTCTCATTACTGATGATATTTTTCAAATTATCTTTTGAAAGAGCTGATTCCAATTTCTTATAAAAGATTGGATTAATTACTTTATATGGTGAAAAATTCAACCATCCTGTGTAAAGTAAATCAATATCGCGATATTCAATTTTCGTGTTACATTCTGGACAAACTTCTCCTTCAAAAATAGCACCGATATATTTACCACAATTACAACGATATCGATTATTAAATTCTGATGTATCTTCAGGAGCTGATCCATATCTAGGAGATCTTGGACCATCAACATTTTTAATTGACTTATCAACATCGGAAAATGGTTGATCTGCTATCAGAAAACCACGATCATTAATAATATCATTATAACATTCTGATTCCCAATTTAGCAATTCAAATTTAATTCGCAAAATTGTTTCCTCCTAAATGAAAATTATTTAATCAAATATAAAAGTTTATCCTAATTATTGGATAAACTTTTATATTTTTATCTTTTACTTTAGTAAACATTTGAAACAGTGTTTTATTGTTAAAGCATCATACAAAGCATTGTGCTTAAAATCTATAATAGATTTATTAGCATCTAATTCAGTATTATTATTTAACATTCGATGAATTATTTTCACATCATCCAAATAAGATTTTGCTGAATCAAGAGAATGACACCAAACATACTGGTATCTATCTCTCCAATAATAAACATCATTTAGTGCAAATGATGTGAACAAATCAATTGGCATATTTATCATATCCAAACAGGATAACTTTGGTAATAGTCTAAATAAAAATTTTCCAGTATGACAAATATTATCACCATAAAAACAAACTATTTTGTTATTGGTATTGATATGTTTTAACCATTCTTTCAAAAATAAAGCAATATTTTCAGAACCAGCTTTGTATATTTGAATTGTGTTATCAAAACATTTCGTATCGTCAGCAAAAAATTCTTTGAATATTAATTTTTGAATAATATTGTCATATGTCCATTTGTCAACAGCAATGTCATTTTTATCAAATGAATTGTATGGATCAGTATCCAGACGATAATCGTAATCATTTAGTTCCGCATAAAAAATATTATTGCAATCAGTAATCAATCCAATTGATATTAATTTTGCATCATCCAACAATGAAGTAGTTTCACAATCAAAATATACTTTTAAAATATTTTCTTCATTAAACATAATATCATTAATTCCTTTCTATTTAACACAAACAACGTCTTTCTTCATTTGTATTTTTATTACGTATGATTAGATAAGTTTCTTTATCACGAAATCGTGATGCACATTTGTTTCCTTCATTATCAACAACTTCTGTTTTTAAATATAACCAATTAGCATAGTCAATGATTTTATTTCTTTTCAAAACTTTACATTGTTGAATAGTTAATTTCTTACCATTCCTCATTGTTGGAATATTCCTCCTCATTATCATCATTGAATATATTAACGTTTGCCAATATTAAGAAATTTAGCAAATCAGAAATCAATGCATGTTTATTTATAGCAATTTCCTGCCCAAGTAAATCTGGCTCTTCATATAATACAAATGAATACTTTGAATTTGCAAATGTAATTAAAAATTTTTTCAGCAAGTCATCATTCATATCAATAATTGTACTATAGTACAACTTTACCAATTTATTGTAATCAGGATCATCTTTCAAATATTTAGTATCTTTTAAATAGATTTTTTCTCCAACAGGATTTTCTTCAATATTAGAAGTTAATATTAAGCATAATGTGGAATCAAGAATAGTTTCATTGGTTACTGAAAATCTTCTCATAAGATCATGTTTCATTACTAATAATAATTTATACCAATCAAGATTTCGTAATAATCCAAATTCTTGACTACTTAAAGTATTATTGAAGAAATAGATTTCAATCATTAATTGTTGTAATCTATTTGGTTTTAAATTTTTACGATAATAATCAATTTCTTCTGGAGTAATTTCATTCTCATATCGTTTAAATAATTTATCAACTAAATTATGAATATCCAATGAACACGTGAAAACATATTCTTCATTTAATTTCATTTTTGATGCACGATATCGATCATTTTTTCTATTACCATCTGCATCAGGAGCCAGTGATGTTTCAATTAAATTTCGTCTGAAAACTTGCATTACAAATATCTTTATATGTGTATTGACAATACTACAAATAAAGGATAGTACTCTTTCTTTAGGATGGTCCTTATTATTATCCCAGGTACGTGCTTGACAAAATTTAATGAAATTATCCACAATCAAATTGTTTGTCATCAATTGATTTATAATAACACTTTTATCTTTCATTATCTTCACATATATTCGCAACATATATGCAGTTCTCTTACGAACTTCTTTATATTTCTATAAAGATGAGACTATATCTTCCTAATATATTTATATAAATATATTAAGTCTTTCCATTTCGTTTTATATATAATACTTCCAATATTATATAACCCATTAGCTTGGAAACTACTCTACTGACTATATTTAATATAGTTGGTCGATAGTCGTTGAACTTGTAACTGATTAAATTATTCTTTGTCTAAATATTTTGGATCCATATATTCGGCAATTATTTGTAGAAAATCCATAAAATTCATTGGTTTATTAGAATTATTAATATCAATTACTTTGTTAAATCCATCAAAAAATCCTTCGTAACATAAAACAGCATATGCAGGATATCCATCAGTTTGATATGGTCGTCGCAAATCATAATAACAATTCATAGTTATTAATTCATTATCTTCAGTTTTATACATATTTGGAAGATTGTATTTATTTCTAGACGGATCATGAAATCCACCATCAATATCTACTAGTATTGGAGTTTTATATGTAAATATCTTAAAATCCCACTCATGAAATGGTGATGAATAATTATATTTGCTATATGGATTATCTTTAAATATATTATAAAATTCAGGATGTATTGTAGTATTATAAAAATGATATCCTATATCAATATTTTTATTCATCATATACCAGTAGAAATCTTTTTCAATTGGAGAATCAAATTTCAATGGAGGAAGACCACACAATTCATTTGTTTTCAATGCAATATTTAAATCAAATTGAAGTTTATCATCAAAAGATAATTTTCGAAATCGTTCAATTTGAGCATTACGTATATTCATAGATGTTCTTAGTTTTTGTTCAGGAGTCATTCTGTCATGTCCAGCTTTAACTTTTTCTCCATGAAGTTTTCGTTCTTCAGCACCTCTATTGTCCCAAGTTTCTATTATACCTTTAACTTGATTTTCACGCATTCTTTGTTTATCTTCTTCACTCATATTTGCTTGACCTAATTTAACAGCAGAACTTGTTTTTTCATGTTCTTCAGGATTTTCATATCTCTTGTATGCTGCTTTACTACTTTTTTCATGTTCTTCAGGATTTTCATATCTCTTGTATGCTGCTTTACTCAATTTTTCAGATATTGTTGCTTTTTGTTCAGGTGTTCTATTTTGGTACATTTCTCTAAGTGTTTCACTCTGACAAGCATTTCTGTATTTTTTCATACAATCTTTACAATACATTGGTATTTTACCATATTTTCTATTATTGTATGTTTTCTTAAGGATTTCAAACTCTGCACCACATTCAGGATTTTCACAAGTAATTGTAAGTATTTCAGTACATTTAGACATATTATGTCAACCTTTCTTTATGTAAAATTTTAAATAACATTGAAGTTATTTCTTACATAAAGAATATATCATTGAAAATTTAATCAGTTATTTAGCTGCGGATTTTCTTTATCTAACATCTTTTTACCATACATGATTAATTACTTCATCCACTATCTATATCACTATGATAGTTTGGTAATGTTAGCTTTACAAGATGTTCCCGCAATTAAGAAAGAGAAGGCAATGACCAACTGTCCAGTGTCCTACCTTCAATTAATTGCTGAATAAAAATACGCCGATTGAAACTATAGTTACTGTTCACTTTGTTCTCAACGTATGCCCATAATTTGTTATAGACATCAAATTCAAAGTCATATATGTAGAATGCATCATAATACATTCTATAAAATAAGTCTCTATTTTTTTGGATATTAACTGATCTCATGACACAAAAATGATTTATTATAAATGATAATATTTTTATTGCAAATGAAATAGCTAACATTGCTTTTACATGAACATTTAAAAATTCTAATGATTTCTTTTTTCTTTGCATTATGGATAACATTTCAACATTCGACATATTACGTAAATTTTCTGCTTCAATATCGTCTGTATAATTTTCTTCTACCATTAATAAGATTTTTTCTTTTAGTGAAGGAGTAAATATTGTCTTATAGACCATATCCTTGAAAGCATCAAAATTTTTAATTGTGTATGTCGTATTATCAATATCAATCAAATATTTTACTCTAAATAATGAAGCAATTAGTTCTCCTTCTTTATCATATAATACTTCAAAGAAATTTAATTCTTCACACATTTTTGGTAAAAATGTTGAATATGATACTTTTGTAACACGAAATTCATTCAATGATGAAATGTTTTCATTATTCTTAATATTTAATTCTTTATCAAATTTCACAATCATTGTTTTGGGGAGTGAACAAAACTTTGCATCTTCTGGATTTAATTTAAATTTAATCCAATACGAAGATTTTCCATTTGGAAATGAATGTTTCTTGTAGGGATGTCTTTTAATTGGTTTTTGTGGTTCATCAGTATGTCTAACTGCGTTAAGCTGTAACATATTATCTTCCTTTCAATTTTAAAATTTGTAAAGAATTTGCTAACGTTTTAACATTAATCACACGAGTAATTCCTGTAAGTATAAATGGATTATTGAACATAAGTTCTTCTAGGGGATATTTTGTTGTAACACAATTATCAATATAATTATATTTATATTCCTGAGCTAACAGAATGTTTGCATATGATCCTTTTAATAATTCACATGCTTGTTTAAAAAATTCTATATTTGAAAATATATATGTAAAATTATCATTACATTTTTTAATTGCTGATGATAAGTCATCATATATGTATTTAAATGAAATATCGGGGAAATGTTTACGACCAAAATACTCAATGTGTGGATCATTATACTCGGAATAAATATAAATTGGTATATTCATCTTCTTATGTTTATAGACATCAAACATTAATCCAACATTAAATACTGGAGAATGATCATAAATTGATCTGTCTTCTAAAATTTTATACAATAATGTATTTGCATCTTGTGATGATAGTTGATGCTTATAATCTAATTCTTGAATAGGATTAATATTTGATCGTTTTATATACCATTCTGCTAGTGATAATATCGACATATCTTTTATAATCGATATTGGTAAACCTAATGATGCATCTGTTAATAATAATTTTATAATCGCAAATAAATATATTGGTGTAACGACATCTTGGAATTGGATAAAAAGTCCTCCTCCTCCCGAGAATAGTTTACGTGTATCAAATGGTTTTGATGAAAAATCTGACATGTGAAAATAATCACCTCTAATGATGGATAAAATAAATAATAAAGATTAGAAAATATTTTCTAATCTTTATTATTCTTATGATTTTTTGCTTATTTTAAAATAATGTAAAACCAAATAAATACACAATTAATTTATTTTCTATATTATTAATTTTAATTGGTGAACCTGTAATAATTACCATATGTTTTGCTTTATATGAATCATCTGTAATTATTTCTTTAATATAATTATAGATTTCTTCATTATTACATTGAACTTTAATGCTGCCAATATTCCATTCTAAAACAATACCAATAGCATTCTGATTTACTAATGATACTAATTTTTCAACTTCTGATTTTACATTAGTACTGAAAAATTCTGTTTGTAAACATTCTTGAAATAATTGATCAAATTCTTTTTCTTTGGCTAATATTTCTGGAGTAAGTTCTTTAATCAATACCAGTCTTTTTTCTGTAATTAATGATTTTACATTTTTATCATCATTCAACATACTTTGATAACATTCTGGATTATATGTTGTACCTGATTTCATTACCTCTCCTGGTTTATAAATTGGAATATCAATTATAAAATCATTATTCATAATAATATCTACCTCTCATAATATAATATTACATTGGATTAAATGATAAAAAATCTTGTTGTTTGTAACTATTATTCTGATAAGATTGCTTATTGTAGTTATCATTTCTAAATGCATTGTTACCATTTGCTTGTAATTCGTTTTGTTTCCGTTCATATTCTGCCATTACTTTATCCAGATGATGCCCAGCATTTATCGATACTAGGTAACCTGCAAGAGTCATCATAAATGCTCCAATACCTGATTCAATTAATTTTGTTGATGGAACACCATTTTCTTTAACTTGTTCTGTAGTTGTAGCAAATTTAAATGTCACTACTTTATCATTCTTTTTAATCGATATCGTTGTTTCGTAAATATTTGATTGGCTCAATTTCCGTTCAAATAATATAGAAGCTCCAGCCATACATGGAACTGTTAACGAAACTTCTTGAATTCTTTCTTCAATGATATCTTGGCATGTTTTATACATGGCAAATGCATTCTCAAATCCAACTGTTGTTGTCAGTGATGATTTCATATCGTAAATTGGTTTATTGTTTTCATCATTACCAGCATATGGAAATATTTGGAATGATAAATTTGTGTTATAATATCGGACATTCATATATGAATGTCCATCATTATAAAAATTACGTATTTGTGTACTGATTCCTTTATTTGTTGGCATAATTATTCTTCCTCCGCATTGTCTTGTTTCATGATAATTTCATTTATTATTTCAACTTCAAAATCTTCGTTTCTATATAATTTACATGAATATTTCTTTAAATAATTTCCACTGATTTCATTATTTTCTAAAAGTTCTGCAATATCTTCACCATTAGTTGATCTTAAAAATTCCAACGGACCAACTGGTCTTATCATTGGCGAATATTCTGCTAGTAATGTTTCAACCAATTGTTGAAAATTATCATCATCCAATCTAACTGTTTTTACTTTCGATAATATATCCGTTGTTATAAATTTAAAGAAATTTTGTCGAGCATCCAATATAAAATATTTATAAATTTTTCTAATAATGTAATCGGCTTTATCTTTATCAATCGCATCATTATCTAATTCTGAAATTGTTACTAATAAACGTTGTTGAAATTGTTGGGATATAAAATCATAAAATTCTTGACGAATTCTATCCAATATATTTTTATAATCTTCGACATCTGTACCAATATCATCCTCAATATATTTATATGATGCTTCTAGCTGAGAATAAAATATATCAACGTAATTTGTCTTATCATCTAAATTGATATAATCATTAAATTGATTTTCCAATGATTCCAAAATTGTTTTAAATGGAACCTTACCAACAAAACATCTTTCATACATGACATCTTGAAATCCGAGCAAGTAATCTTCATCATCATCTTCATAAGATTGAAAATTCTCATTTTCTTGTAATGATAATTTATCCATTTATAACTTAATACCTCCTCTCCAAGATTATAATGATACCAAACAACTAATTTTATTTGCTGTTCCATTTGGTGTTTTAAAATCAAAATTTTCCATTTCTAAAACCTCCAATACAGAATTAAATGAGGCTATTGTATCAGATACAATAATATCATAATCAATTAATGGTCTGATCCATTCGGGAATTTTTTCCAATCCAAACGGAATACAAATATATCGCAGACCTCGATTACGAATTAATTTATTTTCTGAATTAAATATTTTATCCTTGATAATTTTATATTTATCTGGATATTTATTTTTAATTCGTTCAATCGCATCTTCTTCTTTCGAAATTAATTTAATAATATAAACTCGATCCAATGAATGAATTTTATTATCTGTATTGATCTCATTCCAATTAATCGTTCCAACGTATCCTGGTTGTCCCCAAGCCGAACTTCTGTTGCCTTCATCCTTTGTTACCACTTCTTTATATTTACCATTATCATCTTGAAACGTTGTCGTTGATAGATATTGTGTTCCACCGGATTTAAGATCATTAATTATTTCTTGTTCAAATAATTTAAGATCCCGATTCATACCATGAATATCAATTTCATCTGGATACAGAATATTATCTTTCAGAATTTTTGTGAATCTGTTGGAAACTAGTTCAGTTACTCCTGACTTTATGAAATCCATACCTTTTATTTCAATCTTAAATGGTAACATTACATGTCCTTCACGTAAAGCTATGGATGCAACGTATCGTTTCTTAACTTTCATTAAGAATAATACTCTAAAGTATAATTCATTTTTCATTGCTAATTGTTTTCTACTCTCATCATCCATATTATGAGCTCGTCCATAATAATCTAATAATCTTTTAAGTCCTTCGGAAAAGAATGTTGTTAGTGTATTTCCCAAGATAAATTCAGTGTACATCTTCTTTCGATTGAATGTACAATCGGGAAATATTTCATCTAATATAAGTGAAATAAAATTATCAATATACACAACAACGGAATCAGTATCAGATAATATATCTGTATTACGTTTGTGATTATTCATTTTCATTATGGAATCTGGAGTTAAATAATCAACATAAATAAATTGTGTGAATAATGCAATTAATTCTTCTATATCATCTTTTATTATTTTTGGAATTTTATATGGATTCATAAATATTTCTTCACATACCCAATTATTATAATCTTTTAATTCTTCTCCAGAATTATTAAATTTATCTTTAAATTCACTAGGAACTTCTGTTTCAGAAACTTCATATATTGGTAATTTTGTTAAAACATTTCTTAATAAATTTTGAATATATGGATGATTGGTAACAAAATCTCTTATATTATTTGCATAGTATAAATAACAAAGTTCATCTTTATTATAACTAGAAATTAGTTGTTTCAATACTTTACAAAATCTAATAGATGGTAAATTATTATGACTAGCTATTCGTCTATAAACTTCTTCTGAAGTTGGAACTTTCATCCATGTTGGAATTCTCATGTCTTTTAAAATTACTGTATTAATCCAATCAAAACATTCATTATTTGAAAAGAATACTTGATTGTCTCCCACATAAGATTCAAAAAATGCTGCTGTTATTGTGATTAATGATTGTGCCATCAGTGTTGTCGCTGGTGGGCCATATTCGTTATAGAACGCTGCTGTTTCATTTCCTGATCCACCATAGTCAGCATTGAGAATAACTTTAAGATTTTTCTGTTCAAGTTCTTTCGCTATTGCTTCATCTGAACCAGATGCATATTTGAACATTTCATCTTTAACTTTCTTTCTATTGATTTTCATAGCATTCAACATAGTTGAAGTTGGAGAAGCTTGAACACTTGGTTGCATATAGAAAGTAGCATTTCCAGAAACAACAGGTAATTCCGATTCAATCCAATTACACAAATCAACTAAAGTTGTATCTTTGTTTTCTTCAATTACATTATTATCCAAATTTACACTAGGATTCTTTAATCGAATATTTAAAATTGGAGTAATTAGTTCTCTTAATTCTTTTTTACTTTTCGTTGGATAAATTTTGGATAGAATATTTAACGCATTATTCAAATAATCATCTAATATACTTGACAATAAATTCACCTCAAATCTATATTATCGATATAATATATAATTAAAAATGGCATTAAAATTTAATGCCATTTTTTCTTTATATACTTCTTGAGAATATATCATTGAAAAATATACTATCACTATTTTTGAAAACATAAACTTGATTAAATACTCCAGTATTTAAAATAATTTTATCATTTGATTCATCATCAGTATGTTGAGTTGTAATTGTTGTGTTCGTTACCCATGAAATTTTATCATAAAATTCTGAAATATATGTGAGAGGTGAAAAATAAATATCACATGGCATATTTTTATTACGAATAGCCACTAAATAATTTTTATCCAAAATAATATTAGTATTTTTTTCTTTGAATTCAATATTTGTATTTTTATCCGTTAAGAAAGATTTACTGTCAATTATTAAATGATAAACAATCTGTTCTAATATAAATGTATATGCCTTAGTTAATAATGCTTCATTATTTAGTAAATCTTCATTTAAACATTCCGTTTCATTATTTTCAATTATAGACTTTTGATTCTTATCATATAATTTAAAATTCTCAGCTAAAATTCTAATGATAACTTCTGGAATCGTTTCTATTATATTCATATCAAATATCACTTTTAAAACATCTATATTAACTTTTTTCGGATCAAATAGAGAAAGTTCAGGATAGTCTATACATAACATAATACTATTATTATTAACAATATCATCAATTAATTTCTTTGATATCATTTGTATAAAATTGCTATTCTTGGCTAAAAATGTTTGAACTTTTTTCAATGAAGGTACTAGTATTTTGATACCTTCCTTTTGAGGTTTTTGAATAATATTTGATAAGTATATTGGATATATGAATGAACAAATTCCAGCAATAACTGATTTTTGTAAACTTCCGAGTTGTTCGGAATATTGTGTTCTAATATTATTAAAGGTTTCTTGTAATTCCATAATTATAATTTCCTACCTTTCTTTAATTAACAAATTTATGGTATTATGTTTAATTACGTATATTTTTTTATAAAGGAGATTGATACCAAATGAGCGTAATTCAAATAATGAGTGACAAAGAATGTGAAATTTATGAATCCTGTAATATTGAAAGTTTAGGTACAAGTATTTATGATGCATATTATCAAGAAGCTGTATTTGTGCATGGAAAAGAAAAAGTTAAACCTATTGAAAAATGTGTTGCTGATATTCGAAAAGAATTGTTTGATCAATTAGGACTTGTTGAAGATGAAAATGGTGAAAAATCCCAACAATCCAAATCTAATTATGATTGGGAAAAATTTTATAAATCGTTATCATTTAAAAAGTTAGAAGATGAATTAAAGAAAGTATTTGGGTTTAGAAGTGTTGAAATTGCTCCTATAAAAGATGAGTATTATAGTAAAGATAAAAAATTTTATTATGATTTTATTAATGCATATACTGTAATGAATGATAGATATCCTATTGATGGATTGGTTACGGATAAAGGATTTTATGATTCAACACATTCAATATCATTATTTATAACATTAACAAATGTTGCGATAATGGAACTTACTCCAGGAGAATTTGTGGCATGTCTTCTACATGAAGTGGGTCATAATATTGATCCTGCTATGGTGGATATTAAATATACTCAAGTAAATATATTAAGTAAATATCTTACAGATCGTAAAAATAAAATTGTTAATAGGGAACGAAAATTGATGGAAAAAATAAATAAAAAGAAAGGTATTGCTACTGAAACAGCAATATATGTATTTTCAGGAATATTTTATATTCTTTGCTATTTGCTTTTATTTGTTACAGTATATGGTGGATTTGGAAGATTCTGGAGACATGTTAAAAATGGATTTAAAAATTTATTCCATATAAAAATTAGTGATGCTGAAGTACAAGAAAGAATTGATAAAATTAAAAAGAAAATGGAAGAGGATAAAAAACAATTTACTAGACAAGAATTTAGTGAAGCATTTGCAGATAACTTTGCAAGAATGTATGGTTATGGTGCAGAATTAGCAAAATTATTGAAAAAGATTGACATGGAATCATATAAACAAATTAGATCTTGGTATAGTAAAGAACGAAGTAGACAAGAAGCTATAATGGAAATGGTTATATATACATTGGAAGATGAACATAATCATGAATTGACTCGTATTCAAGCATTAATTAGAGAATATAAAGAAGATATTAAAGATAAGAATACTCCAAAAGATGTTAAAAAGAAATTACAAGAAGATCTTGATGAATTAGAAGCTGTTTATAATTCATATACAGATAACTTTGATGAATTCTATAAACGTTGTATCGAAATGATGAAAGAATCATTATTAAAGAAAGATGAAATAGCTAATGCTGAAAAAGAAAATAATAAAAAAAATAAATGAAAATTTTAATGAAAAATCATTAATCCATGATAAGAAACAAATAAAAGAAATTATAAATAAAGGTAGAATTTCTCAATTACAAAATAAATCATTTACATGGCCATGGTTTAATAATACTAAAAAAGAAGAAATAAAATTGGAAAATGAAAATAGATGTAGAAAAGCTATGCAGAAATTATATGATGATACTAAAGTTAATTGTATTAAATTAAATCCTGGAAAGAAATTATTAAATGATGATAATAAAAGAAGATTTGATACTAAATTTGGTGGTGTTCCTGCCTGGCCTAAAAATATGAAATGGCCATCTTATCCAGACGAACCTATGATTTGTTTAGCTCAAATTAATTTTGGTAAATTACCAAAATTAGAAAATTATCCTGATACAGGTATTTTACAATTTTTCACTAATATTGATTATGATCCTGAACTTTGTAAAGTTATTTATCATAAAAATATAGATAAAAATAACTTATTACAACAAGTACCAATTTCTACATTAGATCAAAATAAGATTGAAGACTTATCTATGGAAGGATATCGAACATTTCCTATTAAAGGTGTATATTATCCAACACCAAAAATAGCAGAATCTGCTTATATTAACTATATTGATGAATATAGTATTGATGGAAATTTTACAAAAATAAATGATTTATTATATAAAAAATATTTAAAAGAAGAATTTGGGAATAAGATTCCAAACGGAATAGATGATCTTGCATATAAAATATATAATGAATTAATTAAATATGGAAAAGGATGTAGAATTGGAGGTTGGCCAAGTTTTACACAATCTGATGCACGTGATAAAAATCATGATATTTTACTATTGCAGATTGATTCTGAAAATGGTATAAAGTGGTCTGACTATGGAGTTGCAAATTTTTTCATATCAATGCAAAATCTTAAAAATAAAAATTTCAATGATGTGTTATTTACATGGGATTGTGTATAAAAAAAATATTTGATGGACTCATTTAAGAGTCCATCAATTTTTATTTTAATCTTTTTAATAGAAGTCTATAAATCTGGAAATAATCTATATAATTTTATCAACAAACTTTCCAAATAATTCTTATGTATTATATTAGGTGCATCCAAAATACTTTTGATGAAATCTCTAGCATGTTCTGGTCTAGTTGTGATTGTAACTAAACCTGTATCACTTATTTTTATTTCTTTATGCTCAAATGAATCGAATGTTACAATTATTTGAGATAATTGCGCAGTTCCATTTATTTTACAAATTATCTCACAGTATTGATCATTATCAGATTTATAAATATCCGATAAATAAAGTTGTATGGGATTATAATAACACATTATTGGATCATAGCGGTCATACATATAATTATCGCGCATAATTAATTCCTCCATATTTAGTTAAATTTAATCTGAATAAAATTCTTTCATATCTTCTAAGCGCAAACAAGCTAATCTACCTTCAGGTTGATTTATCTTTTCACACTTACCTGTTTCTTCATTAAATTTATCAATGTATGATTCTTTTGGAAATGATGCACCACAATCAATACAGTATTGATTATCAAATTCAAAGATTTTTAACTTTGGTAAATTTTGATATTCTTTTGCTTTCTCCAATAGAGAAAGATAATCCAAAGTTCCATGATTTCCTGTCAATAGTGTTTCATATAGAAATATTGTTGGAGTATGTCCAAATATTACAGTTTTATTCTCATAATGCACACTAAATAAAAATCTTCTATTCCAAACTGAAAATTCTTCCAATGATTGATTCTTATCAATTATTTGATGTGATGTTGCGTAATTATATTCTTTACTTCCAAGATTATGTCGAAGTAAAAATGTTTTTCCTTCCAATGTTAATTCAGCATATAGTGGAGCATTTCGAATATATTCAATTAATTTCAATGCTAATTTTTCATCATCCCCCAATAATTTTAAAAATGATGTGTAAGTAGATATTCCTCCATTTGGAAACCATTGGTATCTTAAAAATGATTCAATACTTCTATCTTCAATATAATATCTAAATACATATTCTGATAAGAATTCTTCATGATTTCCTTTAATTAAATAAGCATTTTTCATACCCATCAATTCTAATAAAATATCAATTCCAAATTCTCTTCTATCACAAACATCACCCAGAACATACAATTTATCATCTTCTGTAAATTTAATCTGTTTCAATATATTATGGAATGCTTGAATATTTCCATGTATATCAGATACACAATAATGTGCCATGCAAATCATGTCCTTTCTATTATTTATTATATAATTATAATATATTATTATAATTGCGAGTATCTTTAAAAACGAAATAAAATTATATGATGAGACTCTCTTAACTAGAGTCTCATCATATAAATATATAATCCTATAATTGAGTGTTTCCAACATCTTTTATCTTCAAATATTGTTTTTTATAAAACTCAGATAGTTGTCTATCTTTAAATATTTGAGTATATGGAAATTTTACTTCTTTATCTTGTGTTACATAAAATTGTGTACGTTTGCCATATCGATTACAATTTTTATTATTGCAAATATAGTGTGTATTTCCAACCAATGTAACATTAATACTCATACAATTTGGACATTGCATTATTTATCAGATTCTTCCTGTAAAGCAGCTTCAACATCTTTTTTCCACTTCTCAGGAACATCTGCTAATGTTCTTAATCCTTTTTTAATCAAATCAACATATAACTTTACCATGATAAATCTCTTCCTTTCATTACATCATTGCTTCTACAGCTTCAGCAACAGCTAACTCAAGATTAGTATGAGCTTCAATATTTTCTTGATAGATTTTATAGAGCTCATATTCTGTCTTTGTGGGAAATGCTTCATCATATTCAAATAAAGTAGTTTCTGTATCGTCCATCTTATCCTTTACAACTATCGTATGAACATTTCTACGAACAAGTACTAAATTATCTGAAGATGTTTCATCAACTAATTCAGGTTCAACTGTACTTCTACTAACATGCCATTTTAAATCCATAATAGATCACTCCTAAAAAGTAATAATAATTTTAACATATCTGTTGTTACCGAATGTAATATTATTTACAAGTTGAAATGATATAAGATATTAAAAATTAATTTTAGATTCTTTTCCGTGTTTTTTATCCCATTTACTAATGTATTTTTTCATACGTTTAAAATTTGTCTTTCCAAATACATATTTCATATACATATCATGACAATCAGTCATATGAAAAAATCCATTATATGACATCATTTGTCGACAATCAAATATGGTTGGTCTATCTTTTTTCGAAATTGTGTTAGCTTTTCTGGTAGCTTTCAACATTAAACTTTCTCGCAATATTAGTCGATTACGATAAAATTGAAAACCTAAAAAGTCTAATGGTCTTCCTTTTTCTTTTCCATCTTTTCTAGATATGTGAATAAATCGACAAACTTGCCAATTATCTTTCAATTGAAGATTTCGTTTGTTTCGCAACCAATTATCTATCAATAATCGTTGTTTATGTAATTCTTTTTTGTTTGGTCCAAACAGTACCATATCATCCATATATCGAACATAATGGACAGCCTTTAAATTTTCTTTTATAAAATGATCCAAATCTTGAAGATACCAATTAGCGAACCATTGGGATGTGTAGAATCCTAATGGAAGACCTTTGTGATCATCTAGTATCTTAAATACAAGATTTAAAAATTTTTCATCCTTCACATATTTTCGTAGCATATCTTTAAGTATTTCAATATCGATAGATTCAAAAAATTTACGTATATCCATTTTCAAAAAATATTTAACATTTTTATCATTTTTAGATATCCATTTTATTATTTGTTTAGCAGCTTGATGTAGTCCTCGTTTTGGAATTGATGCATATGTATGTTTGTATAATCCTCGTGTAAACATTGGCATTAATACTTGTACAATCATATGATGAACAACTTGTTCTGCAAATGCAGGAGCAATAATTTCTCGTCTCTTTCTGTGTACACCTTCATATATTACAACAGGAATATGATTATAATTTTTAAATGCATTTACATAATCTAATATAGCATCTGCATAACGATCAGGATCTTTTAGCATGACATTGACTTCAACATAATTCTGTTTGTGGAGTGCTGCTTGTCGCATAGCCTTTACGATATTGTCATAATCGGTAAATTTTTCCCAAAGATTTGAATAGCTTTTCATTTTAATAATTCACTTCTCTCCAAATATTTTTTTAATTGTAAATAAAGAATTGTGTTTAAATATGATTATTTTTATATAATATATTACATATACATGAGATGTAAATCAATTGATGAAATAATAAAGGCATTTAATTATTATCCAACATTTATCGATGATTGGAAAGAATATATCATTGATCAACAAAAGAAATTATTAAAAAATGAATAATAGAAATCATATCATATTGAGTTTATTATAAACTCAATATGATATTATAATATTTTATATTTTTTTGTAAAAAGTTGAAAATTTGCAAATATTCTTCGAGTCGTCTCATTCGACGAGCTACTAGAGACATTGAGAATATAATTTCTACCAAGGGGTATAGATAATATTTGACATTAATACAAATATTCATCATTAATAATATAATTAATTCAGTTATCCACCGAACTAATTATATCATTGATATAGAATATTGATTAATATTTTAAAGAATATTTACAAGAAACGGATGAACCAATGTTCGTGTTCGTGTTGGACACCGCATTATTCAAGTTCCAATAGAAAAGACCACATTTCGATCCATTATTCCAGTTTTCACCAAATAAGGCATTATAGTGTTTTTCCGTAGCAACGAAATCCATATGCTATTTTTTGCGTCAAATAAAACCTAATAAATATAAAGACCACATTTTTATTCAAGATTTAAATTTATTCTAATTTAAATCATTTAATCAAATTATCATGTTTTAATAATATTTATACTGGTTATTTTTGTTATTAACATTTTTTTATTTTTAATGAATATTGGATATTATAAATATTATCAAAAACTTTATATATTAGTATATATTATCAAATGGAGAAATAAATATAAGAAGCACGGCATGAGTGGGCCGTGCTTCTAAATATTATGATGAAAGAAAAAAGTTAATGAGTATTATAATAAGAAAGAAAATATTTTTATCAAACACAATCAAATTTAATAAAAATATCATGAATAATTTGGGAAATCTATTAATAATATGTATAGTTGTTATTAGATTTTTATTTATGAGCAATTATCAATGACATACCGTCAGTATCCATAATATTATAATATTATAAATGTTATGAATATTATGGGGATTATGAGGTAAAAAATTTTTTAATTATGGATATAATGGATAATATATCAAAAAATATTTAGGGAATAATGAAAGGAGAAACGCATGTTTCTCCTCTTAATAATATAATTTCGCTACGCTTCATTATATTATTAATTCACCTCTCCTTTAACTCCTCTGAATATTATGCTGCTAATGGTTTACAAGAAACGGATGAACCAATGCTCGGGCCCGCGTGGGACACCGCATCAGCCAAGCTCCAATAGAAAAGACCACACCGCGATCCATAACCCCAGTCTCCACCAAACAAGGCAAAGGTATTAGCGGATCCTGTTCCATATTGATAATCACAATAATACGTTGTTTCAGATCCTCCTCCAACAGCTGGAAAAATTCCATATTCGTTAAATACACAACCTTTAACATATCCATCTCCGCCACTATATAAACCAATATTTTCATATGTGGCTAATAATGTAGTTTCAGATGCAGGATCTGTAAGATATGGAGGAGTCATTTTAATTCTAAGATTTTTACTAGCATCTCTTACGCATCCAGTTTTTCTCATCCAAACATTTCCCCACGGATTTTCAATACCGAAAATTTTAACAGGTGTAGTTCCATTAGCATTTGTACCATAGAAGAAACCACTAGTATCAGAAATACTTGAATTTCCACCTGTTTTCGTAGCAGCTGACATGGAACATAATCCTCTACCAAAAGCTGTTTGATTATCAGTAGATTTCGAAATTAATAAGCAAAGAATCATAAGAAGTTCATGATCACATAATGGACTCATATCCCAAGATACTGGATCTTGTGTAACTGCAGTAATTGTTGATTTTGAAGGATTATTCTTTTGAGCATAAATTCTCTCTGTAATTCCTGTCTGTGAAACCATTACAGTTTGTCCTGAAAGTGAACGAAGTACATTATTAACATTACAACCTTCATATGCTGGCATATAAATCTTATCAATTAAATTACCATTGAAATCAGTATGAGCATATGCATGATATGTATGTGTAGAATCACTAATATCCATATCAGATACAAAGATTCTTGGTTTAGTTTCAGAAGCACCATCTTCAGCTAACTCGGAAACGCAAATCCAAATCTGTGGGAATTCAATCATAACATTTCCACCATATGATGTATTATTTAAATTACTATGAGCAGTTCCATCTTCTTTTTGATTATAATTATTTTTATTTAGATAATAATCAACTGTGCCATCATATTTCAACATACATGGTTTTGTGTTTTGTATAAAGAATGCATTACCCCAGTCACCATAACTGAATACATTATTAGTATTAAGTCCAGCAGGTGTATAATTAACATTATCACAATCTGAACCTGGGTATACAATCATTTCTGTTGGTACTGATTTTGTCGTATCAACATAAAATGAGTATTTCTCATAATTTGAAAATTGTGCTGTAAATGTATATGTTTGTCCACCAGTTACGTTCATTGGTTCTGTTGGATCAATATCCCATTTTTTGAATTTAAATAATGTATTTGGAGTTAATGTAATTCCATCAACACCTGGAGTTACAGTTCCTGATGAATTGCCAACACCAAGACTTACAACTTTAGTAGTTGTACCCGTAACAGTACCATCACCACCGGAAACATAATTAAATACAACTTCATATTTGTCAGCAATCTCATCCCCACCAGTTAATGTATTATTAGTAGAATTCCAATTGTCCACACAAATATTGAAAATAACTGTTTTGTCAGATGTCATTGCTCCTGTAATAGCTGCTGATCCAGATGCTAATCCATCAAGTACATATCCAGTTGGTGGAACAGTATCACTTACATCATACATGCCACCTGAAATAACTTGAATTGTTGAGCCCATGTGTTCAATACTATTTTCATCAAGAAATTTCACAGTAAGTGTATTCATCGGAATGTTTGCTCCACCAATACCACCTTCAGCTAATTTATCAATAGCTTTTTGAACAGTATTTACATTGTCGGCTGCTTCAAATTTATTGTTTGTATCTGTATATGCGACATCAGCTGCTGTTGCAGTTCCCGGATCTCCAGGATCTCCCTTATCACCTTTTGGAATCACAAAATCAAATACAGCTGCTGATGCAGTACCTGAATTCGTTACTGCTGCATTAGTTCCTGTGATAACTGTACCAATACTAACTGATGCAGCTGTTCCAGCAGGACCAGTTGCTCCAGGTTCACCTTGTGGACCTTGTGGTCCAACTACTTTTCCTAAATTATATGTAGCCATTTAACAAGTACCTCCTAAATTATTAATTATAGTATATAATGGATAATGTATCAAAAAATATTTAGGGAATAATGAAAGGAGAAACGCATGTTTCTCCTCTTAATAATATAATTTCGCTACGCTTCATTATATTATTAATTCACATATCCTTTAACTCAGTTTGAATCTTATGCAGATAGTTCCTGTAATAACTGTACCAATACTAACTGATGCAGATGTTCCAGCAGGTCCAGTTGGTCCAGGTTCACCTTGTGGTCCAACTACTTTTCCTAAATTATATGTAGCCATTTAACAATTACCTCCTAATTTTTTAAGATTTCATAAATTATTAATTATAGTATATAATGTCAATAGTTTTTTTATTCAATTTCTAAGGAGTTGTTAAAATCAAATTTCCATTATTATCAACTGAAAAAGTATAACTACTCATGATAGTAGTAACTTTATTTTCAAGTGCTGTATCACCAGCAGTGTTTGTTAATTCAGTTTTAGTTGCATATGTACTACTAGCTTCACTTTTTTTCAAATAATTATTTTTTACTTGAGTACCAATTTCATCAATAGCTTTATCTAAATCAGATTGTTGTACAATTGTTATATCTGTAGCCATTTTTAAATTTATCCCCTTTCCTAAAGTAAATATCCTTAATCAATAGTGAAGTTGGGCTCTACATTTTAATTAAAGATCTAAATACAACAGATTACAAATATAATTTATTTATAGAGGTGAAAGTAAATTGGATGAACTTTTTTATGAAAATTTAAATTACGGACTCACTGAATTACAAGATCATTTATTATTGGAAGATGCTCGATATGTAGGAGCTCCATTTAATAAATTATTTTATCGAAAAATTCGTTTACCTGATGGGAAAGGAAACATTGTATATTTACTATCTGATTCATTTGAGAATTGTGTAAAAATGATTGAAAATCAATACTTTTCATATCCATCAACGTATTTGAAATTATTTTATCCATTATATTTAAATGGTATGATAATGAAACGAAGATTTCGTTATAAAGTATTAGATAAAAAAAATCGAGATAGTTTATTAATATCAAAGACTAAAATTAAACCTTATCCTGGAAGAATGCTATTGCAATCGGGAAACGAGAATGTATTTTTTGCATGTAATGATCTTTATGAAAATACAAAGAAATTACTTTCTTCAGTATCTCTTAAAAGAGCATATACTGAATACATACATGATTTTTGTCAAATCTTAAAAGATAATTCTCCCAATACAGTAAATAATGGAAAACTAAATTATGGAAATAGAATTTTAATTATTGACGCAAATAGATTTGGATTTATTGGATCAGCTAAATTAAATGACGTGCGAACAAATCCATTATATTTATTATATTTAGCATTTTTACGTAATCGTGATTTAAAAAGTTTAAATGTTAATATGGACATGTTGATCTGTTCAGATAATTTATTTATGAAATTTAACCCATCAAAATTATCAATGATGGATTGGAACAATTTCCGAAAGGGTCTATTTGTTATTTGTAAACAAAATCTTGATGATTTGACAGAAACTTTCACCAGTGAAGAAAAGAAAGAACTTGAAGAAACTAGTAAAGATATCATCATGAGTAATATTATAAAAGAACGAATAAAACCATTCGTGAAAAATGTATCTGGTTCAACAAAAGCTGTATTACAAGATGCTATTGAAAAGAAAATTCGTACAAAAGTTGCAAAGATTGTTAAAAAAGATGATGAAATAAAAAAGACAAAAGAAGAAGTTTCTGAAAAGATAGGAATAGCAAAATCAATTGCTAAAACAGATCGAAAAGAAGCAATTCCTGTGAATAAGGGATCATTAATTCATCGAAATGTTTTAAAAAATCCGCTATCTGATAAAGCTAAATCTTTCTTCAAAAGTATTGCTGGCGATTATTTACAATTAGCAACCCCAACAGGATTATCAGTTGAAATAGATGCTGATTCAGAAGATAAAAAATCGTTAACTTCAATTGGGAAAAAAACGGAAAATATTTTTAATAATAAAAAAATATCAAAACTTTCAGATGATGAAAATGATTTCGACGATTATGAAGATCCTTCTGAAACTGATTATGATGATGAGGAAAAACATAAAGATGAATTTGATGATATGGAAGAAGACATAGCAGATGATGTTCAAGAAATTGTTCAGGATGAAGATGTGGTTGAAGAAGTACTTGATGAGATTCAATCTAATACTGTTCCAATCAATAATACAAATAAAGTAGCTCCAGTAAATTCAGAACGTGATAAAAAATTACGAGAAGAACAAAAGAAAGTTGTTATCAGAAGTGAAACAATTGAACAAATTTTAGAACGTGATACAAACAATGTCAGATTGGAAGAAAAAGACCTATCAAAAGTATTACACACAACAAATCAAAATTTGTATAAAATGAAATTTGCAAATTTTGAAAAAACTTATCTTGATAATTTATTTTTGAAAGATTTAGTTGCTGTGTTTGATTCATTTAAAGACAAAGAGACTCCATTCTATATTACAGGAATAGACATCAAAGATACATCAACTACTCTAGATTATAAAGATACTTGGACTGTTTCATTGAAAGATGAACTTGGAAAGAAGCATACAATAAAAGTTGATATTCCAAAATTTATCAATAATCGTTTTATGAGAATTCAAGGTACCAAATATATCATATTGAAACAAAATTTTTATAATCCATTAGTAAAGGATACTCCAGATACAGTAATACTCACAACCAATTTTAACAAAATTACAATCCGAAGAATTGGAACAAAATCATTTTCAGCAATTGAAAAAGTATTTTCATTAAATAAAAAAATAGATCCCAATGATAAAATATTTACAGTTGGAGATTCATCCAAATCAAATTTAAAATATATTTCATCATTAGAATATGATGAATTATCAAGAAAACTATTCTCGTTCACATGTAATGATTGTGTAATATATTTTTCACGTGATCATATAAAAGATTTGTTAAAGAATTCAAATAGTATTGAATCAAAAATTATAAAACTTAATAATCAACCAGCTAAAGGAAATGAATTCTTCATTGGTTATCATGGAACTTCTCCAATATATATAAATGAAGATACTGGATTGGATAGAGAAGGTCACACTATTACAGAAATTATTGCAGAACATTTACCAGATAAATATAAAGAAATATATTCAAGATTAAAAGGTCCATCGGAGTCAATGTTCGTAGAATGTAAAGCAGCTGGTCAACCTATTCCAGTAGCGGTTTGTTTAATTATTTGGGATGGATTCACACAAGCATTACAAAATATGAATATTCATTGGAGATTTATTCCAGATGTAAAAAAAGTTCCATCTCCAAATAATACAAAACGATATATTAGATTTGCAAATGGTGTTTTAGAATATGAAGCAAAAACATATGCTGAATTAATAATGAATGGATTATCCAAATTACATCCAGAACAATTTACATTTGAACAAGCTCAAACAGAAGAATTTTATGATGAATTTATTTATTCTAAGTGGGGATCTTATAATGGAATTAATGAATTAAAACATTTTAAAGAATTTCTCATAGATCCGATAACAAAATCAATTTGTAAAGATATGATGCTTCCTGATACTCCATCAGGTTTAGTAATTCATGGAGTAAAATTACTTTGCGATAATGCATCAGTATCAAAAGCATCCGATAAATCATATAGAGTCAGATCTATAGAAATTATTCCAGCAATATTATATAATCATTTGAATGCCCAATATAAAGCATATGTTAAAAGTGGTAGAAAATTACCAATGTCAATTCGAGAAAATTGTGTTTTACAAACACTTACTACAGATATACCAACAGTAGAAGCTTATTCAACATTATCACCAGCAATTGAAGTTCACAAATCATCAGTTATATCCACTAAAGGTTTTAAAGGTTCTAATAGTGAATATTCATATGATGAAGAAAAAAGATCTTATGATCCATCAAGTATTGGTAAGCTTACAACTGTTACCTCGGCTAAAAAATTCCAATTATCGGTCGAGTAAAATCCTCTTAATTGCGGGAAGTTCCTTAGAGCTTTAATTACCAAATTATATTAGTGATAATATAATGGATGATTTAATTAATCATGTATGGTAAAAATATTAAAGATTGGATAATCCGCAGGGAAGTAACTTTATATTATTTATTTTAAAATATATAATCATATATTATATTCATAATAATATAAAATTTCTTAATAAAGGAGAATATATTTATTATGAATAAGAATCTAATAAATATTGATAATTACAATGATTCAATAATTTGGAAACAAATTATTATCGATGATATTCCAACTAATTACGAAGTTAATAATATTGGACAAGTTAGAAATAAAATAACTAGAAAAGTTAGAAAAATGGTTTCATATAATCATGGGTATATTGATGCTCTCATTTATATCAATGGCAAAAAAGTTCATCAATTAGTTCATCGTCTGGTAGCAAATGCTTTTATACCAAACGATGATCCAATTAATAAAAACCAAGTAAATCATATTAATGGGATAAAATATGATAATAGAGTTGAAAATCTTGAATGGGTAACTCGTGAAGAAAATATGAGACATGCATATGATAATGGTTTATCTAAAAAAGGTGAAAATCATTATCATAGTATATATTCTGATAAACAGATTCATGAAGTTTGTAAATTGTTAGTAAAGAAAATTCCTATGAACGAAATTGTCAAAATTACTGGTGTTGCCAATTCTACTATTCGTAAAATAAAAGAAGGGGAAAATCGGAAAGATATATCTAAATTATATGATATCGATAAAAGTCCTTATTATTATACAAAATACACAAAAAATCAAATTCATTCAATATGTAAATTATTAGAAAATCATGTTTCAATGAAATTGATAACTTCAATATTGAATATTGATAAACATTTGATTAGAAGTATAATACATGGTGGTACATGGAAATCAATTTCTTCTCAATATAATATTGATTATAAAAAGAAATATGAATCTGAAAAAATTAAATATAATAAATTAAAAAATATATTATTAGAATTAAATATATTTAATAATATAGATTTAAATATTTTATTAGATTCTAAATATATCATTAATAAAAATAAATTAATTAATGATATGATAAGTCAAGGATATGAAATATTTATAGATTCTGAATTATATATGGAATTGTAATATTAATAATATTATAAGTTAAACCTTCAACGACTATCGAAAAGCTAAATAATTTAGTTAGTAGAGTACGGCTTATATTAATATAATATAAGTGAGTTTGGAATCTCTTAAATGGAAACGGAGGATATCAAGATTGATAAAAGGATTGTTATAAATAATATAATCAATCCTTTTATTTTTTGATAAAGATATAGTCTAATCCTGTGCTGAAAGGTATAGGTGATTTGGATAAGAATGTCGGTATCCTTCATGAATTAGCAACAGAACCTACTATTGCTAATGCTCGTGGGTACCGTGAAGAAGTAAATGATATCAATGAATTGAAAGATACAAATGTCATAAGTCCGATTGAAATGCTTACGCCTGGATCAAGTAGAGGCGATGACTCAATCAGAGTAAGCATTGCTGTAAAGCAAGCATGTCACACGATACCAATTGAAGATGCATCATATTGCTTGGTCAGTAATGGATATGATGAAGCAATCCAATTTAATCTATCAGATGATTTTGTTATTAATGCAGAAGAAGATGGTAAAGTTATTGATATCAACGAAGAATTAGGTTTTGAAGTTGTACAATATAAATCAGGAAAATCAAAAGCTATTTCAATGAGACCGGAAATCGTACATAATGCTGGAGCAGGTTTTTATATGCCAAATCAAATGAAATTAGTTCATACTAAAGTTGGTGAAACTTTTAAAAAAGATGAACCTTTGGCATATCATGAAAAATTTTTTAAATATTCAAAAATGCATGGATTAAGATATGCATTTGGACCTTTAACAAAAATTGGAATCATGAGTATGTATTCCACATATGAAGATGCTGGAATTTGTAGTGAAGATTTTGGTAAAAGAATGAAAACTGCTATTGTATATCAAGAAATTGCTAAATTGAAAAAGAATAATAATGTTATATATATGGCTAAAGTTGGTGATCATGTTGGAATTGGTGATGCTTTGATAAAATATGATATTGCAACTGAAGATAATGAAATCGCAAAATATTTAAGTAAATTATCTGCTGATAATGCTGCATTATTAGAAGAAGAAACTAAAAGTGAATTAAAATCAATGCATGCTGGAAAAATTATTGATATTAAGATTTATACATTATTGCCACCAGAAGATCTTAGTGAATCATTGGGTAAAATTGTACAAGATTATTTTGATATGGCAAAAAAGAAAAAAGATTATTTGAGTAAATTTGATGATTCAGATGGAGTTATGAAAGCTGGATATATGTTAACTGATTCTGCTGAAGTTATTAAAAATAAATATAACTCAATAAAAGGAAATAAAGGCTGTGATGTTCTTATAGAATATTATATAGAACATGAAGACATTTTAGGAATTGGTGATAAGATTGCCATATATGGTCCCAATAAACAGGTGGTCAGTGAAACTATTTCTGAGGGATATGAAATGTTTTCCGAATTTAGACCTGAAGAAGAAGTTAGTTTGTTACTGACTCCTGGTACAATTAGTAGAAGAATGACAATTAGCATAGTACCAATAATGTGTGCAACTAAAGTTCTTATTGAATTAAAAAGAAAAATACAAGATATGATTAAATATTAAAATATAATGAGAAGCTGATATGCTTCTCATTATATTTATTTTTCTATTAATATAATATATTCATCATAATAATTTTTATTTTTAATTATTTCCACTATATTATTTACATACTTCTCTGTATTATTAACTACAAATACATATTTATTACATTTATATCTATCGATATATCTGGTAATCATATCATCACAATTATTATTATCATATAATGATGTGAATAAACATGGATAATGTAAAACATTACTATTTATGAAATAATCATTATAGTATATTTTAGCATTACTAGCATATTCTTTAAAATCATTTCTTAAGAATATTAATAGTTGTAATGATTCACTAAATTTTATTTCTTCATCAAATATTCCAATATATTCTTTATCAGATGATATAGTTCCTAATAATATATTTGAATATTTATCATATGGATCAAATATAATACCATAATCATTCAGATATTTATTAATAATTAATTTAGCTCGTCCAGCACTCATGAATCTAATCTTACTATTCAAATTAAAACTTTGATATATTTTATTCATATTGAAATGATTATGTAATAATGCATTAGATTTAATTAAATTCATTAAATTCATTAAAGATTTATTATCATTCCATATATCATATGGAGATAATTTATCATTATAATGATCTTTAAATATACTAGGATGAAAATGGTAAATTAATCGATCACCTAATCTGGTATTAAGTGATAAATTATTAATATGATGATTATCTTCACAATTCATTTTCAATAAATCATTGAATGATGATTGTAATTCTTTATTATAATATTTAGGATATGGAAATTCAACATTTCTAAAATATTCATATTTATTTTTTATAAATCTATCATATGATAGTTTTAATATTTTTTCTAAATAATTAAAGCAATCATCAAATTTATTTTCATATATAATACATGATTTAATATTATTTGGAATAGATAAATATCTTTTCTCATCATATTCTTCTTTTGAATAATATCCATTATAATCACATTGATCAGCATGAAAATAAGATCCATCTAAATCTAATAATAATTCTAAATCACCATGTTTGTTATATATTCCATAATCCCAAAAATGAATTATATCATTACTAGATATAGGTATTTCACAATTAAAATAGAATTGTTTAGCTAATTCTGAAGTATTAAATAAATTTTCAAAATCTTTATGAAATTGATTTTTACCTTTAGAATTTACCAATTGAGTTGATCTCATTTTAATTTTAGCTTCAGTTGACATTCTAGATAGTCCTTCAATTACAGCTTTTCCAGTTCTATCGCGTTCTTCTTGGTTTTCATATCTTAATTTATGTTTAGCAGATATTTTTGATCTTCTAAGTAATTCTTGAATTTCTGTAAGATCATGTAAATTGTGAATTTGTTGTTCTTTCTCTTCTTGTGATTTATCATTCCAAATTTGTTGTTGCTTTTGTATAAATTCTTGTTTTTCTAATTCTGTTTTTCTGTTCCAAGATTCTTTACGAATATTGGAATATTCTTTCTTTTCTTCATTAGTTTTATTTTGATAATTAATAATATTCTTTCTTTTCTTCATTAGTTTTATTTTGATAATTAATACTTTTAGTTTTAGCAGCTTTTTGATTTTTAAGTAATTTCTTTTCATCAGATATATTGAATAATCTATCAATTTGCTTTTGTTGTTCTTCAGGTGATTTCTCATTCCATAATTTTATTTGAGATTCTCCTATTAATTTATTACTATGAATTCTCATACATTCTGGACACAAATTTGGTATATTATTTTTAATTCTATTTTTATATGCTGATCTTGTAATAGTATATTTTCTATAACAACTATCACAATTTAATTCAATAATATCTGGTTGTTTTTTATCAGCAAAATATTTTTTCAATGATTTGCTAATTCGTCTATTTAATTTTTCTTTTTCTTTTTTAGATTTCTTTACATTATTTTTCTTTCGTATATTTATACCGTTTTGTTTAGCACATTCTTGACAATAGTTTGGTCTATTCATTCGTTTCCTTTGGTTATAATTAATTCTACTTATTTTATATTTTTTATGACATTTTTCACATTCCAATTCATAAAAATCTGGAACTTTGTTCAAATTATTTAAATACTTTTTTAAACACTTTGGACAAAGATTTGGATACTTTTTATTTTGTCGTAATTTTAAACCTTGTTGTGTAATTGTATAATTTTGTCCACATTTTTCACATTTAAATGTGTATATCTTAGTTTTTTTATATTTACTCATAACTATATAATCCTTTCAATATTAATAAAAAAAAAAAATATTATTAGAGATTATCCAATAAAGGATAATCTCTAATAATTATTATGATTTGTTATTTATAAAATTATCATAATCATCCGACAACTCTTGAGAAATTTCATAATATAAGTCATTATCATGATCATAACATTCGCATAAATTAATCATTTTCATTTGATAAACCATTAACGATTTACATGTGATAATATCTGTATATAAATTAATACCATTATCATCATATTCAATTTTAAATGTTGCCAATATATGTTCAAGTTGTTTAATAAGTGATGATAAATCTATTTTCTTACCATGCACTTGCCACAAACGAAACACACAACATTCCATCTGACCTTTAGATGGATCAATTGAAACAAATTTCCAATAATAATCAAACATGGTTTTTAACTCCTTTCGATATTATATTTGTATACATATATAATATATCATTGAAATATTAAACACTTTTTGTATTAATAATATTAATTATGAAGAATTCCAATATTGGAATTCTTCATAATTATTAAACTATTTTCCTAAAGCTTCATCAACAATAACATCAACTGGAGCGTTTGTCGCATCATAATAATCCATTTCATCTTCGGCATTTGGATCATCATGAAAGAATACAACATCCACTACTTGTTCCAATGTACAATGTTCGCATATTGGTAATTTTCCATATTCTTCATCATCAAACATCTGTAAACCATCAACTTCATTATTTGGAACAGCATACAAGTCTCTACATGAGATACATTTCATTGCCGTTGAATTAGAAGGAATCTTGTCTCCTTCTTTAACTAACCACTCAGTTCTTAACATTAAACTCATCTTTAGTTACCTCCAAAATTTTTAAAATTTTTATTACTTACCTAAAACTTCAGTTATCATATTTCTCATCTGATTTGATACTTCATCAACATCTTGTTCTTCCAATGAACCATTCATTGTTGGAATTAATTCTGGGAATTTGGTATTTAAACATTCTTCACAACAATAATGCATTTTGTCAAAGCTAGAACTACCAACCCAATCAACAAAACTATTTTCTGGGATTAGAAAATGTTTTCCACAGTATGAACAAATACTGTAGTGTTTATCTTCTTCAACATTTTCTTCTGGAACCAACCATATTTGTTTTAATATAATTAGTGTTCCATACGACATTAATTCTAATTCACTCAACATGATTTCAATTCACATCCTTTTTAATATAAACATGTTACTTTTCAAATGTAACATGATATGGAATTTTACCAGATTTTTCATACACATTCTTTAACAATTTAGCCATATTTACACAATCCTCATATGTGTTTTCAATCTTTTCCTCTAACACAGCATTCAATATATGTCTTAGAATTACTCCAATAAGATGATTTTCTTTAAATCCCATATTAAGTAAATCATAACCATTTATATTGAGATCTTTGATATTAAACACACCAATATGATTATAATAATCAGCTTCTAATTCATAAAATATAAATTTAGCATCATGTGTTTTCTCAAGTAAAGTTGATGAAACATTATTCTCACCAAAATGAGTAATAAGATCTTGAAAAAGTATTAATCTTTTAGCTTGATCAATTCCTAATTTATGAATTAATTTTCTTATTGATTTTTTATTTGGTTTCACAAAATTATCTTGATATTTAATTAATTCAACAACACAATTTCTTATTTTATTTGAACATCTAAATTGCAATAATCGTAAATTTGCCATGTCGGCTGAACGATATTTGTGATTAAAATATTCATTAATTTTATCACATTGCGAGAACTGATGTTCTGCAACATAAGGTTTTGCAACATCATGAAATAGTAGTGCTAGTTTTAGTATTATGTCATCACCCGTATAAATATCGATATTCTTCATGATAACTCTATACAAATCATCACTCTGTGTTTGATAAAGTCCAACATTATATCCTTCACATACTTTTAATTCTGGAACTGCTGCACATATGATATCTTTGAAACAAATTATATCCTGAAAAGCATCAAATTTATTTTTTCTTTTTACCAATAAAAATTTACACAATTCTGGAAATATTCTTTCTGGTTTAATATTATCCAATAAAGGATATAGTTGGTTTACTTTCTTTAAATCAGCATCGAGTGTAAGATGAAATTCTCTTAAGAATCGAAGCATTCTCAATAATCGTAATGGATCTTCATTAACTCGTTCGATAATATCACCATTAGTAAATTTTAAACGACTATTCTCAAGATCTTCTCTTCCACCAAACGGATCATAGAAATTTCCACTATCATCAACAGCTATTGCATTCATTGTAAAATCTCGATGTAACAAATCAGTATATAAATCATTTCCATATTTATATGGAGTTATTTCAATGGAAATGTTCGGTTCAGTAACATCTTGAATTCTTACTGTTTGCCATCTTGTTTTATACACTGATGTTTTAAAAACATTTTGACAAATTTTAACAATTTCATCAACTGAAGCATTTGCTGCAATATCCCAATCTTCAGGTGTTTTTTCAAGTAACATATCTCGAACACTTCCACCAACAAGATATGTTTCATGTTGATAAACTTTAAATAATCTAAAACATCTTTTCACAGCTTCAGGAATTTCTTCCATATTGATGGTTTTAATTGTTTTTGTAATTGTATACATAAATTTACACCTCATTTAAATATCGTTGTTAATGATTCTTTTATTTATACGCATAACAAATTTTTCAATTTCATCAAAATTTGGATGATCTGGTAAAGTTGTTGTTTCTGACAATGTTTTTAATTGTATTTCCAATTCTATTAGTAAATTCCAAAAATCATCTGTGAAAGTACCATCATGTTTTGAAAATTTTCCATTTCTAATATCCAATAAAATTGGATCGGTATCTTTCCTATATGTAATTATTTCATGTTTTTTAAGTATATCAAAAGCCATAAAATATAAACGAAATAAATGCATTGCATGTTTTCGTAAATGTTCATCATCTTTCTTTTTGTTTCGTCCAGTTAATTTATCATAACTTTTAATAATACTATGTAATTCGCTCAATACTCCATTTAAATTTCGTGCAGGAAAATAATCAAGATTTCCACTAAGATAAATATCAGGTTCATTTGTATATGGACTTGAAGTTGAAGAAACTAATTTCATATTACCCGACACAGATTTAATTTTATTTTCAATTTCATCTATACGGTAATTTAATGTTTTATTTATATCATTATTTTTTTCTTCTTCACTAACTTTATCAAACAAAGCATTCTTCAATCTTCTTAACTGTTGATTTGCATATCCACCAAATGTACGTATACATCTTTTGGATAAAAATAATTTACGATTATCATACAATTCCCTTCCTATTTCATTCATATGTAGAATGTGATCAGAATCACAACCTAACATTTCAATAGTGTTAGGATTGCAATCTATGAATAATCGGATAGCTTTATTAAATCCATATAAAATTGTATCTGTATTGGAATCTATAGTTTGTTCAAATGAATGTAAACCAATAAGTTGGTTTGGCTGTTCTAAAATAATTCCTCTTAAATCAATATCAGAATTTTCATTATTTGTCCCGTATGCCCAACTTCCCCCAAATATTAATAAACAAATATTTTTATTATGTATAAATTTATATTTTTCTGAACGCATAATCATTTCTTTTAAACTTTCAATTTCAGACACATTAAAAACCTCCAATAAAATTTGAAACTCAACAAAAATATATAGATGAGCTTTAAAAGCTCATCTATATATTTTATCAAAACATGAGGAAATAAAATAATATTATGAATTATTATTTATACAAATACTATCCAAGATTTTCTTTAATAATTAATGACATTTCTTCAAATGTTTCAGAAATTTCTTGGAACGATTCACACAGATCATCTAAATTGTCACTTAATAAATCAAGTGTAGTTTCAATTTCATTAGAAGATGATTTCTTAGTTATTTTTAATTTTCCATTATTTTCTAATTCTGTAGCACAATTTTCACAAATTATTTCAGGTTCAGAAGATTTAGAAAATTTTACTTTAATTAAATTATCAACAATCTCTCTTGGAACGTAAAATGATCTTTTACATTTATTACAAACAATAATTGTTGAATTTTTATCACATTCATCATAGTAGATACTATGATATTTCATTGGTATAAATATCATTTATATTCATCTCCTAAATTGATAATTAAAAGAAAATGGCGGATAAGATAAGATTCGAACTTATGGATCTGAATAAATATCAGATCAACTCCTTAGCAGGAAGCCGCTATCGACCACTCAGCCACTTATCCAAAATTAAAATTGGCTGGCAGTACTGGACTCGAACCAGTATTGATGGATTAACAGTCCACTGTTCTGCCTTTGAACTAACTGCCACTAATTTAATTATAATTTTCAAGATACATTTGTTTCATCAATCGAAAATATATTATGTTCTTGCTGGTTGTATCTTTCAGATTTATAATTAAAATAAATTATATAATCATAAATAATTTTGCTGTTTAGTATCATTAGTAATAGTTTAATTATTAAAACAAGATTCAATTTAAAATATTCTAATATAGTTAACCATTTGAAATATTTGCTGTAATGAATCTTTAAAATAATTCAAGACTCCGTTTTTTACGTATAAGCACAAAATTATACAATCTTAAATATATTGCTGAAAGAGTCTTTAAATAACAAGATACAAATATTTGATATCAAAATATGTTGACGTAAATATATTATGTTCTTGCTGGTTGTATCTTATAATTACATGACACATTTAATTTATGGAATAATATAATATTATCTAGACATACTTAGACCCGCATATATTGTGATCATTTAAAATTTGCTGAAAGATGTCTATATTATATTTTCATAAATTAATTAACTTATTATTTATTAATCATATAATTTTTTCCAATATCTATTTGTTATATACACAATAAAATTTTATTTAATTCCCAAGAGCTTCATTAATTAGATCATTTGGATCTTCAGAATATAATTCATCATCCAATGGTTCATCATCAAATTCAGCTCCTTCTTCTTGTAATACACAATCTTCACAAATAAAATTAAGATTAGCTCCATCTGATACTCCAACTAAAAGTTTATATGCATCAGTAGGAACAGCAAATCTCATTCCACAACTTGAACAAATAACTTCAGTTGTTCCTTCTGGAAGTTGAGCATTATTATCGATTAACCATTCCATTTTTAACATTGCGCCAATATTCATATTTTCCATAATTTTAAGTCTCCTTTAATTAATTTAATTTAACTTGTTTAATACCATAATAAATTTTATTATCCGCATAATTTAAATTATAATATTTCATAACATTTTTTATTCCCTCTTTTCTTATTTGTATAAATATATAATATATCATTATAATTCAACGATTCTATAAAATTGAATATTATTCTTTATATAGGAGATGATCTCTAATGTTTTTAAATGAAGCAGTTAAAAATTTATTCACAAAATATGATAGAGAAGTTTTTGAATCATTAGATAAATTATCAAATAATCAAAGTTATAAATTGAATGAATTATCAATCAAAGCTACTAATATAAATGAAGCAGTTGATAAATTTAATTTATATTTAGAAGGTTATATTGATTATAAAATTGAAAATATTGATAATGTAAAATCAATGAATCAAAAACAAATTACAGAAGCTACTCATGATTTCATTGATAATAAATTATTTCAAGATCATAGAATTTTATACACAGATACAAAAAAATATATTGAATCATATATTATGGGTATAAATAAATTATTAAAAACAATTGATGATGGAAAAAATAAATTATTTGAATCAAATATTGATAATCAATCAATAGGAGCGTTAGAAGAATTTGGTGAGTATTTTATTGATAAGATGAATGAACGATTTTATCCATTTATTGAAAATATGTTATGGGCTTCTGGATATAATTCTAAAAAGAAATTGAAAGAATATACTAATTCAAATACATATACATTTTTATAGAAAAAAATAATATATTGGGATACAAAATATCCCAATATATTATTTTTATTTATTTTTATATCATGTATGCATTTTGAACATATCCAACCATATGGAAAAATTTTATTGGTTCGATATTCTTTGCCACAATTCAAACAATGATACGTAAAATCAAAATTTTTTCTTTTAGTCATATAATATCAATCCCTTAATATAAAGATTTCAAATAACTTTAAAGTTATTTATTATATGAAGAATATATCATCATAATTCAACGATTCTATAAAATTTTGATTACTTTCTATAGGAGGAATTAAATAATGAATATGTCAAAAGCAATTAGTGTTATTAAAACACAATTAGGATTATATGAATTAACATTACCATTTAAAGATGATATTACTGGTGAAACAATTCCTGTTGAAAACGTTATACATGAAGTATTAAGTACTGTAACAATTAGTGAATATTCACAATTCATGCCATGGAAACGTACAGGGTTAGCCCATCTTGGTTCACTTGAAGTTATTGATAAAAAATATGATATTTATAAATTACCTAATTTTCTAACATTGACTCCAGTAATGTGGGTAATTAATGTCATGCCCCCATATTTGAATAGCAGAGGAATTTACAACGATATTGCTCCAGTTGGTGGAATCTCTAGGTCAGTTGGTGGAGTATTGACAAGTCAAGCATATATGATGGTAGCTGGTGAAATGAGATCTGAACCAACATTCAATTACCTCGGTCACAACCAAATTCAATTGCAAGGATATCCAAAAGCTATTCTTGAATTCAAATTGGCATGTGAACACGAACCAAATGGAGAAACTATAAAACCAAGTTGTTATGATTCATTTATGCAATTAGCATTATTAGATGTCAAAATGTTTCTGTATAGTACATTAAAACATTATAATGACATTCCAACAGCTTTTGGTAATATAAATTTAAAAATAGATGATCTTCAGAGTGCTGAAGAAGCAAGAAATCAATTATTAGAAGAATGGAGAAATTCTTCAAATTTAGACATTGACCATATCCATTTCATGTAATTATAAAATATTAAATAATTCCAATTATTGGAATTATTTAATATTTTTAAATATTTTTTAAACAATTATCATATTCTTTTATTATGTTAATAAATTCTTTCAAACTCATTATATTATTATCATTATAAATATTTATAACTTTATCATCTAAAGTTAATTTATCATTGTAACATTGAATGATATATGCAGGAGAATTATCAGTTTGATATTTACGTTGAGAATCATAAAATGATATAAGATCTTTCATTAATATTTTATTTCCTGAAGGTAATGTTCTGTAATAATTATTTTGTGATTCATCATGTATACTTCCATCGATATCTATAAATATATCACATTTATTTGTTAATATTTTAAAATCCCATCTATGAAATGGTGATACATAATTATATCATCACATTTATTTGTTAATATTTTAAAATCCCATCTATGAAATGGTGATACATAATTATATCCAGTAATAATATTATTTGGAAATAATTCTTTAAATTTTGGATGTTCATATATATTATACCATTGATATATGAATTCAATATCATTAATTATTAATACTCTCATAAATTCTCTTTCATTATCATATTTCATTTTATCCAAATGATTTGTAATAATAATTTGAGTATTTATTATAGCATTTTTATTTTTTATATAAATAGTATTTAAATTATTTTTAACTCTTTCATTATATGTCATATTTTTAATATTTTCACGACATTTAATACTATTTTTTATATATCGCTCTTTCTTATTATTAGCAGATTCATTTTTTCTGAAATTATTAAGATTTTCTATAGCTCGGGTTATTAAAATTTTTCTTTCATTAATATCCATACTATCCCAAGCTTTCTTTACACCTTTACTTATTTTATTATTATGAAGAATTCTTTGTTCCTCAGTTCTAGTTTCAATATAATGTTTATGACCACTATGAAGTCTAGATATACATTTCATTTGTTCAGCAAGAGTTTTATTATTCCAAATTTCTTGTTGCTTTTTGATAAATTCTTCTTTCTCCAATTCTGTTTTCTTATTCCAAACTTCACGATGCTTTTCTGAAAGTTTATCTTTTTCCTCAGAAGTTAGATTATTAATATAATCAGCATATCCCTTTTGTAATTTATAAATTTGCAGTTGTTGTTCTTCTGGTGATTTGTTAGCAAATCGTTTTTTATTTATTTCACTTGACTGTTTAGCATGATATATTTTTTCTTCAGATGATTTGTTTTGCCACACTTCTTTATTTCTATTTCCAACGTATTTATGCATACAATCATTACATAAATTTGGACGATTAAATTGTTTTCTTCTGTAATAACTACTTTTTCTAATTTGATATTTTTTCAAACATTTATCACAAATTAATTCTATATATGATTTTTTCATATGTTATTACCCCAATTAATAAAAAAATTAAATTAATATAAGAAGCCTGATAGTAGGCTTCTTATAATTATCGATTTATCACAATGACATATTCATTATTTAATCCAAAATGTGATTTATTATTCAAAGTTTCTACTATATTATCTTTATAATCTGTACTTTCATCTACTACAAAAACATACCTTTCACAATCAAATCTTTGCAAACATTCATTAATCCATTTATCACATGATAATGAAGATTCTGGTGTCCCGTCCCAAATTTCCTTGTCTGCATAAGGTGAACATGTAAACAAACATGGATATTTTCCACTACTAGCAAATATATTCTTATTGAATAATTCTGCATTGATATTTTTAAAATGATTTCTTAAGAATATCAATATATTACAAGATTCATTAATATGGTTAATATTTATATCTTGACCAATATAATGTTTTCCTATGGAAATAGTTCCCAATAATCTACCAGAATATCCAGAAAATGGATCGAATATTGTATTATAATCATTTAAATATTTATGAATAATTAATTTTGCTCTACCTGCTGAAAATACAGATACTTTAGAAGCTGCTCTCATGATATTTAAACCTTGACAAATTTTATATGCATTTATATAGGGTTGAAATATTACTCTATTACGTATAACCTTTTTGATTAATTCATCATCTTGCCAAGCCTCATAAGGTGATCTATCTCCACCACGATGAGCTTTCCAAATTGATGGATGAAAATGTTGAATTATTTTATCTCCTACTCTGGTATTCAATGCAATATTTGAATCGTCACATGGCATTTGACATAATTGATCATATGATTCAATTAATTCATTATCTGAATAATGTGGAAATGGAAATGATATTGAACGTGATAATTCAAACATTTTGTCAACATATTCATCGTAATTTGGTAATAACCATTTAATCATAAATTCTAAAGAATCAATGAAATGATCACTATAAATTGTAAATTCCGAAATATTCATATATGATTCTAATACTGATTCTCGTAATATTTTTAAACCTTCTGTGAGTACTTCATTAATACTACAAGCATGTTCCAATGGAACTTTAATAAATTCTTCATAATCACATTTATCAATATAAAAATTTCCATCATATAAATCAACTAATGCTACTAATTCGTTATGTTTATTATACACACCATAATCCCAAATATACCAAAATGGTCCAGTTGATAATTTTATATTTGGTATTAATTTATAAAAGTTTGATAAATGTGATTCTCTAAATTGTCTTTCCAATCGTTCTTGTAATTTAGCACGTTTCTTATGTTGGTCTTCTGTTTCATACCAATATAATTCATCTAATGATTTATAATTTTCTTCATTAATAATTTTTTGTAATGCTTCTTTATTTACTAGCATCTTATACTATATCTCCTTTACACAACATATTTATTTTTTGTTCTTACAAAAATAATATATGATTAAAAATAATAAAATAATTATATAGAAGATGATCATTATAGATCATCTTCTATATATTAAATATTAATTATTATCTTTCAGCACGTTCATCTGATTTTAATGATAATTTCATAAACACACTTGGTACAAAATCAATGATATCTTGACCAGTTTCTTCATTATATGAATAGAACATTTCAAACAATCCTAAAACTTTCATTGATACTTCACTAATATTTGTATCAAGTAATTCTTTATATTTATATTTCAACACATTCATTAGATGGTCAATAAATATACAAAATAATGGAATGACCGCTTCTGATGTTCTCAGATTAATTCTAAATTCTTTCTTTAAATATTGATATGTTTTTTCTTGAATTTCTTTCATTGCATCTGCATTACGTTTACAATTCAATTCTTTCCATGAAATATAACTTATTGCACTAGATTGTTCTGTGAGATCAGATGGATTTGGACCAGCAATATTTCTATTCAACGTTCCAGTGCATTCAAGAATTGGCATAAAATTACCAGCTTTTTCATTATTTTCATCTGTATTATTACAGAATCCAATATTTATTGAAGATCCAATTTCAATTGTAAATTCATTATACGTTTTTTCTTTTTCTTTAAGAAATTCAAGTATATTGATAAATGTTCCATAGAATATAGCTGCATAGGTTTCAGAGTTTTTAGATTTCAGATACAATGAAAACTGCTGTTCTGCTGATCGTAGTGTTGCATCACAGACTATTTTTAAATCATCTTTATTGTCAACCGCATAATCATTGAACCAGCGAACTACAAATGTTTCATTCTTTTTTGCTACTGGTTCAAGTACTTCATCATTCTCAACTTCAGATGCTTTTCTTCTAGGCATAATTTTTATCTCCTTTGTTTAAAATTATACTATTTCTGAATTATTTATATTAGATAATTTTGTTAATTTATAACACTCTAATTTATTTATATCAACATTAGAATATATCATTATAAAATCAATTACTATTTATAATTGGTATTTTATTATATTCTAATATCATATTGAGAAATTCTTTAATGGGCATAATATTATCATTATAAATATTTATAACTTTACAATCAATATTTAATTTATCATTGTAACATTGAATGATATATGCAGGAGAATTATCAGTTTGATATTTACGTTGAATATCTTTAAATTGTATAGAATCTCGTAAATTAAATTTAACACCATAATCATTAGTTACAATATAATCATGTTTATTTTTATCATGGATACTTCCATCAATATCAACAAATATATCACATTTATTTGTTAATATTTTAAATCACATTTATTTGTTAATATTTTAAAATCCCATCTATGAAATGGTGATACATAATTATATCCAGTAATAATATTATTTGGAAATAATTCTTTAAATTTAGGATGTTCATATATATTATACCATTGATAATTAAATATTATACATGGATATTCAAATGATCGTAATAAATTAATAAAATCAACTTCAGGTTTATTGGTTATCATATCTAAATTGTGTAAAACAATATTTGGTAATTTCATAAATGATTCTTTATTTCTTCTTAATATTATTCTTCTTTCTTGTTCAACATGATCTTCATATGATAATCTCATACCATTTTTTATCAAATCACATTGTTCATCATATTCTGTTTGTATTAAATTACTCAATTCCTTGTTTGATGGTAGTGTTATATTTTTTAAACCTTGTTTTGTTTTTTCGCTAATCTTTTTTTTAACTTCAGGCTTTTTAAAAGTTTCTCTATTCTTATCTGCAACAGCTTTTCGTGAACATTCTTGACATAGGTTTGGTCGATTGAATTGTTTTCGTCTATACATGCTACGAATGTGTATTATATATGATTTATGACAATTATCACAAACAAGTTCCACGTGTTTATTATCATCCATTATCAGCTACTCCTTTCTATTTAATATATATCAATTAATTTTAGAAGATGATCCTATAATTGGATCATCTTCTAAATAATTATTAAGTATCTATTAAAGCTCTGTCAATCTTCATATTTTTCATTAGCATTCTTCTACCTTCCAAATCTTCATAATTTGAACCTCTTAACATTTGGAAAATCTTCATATCATTTTCAATGTCACCTATATTGACTTTTATAAGACTTCTGGTGTTTGGATCCATAATTGTTAGTTTTATATCTTCATCAGAATTTTCTCCAAGACCTTTGAATCTATGTAAAATTTCTGGTTGATATTTCTTTAATATTTTTAATAATTGTAACATGGAGTAATCATGTTCTGTATTATTTTTATTATCTTTCAATAATAATTTTCTTTTATCATTACTTCCAAATGTTAGAATTATATCTTTGAATTCAGTTGATTTATTAAACAATGTTTCATTTATTTCAATCAATTGCATCTTAGCATCAATAGATCCAATAATTAAATTCTTATCATAATCATAAGTTAATTCTGAAAATTCCTGATTAATTCTATTTAATAAATCCTGAATATTTAAATCATTTAGAAAATCTCTAAATGAATCAAACATAGAAAATTTTTCAAAGATTATTTCTAACAATCGTTCATTTATTTTATAATGCTCTGCAATTATTTGCATATCATTTGGATATTGATATGTTAATTGTAAGAAATCTCTTATATCAGATAATTTAAAATAAGATACAGAATTATCATCGAAAATAAATCCAATTCGATAATCTTTTGTAACAGCTCGGCTATATCTGTTAATATAATCTTCTTTATTAATCACAAATGGATCTTTTCTATCACCTACTCTATATAATGGAGGCTCTGCAATATATAATCTATTGTCTTTAATAATTTCTGGAAATAATTTAAAGAAGAATGCCATTAAAAGACTTCTAATAAATAATCCGTCTACATCAGCATCCGATGCAATTATTATTTTATTAAATTGCAATTTTGATAAATCAAATTTAGATCCTACATTACACCCCAAAATATTAATTAAATCTGTAAATTCTTTGTTTCCACGTTGACCAACAATCTGATCAAGTGTTGCCTTATAAACATTTTTGGACATTTGTCTTCACATATATTCGCAACATATATGCAGTTCTCTTATGAACTTCTTTATATTTCTATAAAGATGAGACTATATCTTTATTATTTATACCAATCGTTTCAATTTAAAGGAATTATTCTAAACTAATATCATTTAGATACCTACCACATTAGCTTTGGCTTTACTCTACTAACTAATATATTAGCTTTCGATAGT